CCGATAAACATAACTTCCTCAACCTTGGGCTTCTTACCGGGGAAGAAGAAAGCAGCAGTGGCTACAACAAGACCTTCGAAAAGATATTTAAGAATGCGGACAACAATTTCCATGACATCAAAGGAGAACTCAGACATATTTTTTATTAATTATTAGGGAGAAAAAATTTACAAACAAAATAACATATATAAAGATATTCAATTTAAATTATTAAAACGATAACATTTTTGTATATAATGGAACCAGAGACAAACGAACGAATTGATGTGAGTAAACAAGATTTTTTGCAACAAGATCCACAAATTAGGGGTCAGAACTATGTGTGTTTATCTTTCTTATCACCAGATGATGTCATCAAGTCCAAAGACGCATATATAATTTCTGCGTATATGAAATCTCTATGTAAAAGGAATACTGAGTTAGTCGACGGTCTTGAAGTACTCTTTCCCGACAAAACAAACGAGATTCGTTCTATCAAAGAGCAATATTCTGTGTTTTTTGATTCGAACAGTATCGATGAAGACTTCAAAAGTTTCAAAATTGAAAACGAGATAGATATAAGTAACAAGTTTTCCGAAGAGAACAACTATCAGACATCTATTCGTGGTATCAAGATTCGTGGAACATATGAAACTCAAAAGGAGGCAGAGATTCGTGCGGAAGTGCTTAAGAGAATTGATAATAACTCTCATAATATTTACATAGCACAGGTCGGATGCTGGTGTCCATGGTCTGCAAATCCAGACGAAATACAGGATGGTGAATACTCAGAGACTGAGCTTAATACACTGATGAGAGAGTACAAGAAGAATTGTGAGAATAAGGATATATTTTATAATGAGCGTAAGAAAGAACTCATTGAACGTACACACGAACAGACTCATAAGGATAATATGCCTGATATTATTGATGATGAAGAGGTTGATATTACAACAACATCAGATATCGAGAAGTCTTTGTTTGAAGAGGGACAAACGGATCAAACTTATCAAGAATGTTAACTAGATAATAAATTTTAAAATTATGATATAAAAATGTTATTTAGTTTTAAAATATGAAAACAATAATTTTTATTTTTTTGTTTTTAGGTATGCTTATGATTGTTCATGGAATATATGAAGAAAAAATAGAAAAAATAAAAAAAGATGTACGAGTTAAGTATAAATTCATTCCAAGAACTTATTATGATGAATTTCTTATGAATGATAAACATACGAGTCAGTCATCAAAAGCGATGTTTGATAATGTACCAGATACAAGAAGCGCTGGGTTTCCTGTTCGTTAGATTTTTTTTACATTAATAATATGTTGTCGTTTTTTGATACTAGATGGGTCAAACATTTCTTCGGCATCTTCTTCATTAGAGTCTCCTATATTTTTGCTTAATATCCAGTATTCTTCTTGACATACCCGATAAGAAGGTGTTTCGTTTGCTTTATACCAGAATACCGTATCTTCAAGTTTATTACTTTTGGTAGTATTATCAATGACTAAACATTCGTAATGTTCTGTGCATTGATCCATAACTTGACAGAAAATTTCAAAAGTAGGGAACATGCCTGCATAGTTATCGTATATTCTTTTTCTGTTTGCTACAATATTCTCACGGAGAATGAAAATGTAATCAATATTTGTTCTCAAGTTAGGTGGGATACCTAATGGATATTGCATAGAAATAATAAAGAACATTTTAAGATGACGACCGTTCATAAACAATGCTCTAACATTCTTATCTTTTGTCCAAGAAGAATCGTACAAACAGTCATCTAATATAAGGAAAGACCTAGGATCTATTTGAGTGCGTCCATACATACAGTTCTCCTTGTTGATGGTTTTTAATATTTTTTGCTGTCTTTTAACTACATTGTCGATAAGAACAGGTGTGTACTCGTCATGAATGAAAATTTTAGGAACAACGTTTTCATAAAAATGATTAGCTGATTCAGTTCCTGATATGACTGTTCCTATCGGTAAATTACAGTTGTGGTATAACAAATCTTTGATTAAATAAGATTTTCCAGTATTCCTTTTACCGATCATTACAACAACTTTATCATCCGTTATGGTATTTATATCAAATTTTTTAAGTTCCAATTTCATTTTATATTATATATGTAATTATGACTAAGACTTTATAAATATTCAAAAAGGCGCTTCGCCTGTTTGAATATTTTGCATAAGTTCATTAAATTCTTTATTATTGGATACATTATTGCTTTTCAAAAAGGGTTGACTCATTATGTTGTTTTCATAACTATTACTTATTCCACCATCAAATATTAATTTTTGTCCCATATAAGTAATTGCAAAGACACTTGTAAACACCATTAAAGATTTAATTGGAAAGTTTGTTTTGTTTTTTTCTGGAGTATTACCCTGTGTGTCAAAATAAAATTGAATACCTGCTAATAGAATAGCTATAATAAAGGAAATTACCAATTTATACATTGTTTGATATGGTATTTGATTTTTTTTGTTGCATATTAAACTTACACTTATTATTTTTGTATTTTGGGAATATGTTTATTTAACATCAAAAAGTTTCTAAGTTTTCGTTTATCTTGTTGAATAAATGAGTCATAACTCATGTTAACACCTAAAATCTTTTTAATTTTCTTTTCGTTTTTTTTTCTTTTTTCATTGATATAAATCTCTTTAATTGTTTTGTTAAGATCGATTTCAAAGTTTTCGTATTGCTCTGTTTTTTCCTGAGGTACAACCAATCGTTCCGTCGTATTATTTACATGATCGAAAGGTGTAGGTGTATTATCAGGTGTAGGTGTATTATTAGGTGTAGGTGTATTATCAGGTATAGGTGTATTATCGGGTGTAGGTGTATTATCAGGTATAGGTGTATTATCAGGTGTATTATCGGGTGTATTATCAGGTGTAGGTGTATTATCAGGTGTATTATCGGGTGTATTATCAGGTGTAGGTGTATTATCAGGTGTATTATCAGGTGTAGGTGTATTATGAACAATATTTGTGTTGGTATGTTTAAAATATTGTTCATATGATTTTTCAACGGGATACTCTTGTTGTGTTGTTTGTAAAGCCATTTGATTATCTAAGTTGATAGATACAGTATCTACATTACCCATGTTTTCTTTTGTATGATCGATTAAAGTATTATCCATCTCGTAAGCATCTTGACTATAGGTATCAGAAGAGTATTGTTCATCATCCGATGCATTAGATAATGTATCGTTATCTTCGTCTGATTCGTTTATGTTATCTCGTCTTGGTGCAACAAAAGAAGCAGCTCTTGGTAATGTTTGTATATGAGCCGAATTGACATCATTATCATCGATAGTTTTTTCGTGGGATGTACTTCTTGTATAAGGGGTGTCTTCTTGTATAAGTTTATGGTCAATAATATCAAAAGACGAATCCTTGTTGATCGCCTTACTATTTGAGGTTTGTTCCTCATATAATAGACTATTGTTATTAGTAGAACTATTTGTGTTTTTCAATAGATTATTATATGGTATATTTTTATTGATGGTTCTTTTAATACCTGTTTCAATATATTCGTCAATAAGGTCATCATTTGTTTGTTTATTGATTGTAGAAACATTTTCATAAAACAGTTGTGGTTTTTTCCAAAGAAGTCTGGCTATCTCTATGTAACAATAATGTATAAAATGTTGTGGTAGAGGAACTATCAAATCAATAGACATATCATTTTCAGTATTAGATTGTATAGAGGACAAAATATTGTTAGCGGATGCTTTAAAAGTTGCAATGATGAGATCACCTAACCAATCGCAACGAGTAGACACGACGAATCTTTCATATTCTTTATCAATCATGACATTGTTCCAAGATGGTACTTTTTCAAGTTCAATTTGAAATTCTCGAAAGAGCATTATATTGATTTTATTGTTACCGTTACAAACTGTATCATATATGGATTGTAATCCTTGTTTAAGGATTGGTCTTATTAATGATACCAATTCATTCAAACAGTCATTTGTTATTGATTTATGATGAATATGGTTAAAACTCATTTTTGATATTACAATGTTTTTTTAGGAATAGAAATAAACGATACGAAACATATCTTTATCATTAATAAAAGCATATGATATGGTGGAATTGTATAGTATATTCATAATACTAATAGTGTTGTTGATTTTATTATCAGTATGTGCGAATAAACGAAAAGAGTTATTTACTGAAATTTGCAATAGTGATTATTGTAGTGATCATATAAATGTTGACAGGATATCGAAAAATACCTTATTAAGTGACACATCAGCCATACAAAATGATCATATTGAAATAGTTGGTAACGTTGATATGCAAAATGTAAATACGAATTCTTTGGATTTGAATTCCAAAAAAATGTTAAAAATAAATTCAGATGGCAATACACAGATTGGTGACGACTTATTGAATGTGGCATTCAAAAACGATACACATGTCGAATTTGAAAACAGAAGCATGATAACACCAGATAAGCTTTATTTCAATTCAAATACAATTTTCATGAACAACGTATATTTTAATGACCCTATTGTTTTACAACCGGAAACATCTTTATGTTTTTATGATAATTCCAATATAAATTGTTTGAGTCAGAATGAGTTTGAGGAAACTTTATCATTGGATATTGCAGATCTTGAACGAAAAAGAACATTATTGATGGGTGCATGTGTATCAACTGATGCTTTAGAGGGTGTTACTCCTGATGGTAGTATTTTTAATATACATCCGTTCAATAATAGGGTTACCTGCTTGAATGAAGCTAGTGGAATCTCTAGATTAGAAAGTTGGTTTTTACAAAAGAAAGATTACGAGGAAATCGAAGAGATCGAAGAGATCGAAGAGATAGAGGAAATCGAAGAAGATACTCAATAAGCATAAAAATAAAAAACCATACATAAAGTTAAAGAATAAAAAATGCGTGTTAAATCGACTAACACAATATTTGGAGTGATGGTATTACTTATGATACTAATAATAATAAAGATATTACATTATTGGCAAATGAAAGAACATTTTAATGAATCAAATGTTATAAGAACTGCATATGAAATTACAGAAAACAATATAGTCTCAAATGATGTAGAAGGTGATAGTCAAATAAGTCTACCAGTGATTCAAAACTGTGCACCAACACCGAGATCATTTGAAGAAATAAGTGTTAATAAGATCAATATCAATAATGACGATGTAGATTCTATTGAGTTTAATAATAATGTGCTTGTTAATGGTACATTAAATGCAAGAAATATTAAAATCGAAAATAATGAAGTATTCACATACGATGTAAGCACAAATACATTAACTTTTTAATTAAACATCTTTCTTAAAAATATTTTGTAAATAATAAAATGAAAAAAGTAATATCATTGATATTGTTATTTGTAATTATGATAACACTATATCGATACAAAACATGTATGCAAGAAGTATCAAAGAATAACACCAAAGAGAAATTTGAGGAGGAATGTCCAAATGTAGGATTTAAGAATATATATAACAAGATTGAACACACAGGTTTCGGATATAATAGTGATTTTAGAGATAATACTACAATAATGACGCCAATGTTAAGTATGAATGGTCCTACGAGATTTAAAGAATTGGTTGTAATAAAAGACAGTGATGTCTCATTTAAAAATGCTGCATTCAACAATGATATATATTTAAACAAGGATAAAGGTAGTCATTTAACTTTCAAGAGTAGACATGGGGATGATTTATTTTTTAATGAAGAAATCAATCAAACAATTCACCTTAATTTTGATAATATGAACAACATATTACAAGATTCGTATTGTAGTGATAGGCTAGTGAATGGTGTTTGTCAAGGAGATTGGGTAAGTGGTAATTATAGAGGTAAATGGGAAGATGGAAATTTTGTGGTTACAGATCTATTTACTGAATTTTTATCCCCACCCGAACATCAGTGTGTAGTGCACGATGCTACAGAGAAAAGAGACGTTAGAGTAAACGACAAAGATGCATGTATATATAATATGTGGAAAGCTGTTCGAGACGGTGTAGATCCGATCGATAATAAAATTTGTGATTGTTGTTGTCCTGATGACATACCTTCGTTCAAATTGGCCCAGGTTAAATTTATTGAGATGACCGGCAAGAGTTTTGGACCTTTTGTGGCTGAAGCTAATATGAATCAAAATGTTATAATAAATGCAGATTTGGTAATAAGTGATATTATATTGAATAAAACAAGTGATACATTAGTTCCAGTGTTGAACTTTTTTAATCATGACGCAAGTAGTGTAGTTACGAGTTTCGGAAAAGACCAATTTGGTGACGAAAACACATTTACAACTATTCCTTTTAAAAGGATTAACAATTATATACCAAATGTGATTCATTTGATTACTTACAGCAGTGACAAAAAAAAGATTTATGCGATACCAAATGATGAACACAAAGGAGACAGTTTTAAACCAAAAAAAGACGATGATTATAAAGAAATGTCTGAATCATCTGCATGGAAAATACAAAGAGTAGAAAATACTCTTGATGAGTTCTATTTACAAAATGCTAAAAATACATCAGAATATGTTTATTATAAGCAAGAGGAAAAAGGAAGATTCAATCGAGGAAACATCTACAATAAGAGTCCATTTAAATTTATATGGGAAATAGTTGATAATCTTTATACAGGTAAATTTAGTATTATGTGTATAAATCTGTATGATGTGTCAGTTAGAATAAATAACGATTGGCAGATAGTAACAAGATCAAGGGAGGTTTTAATGTTTATGAATGATAGCGATGACTTGAGATTCAAAGAAGAAAAAGATTTTAAGGATGATATAACTCAAAAGCTTTGGTGGTACAATTATGATGACAATGGTACAAGTAGATCCAGTACCGATCTTGCTATTAATAGTTTTAACTTTTCAATACAATCTTAAAAAAAAGGAAGGTCTTTAAAAGTTTTTATAACTTTGTATGTATATTTTTTATTTTTAGTTGTTTTTTTGTTACATTTATACATAAGACTAAAAAAGAATCCATTTAGAATAACACTTGAAACGAGAAGAACATTAATAATTTTTTTATTATTCATATGTATGCGTGTTTATGTGTATGAACAAAGAGTAAATAATTATATAGATTATATTTTTAAGTCTGAATTAACGTATTGATGTACAAAAAATAGTGTGTCATTAAAATAAAGAAAATGTTAAATACATTTTTTAGTAAAGTAATATCGATAATAGTGTTTTTTGTAATTATCATTATGTTAAATTTAGTATCATCCAGTATGAAGATGATAATAAAATACAAAAAAGGAAAACAAATCGAAAAATGGACTGATCCTGACGATCCGGATGATCCAATCAATCAAGATACACCATGTGGGGACATTTCGGTAACAAGTCCAGTAAAACGATCAACATTTATAGCAACACCCATAAAGCAAGTCAAATTCACATCACCACTATTAATTGACAATTTAACTAATAATGTTGTAAATTTCAATAATGATGTATTGTTTAATGAGAAAGCAGTATTAGATGACAATACTAGGGTCTCATTTGATGGAAACATGTATATAAATAGTGGAGGATCAATTTATTTTGATTATACGAACCCAAGTAACAAACTGGTTCATTCAGACGTACAATCCATAAAGAAAGCCATAGGTAAAGCGAGATACATAAATACTGAATCGTTAGATTTAACAACATATGATAATGGAGTTCAAGTATCTAGTTTTTCATCACAGACAGGTGGGTCAAGTAAATGTGGTTCAACTATTTGGAAGATATTAACTGGTTCACAGGTACCTGAGGGAGAGTTATGTAAGAGTTGTTGTAAAAAAGTAGAAAACAAAGGTTTAATTAGAGTTTTAATAGTAAATTCTTTAGATCATACTAAAAATGAGTTAATTCTAAATTTAAGTTCACAATATACATATAATTTACAAACATTCCTAAAAAAGATAAAAGGAAAAACTGTAGTTTTATTGTTCAAGACAAATGATACAATTCGTTGTAGATTAGTATTTATAAATAAAGAATGGGCGGCAAATGTAACAGGACAAGATCCGTTTACATTAGATTCAACTAACCAAAGAGAACTGAACATTAAAATAGATCAGTTAAGTTCTATTAATAATGTTAATAAAATAAAGGCATTTTATGAAATACGAAGTGATAATAGAGATACAAAATGGGGTGAAGAAACGAATGGTATACTATCCTATACGCAAATAATAACACCTGATTATGAGTATGATACAGTGTATTTAGAAAACATGTTAGATTGAGCTGTTAAGTGATTGTGTGTAGGGATTTTCATGAAAAACTTTTAGAATACTTTCATCAATTTTATTTTCGCATTCATCAAATCTTTCTTGAGTAAGATTGATAAAGTCGACAGTGTTTGATTTATCATTAATTCGTTGAATATTATTATGTGATCTAGAAGCTGCTCTTTCACAGTCACCTTTATTTGATTCCATAATTATACCATCACTTCCAGATGCAAGTTTAACGTTATTATTGGTTGGTGACCTATTTACATTGAGGTTTTCTTTGACATTGTTTATAGTTGCATTGTAAATATCTTGATATGACATTTGTTTTGTATCTTTGCTATTTACACCACCGAATCTTTCATTATCGGACAGGAATTCTTTGCTAGTCGGTTCCATTTGTATTTCTTTATTGAGATAACCGTGTGACATTTCTTTAGAGGGAGCAGTACCCATATATTCGTTGTCAGAAATGAATTGTTTATTGGTGTTGGGTGCTTTAACATTTGCGGATTGATATCCACCCATTTCACCTTCAAGAGTTTCAATATGACCGTCGTGGTAGTTGTTTTCAACGGTTTCTCTAATAGTAGTTTTGGCAACATCCGATGGATCATAGATTGTTTGTTTAGTGACTTTAGATTGCATGTTGATGATATTTTCATAATATGGAAGTGTTTCTTTGAGCGTTTTTCTCATGACATCATCTGGATCGTAAGTGATTTGTTTATTTTCACCAGCAATATTACCAGTCCTTGTGTCATGAATAAAAGTTTCTTTAATGGTGGTTTTAGCAATATCATTAGGGTCGAACAAGGTTGGTTTGTTTGGAATATTTGTTTGCATTTCACCAAACTCTCTATTTGTGAATGTTGTATATTGTTTTGTGGTAGGTTTAAAGATATCTTGAACGGGTGCTATAATAGATTTAACAAGACTAGTCAGGTTACCTTCGTAGGTACGAGTTGCGGTGATATCTCTTTCGTTATTGTAAATAAGTATATTTTCTTTACCGTAAGTAAACTCTGGTTTTCCTATTTTATTTTGTTCTAAATTACGGACTCCATATTCTCGTAATATATTTTTCTTAGTCGCTTGAAGTTTGCTGTTTTGTTCGTTACCTATATTTTTATACAAGTTACCGGCATAATATGTACTTGTTTTTCTATTAGTGTCTTTGATAATGACATTAGGACGATATTTATCTTTCGTGTATGCTCCAGTGGTTTTAAAGTATCTATCTGGTGAATTTTCATAATAAGTATCAACTTTATTCTTAACGAGTTGAGGTTTTGGTCCAAGTTTACTTCCTTTTAGTCCGTCAACTGTTCTTGCTTCATATGTCATTTTCTGATTATCGAGAGAGCGAAGTTCATCTATACTTTTTGGCATAGCATATTTTCTGTCATCTGGTTGGAAACCTATTTGTGAAGATCTGTCGGTATATCCGTCATTTAAACCAGGTCCAACCCGTTTTTGCTCGAAAGGAAGCTCGTTCGTTTTCAATTTACTTTGTTGCATTCTTTCATATTCTTCTGTGTATGCACTTTGTTGTGAATAAGGAGCACTACCAGAATTTGACTTTATATCAGCAAAACATACATTTTCTACTTTAGGATGTTCACTTTTATAACCACCAACCCCTGTAAAGTTTTCTAAGATTGATTGATGTGGTGACGTGTCGTTCATATTTTGTTTGATTGAACTTCCAAAAAAGGGCTCCATATTGTTATGAGTAAATTCATTCAATGATATATGCTCTCCTGATAACAAGCTCTCGAATGTGTTAGATTGTTTTTTGCTTTCATTAGTAGTGTTCATAGAGTCTCTATAATTGGTAGAGATTACATTTGGATGTTCCAATGTGCTTTTTCTATACATTTCTTCAGATTTTTGTTTGTCAATAGTTTTGACTAAGCTTGTTATATCATCATTATACGTGCTATATGATTTTGTAGCGTTGGTAGTCGAACCAACAGATAGTGGTGGTTGAGTAACATGATTTTTTAAAGAATTCGACTGTTTTGTCGAACTTTGAGAAGCCATATATCCTAATCCCATAAGAGTAAAAAACACATACACTTCCATTTTATATTTTATGAATAAAAATAAAATTTGATTTTAATATTTTTCGAATAAAATTGAATATCACATATCTAAAATTTAACATAAAAATGTATGGACAACAATTAATGCATTTCAATCCTCGTATTACATGTATGATTCCATGGGAAAAATCATCAAGACGTGAGTTGATTCAAAAGGTTGATGAATGTGGTGTGATATTATTTAGTCCAAATATGGATGAAGTGTTATTAGTTTTACAAAGTGCGTCAGGAAAATGGGGGTTTCCAAAAGGACACATGACTGAATCAGAAATGAATAGCCGTAGTTATTTTTCATGTGCAAAAAGAGAGCTTATGGAAGAAACAAATATTGATTTGCGAATAAAGAAACATACGAAATATGGAACATTAATAATAGGCAACAAATTGTTCTATGTAGTCGAGTTATTGCAAAGTAATATAAAACCGAACGCAAACCCAAAAGATAGAAACGAGATAAAAATGATTAAATGGATCCGTCGAGAGGATCTATTTAATTTTGTAAAGAGGAATCATTGTAATGTAACTCTAAAGCGTTTATTTTAAAGGTTGTGCTTTTTTATTTACATCAAATCCATATCTTCTCCATTAACATTGATCAATTTTTTTACATTATATGCGTATTTATAAACGATAGTTTGAGAACCAATCTTCACAGTCTTGGGTGTAACAAGTTTTGTACGACTCACTTCAAATGCAGTCGTTTTCTTATCACCACCTTGTGTAATTTCGCCAAGAATAAACTTGATACTTTTTTTGTTTTTGAATTTTTCGTAGAGTGCATTATTATCGACTTTGTTGTACAACTTAGAACCGGCACGTCTAGCAGCGGTCATTTTATTTTCTGCGACATATCTACCTCCTGTGAAACCAATCCCAGATCCAAGAATCTTAAAGGATTTACAGACAGATGTTTTGTTCGAACACTTAGTCATATTATTTTATTTATAATTAAGAATAAAATCTCAAAAAACCTTATAATTTTGCTATTTCACCACAACATCTCCAATGAATCATAGGATAGTTAGCACCGTGTTCATACATAGTCGTCCATTTTTGTAAAACTTCACTATTATGAGCTTCTTCATCGTGATCATATTCATTAAGTTTTGATGGAAGACTTATGGTATTATCAATTGGTGTAGGTATACATGGTCTATGGTTATCCTTCACAACTAATCTATTTTGTATTCCTATTTCAAATGGAGCTATAACGCCTTTCGATTGTGGGTTTTCACACAGCCATTCCCAACGATTCCAACCGGTTCCACGTAAAGTACATGGTGGGTTACTTAATCTCGTGTCTTCTGGTGATAAGAAGTCACACTCTTTCATGTTAACTAAATTACAAAAAGGTTTGTCTGATGGAGTATACTGTTCGGACGGGCATTTAGTATTCAATACATTCAATCCAAGAAGTTCAGAATCTACATCTATTAAGTTTTTATCACATAAGCTAGCACCATGCTTGTTCATTCTAATTTGGGGATTAGGGAAAAAACATCCTTCATCAGTTGAAGCATTTGGTGTATTTATCATATATTCACCTGGTTGCATAGATTCTTTTATTTCAGTAACATAACTACATGTGTCATATGCTAATCTATTAAAACTCATAATGTTTTTTATATTGTATACAGAAAAAAAAGGTTATGGTGTATCAATCAATACATTTTAATGTAAAAATTTACTATAATATGTTTTAGATGCCGTTTGTTGTTGGTATTTTTCTTTAAAATAAGATTAGTTTTTTTTAGCTAATGGTCTTGGTATTTGTTTATAATCAATCATTTGACATGATGGTAAATGTTGCATATCAGTGTCTACTTTAGGGTGATTTACTGGTTTAATATATTCTTTTCCTTGTAGGAAATTATCATTTGATGGTATAAACTTATATTCAGTACAATTTGTAGCAGGTCTATTTTGTCCTCTAAGATCATTTTCAAGATCGACTAAATTACCTTTTATATGAGATACATTAGTACCACCTAATATTCCAAGTTCCATTCTACAACGACCTTTGTGCTCGTATTTAATAGGGTCAAGTAAGAAATCTATACTTGTAACGCTTTCTTGTAAGCGTTGTTTATACTCGCATGTATCATACATTAAACGATTTGAACTCATGATTTATTAATAAATTATATTAAAAATTTTCTCATTTGTCACATTTTTTCTTTTTCCAAATATTATTTTCAAATACATATCCATTTCTTTCCAAAAACCGTTTTTGTTTAATATGATCACGGGTATGCTCACCTCCTCTAACCCATTCGTCTGGATGTACAATATGTTTAACATCTTGAACGGTACTCTTTAAACAAGGGATCAACGGAGTAAATACATCAAAACCTTTTCCACTATTTACACTACAACTCTTTTTCTCCGATGTATCCTCACCTTGAGTCATACGGCTATCAATAACTGGTTCAAAACCACTGTGACCTAAATCAGGTACGGCTTGAAATACTCGTGTATTTAACTGATTTTTACATTTACCGTGTGTTAATTTTTGATTATTTCGAAGTTTGGTATCATTATCAACGAAACAAGCGTTTGTAAAACCATAACCATCTCTAATATGCATGTTGTTTTCTACAACAAAATCACTAAGTTCTTTGACTTTATTTTCACATTTAGGTATATTCGTTTTGTAAGGATTAAATAGATGGTATTCATACATCTCTTTACTTTGTAAATTTTGTGAATGTATCCAACAATCGTCACTTCCAAGTGTATGTGGTTTATCAAAAATCATTTTTATTATTATTTATATATAATATAAAACAAAAATAATCTTAAAAACTACAGAAAGTAAATTCTAACGGTAACATTTTTGTGTGTTTCCTTCTTTACATGTTTTATCCTCACTGTAATATAACCACTTTGCAAAGCCTTCTTGATCATTAGGAATTGTAGTATTTGGAGTTGTATAAAATTGTCTGTAAGAAGAGTTCCTGTTATAAACATCATCAATGTTTGTGTACAAATTGTTTTCAAAATATACCTTTACCTTATCTTCAACTTTTTCATCGGATAAATCACAAGCTTGTGAACGCTCTGCATTATGAACATAGTCGTTTAATAATACATTCATAAATGGATTCGTTTTAACAGGAACTGTGCATTTTGTGTTTTTTTTGTTTTTTTTAACATGTTCTTCTTCTTCGTCATTAAAGAAGTTTTCCTTCGTTTTCATATTATAAACGATATAAGTAATACCAGCAACAATAACTACCATATAAAATACATGAAATGTTTTCTTAATTAAGAAAATTAATATACTGAAATATATAGTAAATCTTAATGCACTGTTTAGTTTTTCTTCCAATGACATATCTTCATTCGGTAAAAAATTGGTGAGGTTCTCTATTTGAAATAATTTTGAAATGTCATTGTACCATATATCATCAACCATAATGTATATCTATTTATATTTATTTACAATACATAAAAAATTTATACTATATATGTTTTTTAGATTTTACATTTTACATTTTACATTTTACATTTTACTTATTTTGTTTATCTTCAAGACGTTTTCTTAATTTTGCCAGTTTCTTTGATTTACGATTGTCGTTTCCTTCACCACCCATTACATTTTTCATAATATCATTCATTCCATCCATTCCATCCATTCCATCCATTCCACCCATTCCACCCATACCGTTTTTCATCATATTAGTCATCATATCATTCATACCACCACCCATACCACCACCCATACCGTTTTTCATCATATTAGTCATCATATCATTCATAAATGAATTGTCCCCGTTGAGTTTAGACATCATCGACATAGCTTCCTGTATCAGTTCATCTTGTTTTATTTCACCTGATTGTATCTTTTTTGTTATTTTACCACCAACTTTTCCAATAATGTCACTTAATGCATTGTTTTTTCCTGAGAACAGTGTCTCCATATTTAACAGGTCTTGTGGATTTTCAATATTCAAGTTGGTAACATCAATATCTTGTGAGATTTCTTTTGCAAGTTTACCGATTTTACTATTATGTAAAAAGTCAAATGCACTTTCAAATCCGTTGTTTTCATTTTTTATTGTTTCTTTCTCATATTCGTCTATATCATAATGTATATTAATATTTTGAATATTCTTTTTAGTGTGATAAATGTTTTCTAATAGTATTTTAAAATCATCATCAACAATCTCATCAGTATCTGTGTTCATATCAAATGTTTCAGTATTTTGAATCAATAGAATTGATTTGTTAAACATTAATTCGATTGATTTAATTTTATCTCGACTCTCTGTCGATTCATCCTCAAATGTGGCATTTGTATCTAATACGAGACATACTTCTCTATACAAAAATGAGAACATGAATAGCATATATAAATAACATTTAACAATCTCTTTTTCATTTTGCTCAACGACACTTAAAATCTCATTAACAGTAATATTCTGAAGAACATTCAGAGATAGAACAGAACTATTTTCTTGGAATATATCGGTATTTTCATATGGTATTTTTAACAACTTGATATTTGCTTCAGTTTTATAAAAAGCATCAATGAATTTCAAAATATGACTATCCGAATATTTATCAAATATACCGTAAGTTTCTTTGATTTTCTTTTTTACTTCAGAATCCTTATCTTTTACTTCTTTAATAAAATTGAGTGTTATTTTATTAAATACATATTCTATTTTTTTTTTCAACAATGATTCATTCATGACACAGTTTGTTATTTAATTATGAATAAAATCTTTAAATGCATATTTTATTGGATTTTAATATTAATTTTACAAAGCAAATTAAGATATTTCCATATTACTGCTTTGTTCTCATCGCTCATTGTTTTCCAATAACTTTTTAGCTTGACTAACATTTCACTGGAAAAGTTATTATTATCTGAACTGGTTAATTCATCTTTGAAATCATGATCCAAAAAAAACTTCTCATCGTTTTTATATATTTGATCTACATACCTCATAGTGTAAATTTTGAACAAATAGGCTGGCTTCGAATCATCAACAAGTTTAATCATATTGAAACTTTGTTTAAACATCAAAAAATCTTTATCATTAGGATAAGATGAGATCAAATCTTTAAGAAATTCATCCAATCTTGAGTTAAAACACGATACCCACTTAGTGTTTGTATCTAGTTCCATGTTTAAATAAGATAATAGTATTTTATTGTAAACATATAGTAGTTCTATAAATAATTTTCAATTAATATTTAATATCATTTTGCCGCCTTGAAATGAGTTCTTCTAAAGAGGACTGATTCCTTTCTTTGACATTGTCTTCTTCGGGGGTATATATCTTTTGGTCATCCATACCAATATGACCATAGTTTTTTTCAAATGTGGATTCATTTTTACTCTCATTACTTTCTCCCAAATAGGAGTACGGATCTGATAAAGAGTTGTTACTCATTTCACCGATCATAAACGGTTTGATTTGGTCATCTTTTTTTAACAAAGTATTTTTTAGTTTTTCTATATATTCAAACAAACCATCTTCAAACAAAATCTTTTTGTCGAAATACATTAAAGGAACACGATCTACAAACAAAGGTATCTCTTTACCTTCGTCCACATTCACATAATCAAATTTGCTTTGTATATTGTTCTTCATTAAGTTCGTCATTAATTCTTTACAATACTCACAATATCCACTTATGAATATTAAAGGTTTAGACATTTTGTTTTTTTTATTAGTATCTTTTTAAACCTGTAAATTATACGAAAAAGCATATGCATTATTATATATTCATTTTTTTAAAGAATATGACAAACAAAAATGGTTTTTTCAAGAGGTAATTGTTATAAATAAATACATATCAGTTAATAGAACGTATGCGTCTATTTAATTGTAATCCATTTTGCTCATAATATATAAGTATATTCTTGTACTTCAAGCCAAAACTCGTTCTTAAATTTTAAATTAAACTTTGAAAATACAGGGTTTACGATAAAAACTGTAAACAAAAAGTAAATAGATTTTCTTTAAAACCAAATAATGAAGTTATCTATTCATTTGAAATACTATAAAAAATTGATTTAAGTCCTACCGTTTTTATCTCTTAAATTAAATAACATTACATTAACAAACATGCATTTTTTGAATTTAAAAACACCAGAGAAGAATGCTATAATTTTCGACATTCGTAATGTAGATATTAGTTTGGTAAATTCTATTCGGCGAATTATACTTACCGACATTCCTTCAGTTGGCTTTTATTTTAAACTAAAAGACCACTTCGTAGAAAATGATATTAATATTGAAGTAAATGATAGTCCACTTCATAACGAATTTTTGGCACATAGACTTAGTCTTGTTCCATTACATTTCACAAAAAATGAAATAGAAAACTGGAAAGATTCAGATTACACTTTCATTTTAAATAAGAAGAATAAAACTGGTCAAATTATGAATGTTACAACAGAAGATTTCGTAATTTTAAATAATAAAACGAATGAGAAAATGCCAGAATCTTTTATAAATCGTATTTTTCCAAAAGATGACATAACTAAAGATCATATTTTATTGACTAAACTCAAACCTAATTTTGAAAGCCTTGAAAAAGGAACTGAAATCAAATTGACATGTATTGCTCGAAAAGGAACTGCAAAAAACTGTATATGTTGGAATAGTATCAGTCAGTGCTCTTATTTCAACACTTTGGACAATTCTGCTATTACAAAAGCATTGAAAGAAAAAACAAAAGGTTTGTCTAATAGTAATGTAAAAGAATTCGAAAAAGAATTTGACACATTAGATAAATACAAATATTTTTTGAAAAATAAATATGGAGAACCTGATCAAGTAACCTTTTCATTAGAAGTTGAATCAGAAATGTCACCGTATGAAGTATTTGATATAGGCTGTAATGTTATCATTACACATATTGAAAATCTTATAGTAGAATTCGCAAAAGGTGACGATTCATCAATTGTAGAGGTAAGTACTATAAGCGATATGCCCAACTTTTACACTGTCATGTTCAGAGGATTTACACATACCATTGGGAACTTAGTGCAATCTTTTATAATGAATCACTACGTCCGTGATAAAGAATTAAAGGATCAATATGATGTATCGTACGCTGGATATTGTGTACCACATCCGTTGGAGGAGATGTTTTTACTCAAACTTAAATTTGACAATGAAATATCCAAAAGACAGCTCAATGAATTCTTAATCAAAAGTTTCACTTCTATCAAAGCTGAACTGTTTTCATTAAATAATGAATGGAACACATTTGTTTCAAAATAAATGGATGGATGCGATACTTTTTATGTAAATGATTACAATTTACCATGATAGGTAATTTTATTTTTTTATTTTTTTTATTTTAAATTAAAGTTTATTAAAATAATAAAATTGTGTTATTTCATGAACTTATGTTATTTATCAATTCAATTTATTACAAGTAATTACTTTCACATCAAAATAGAAATCGCTCATGTAATGTGAAAACTATAAAATTTATATTGTATTACATTAAAATGTCAAATGTTAACGAAACTAATGGTAATAAAGATAAACATTCAAAAATGACAATATTAGATGTCGATACAGAAAAGGTTTATGAAAACAAGTATCTAAAAAACTTATATAAAATTGGTGTTCATGGGGACGGAACGTGTTTAATTCACAGTTTTTTGTATTTAATGGAATCTAAATATCGTAAATTATCAGTTTCAAACAAACATATGGAGGGATTGAGGTACAGAAAAGAACTTGTCAAGGTAATTGTAAAATCTTTATCGTCAAATGCTAAATACAGAAAACGTATAAAAGATTTTTTCAAAAATGTGTATGATACTTTGGATCATGATGAATATCCGGATATCGAAACATATATACACACAAAATTAGAGGACCCATCAGAATATCTTGAAGAAAGCTTCATAATTTTTTTAGAATTATTAAAGTTGGTCAACATTGTGATTTTGAAAGATGGTGAGTTTTATCCTAGAGTTACAGATTATATGCCTGATCGTGATACAATATTGATTTCTAATATAGAAGATACTCATTTCGAACCTATAGCAATTAAAAAGAATAACAAATACACATATATTTTAAGTACTGAAGATGATAAAAGTATGATTGATAAGATAATTAGAGCATATAGAAAGACAAAAAGACGTGAATATGTCGATCATATATCAGCATCAACAGCATCAATATCAACAAAGGCATCAACAGCATCAGAAAAAAATGAAGGATCACCTGATGATGATGATGATGATAATAAAGGATCACCTGATGATGATAATGATGATGATAATGCAAGTGAAAAAAAAACAGAAAAAGAGATCATTCCTTTAAATCAACAACCTGTTATTGTTCAGATGATAGAGACGGTCAGAGAAGATACACCATCTACACAGCAAGACTATTATGAGACGATGATTGCGGAGGATGAAATTATATTTGAGGAGATTTCGGATTTGAATGAAATAACATTAGTTCGTGTGGATAAGAACGCTCCATTTTCTTATTCTATCGAACAAGCATCTCATGAAATAAATACTCTTTACGATTTTTACAAAACACCTCTTAACTCCACTCAGAATCAAAACTTTATTAAATTATTAAATGAGGATCCTTCTAATCAGAGCAATATGATGATTACGATGTTTAATTCGTTAATTCCAGTAGTAAATGCAAAAAAAGAATTTTCCACAGAAAGCCTTGTGAATAATATGACGGATAAATCTAGTGAATATTTTTATAAGAATAGAACAGAGTATTTCGAAGATTTCAAGCAATTGTTAAAAAACGATTATAAAAAGTTCGCCTCTGATTATCTTGAGATAGTTCAGTTTCTATATCCTCTAAATTCAAAACCTTCTTTTGAACTACGAGATAGAGAGATCGTTCGAGTTTGTCCGGATAGATATGATGAATTTTTAAAGAATACTATAGACAAAGATACTCTGTGTTATCGATTTGATTATGCAGAGACTGAAGAGATTCACAATTTAAAGAATACGCAAATTCTTAAAAGGATTAAGGATGTATCTTTGAATCAAATAAATACGATTAAAACAGAAAATTATCTTGAAATTTACAAACCAATATCTAAGAATATAAACATAACAGGTTTTTTTATTTCGTGTAGAAATAAGCGTCATACAAAGTTTTCTCCTAATTCATTTCATATTGTTAATGTGGATCGGTATTTTGATAAAATATTAAATCTTAAAGTAGGAGACACTGTTACCTTACATTTCTGTTTGTATTCAGAGTCCAAACAAGTAAATGGTAGAGTTTCTGAAACAGAAAACGGAATTATAACTATAAATGTAGACAAACCTGTTTTATACAAAGGAAAATTCAAATCTACAGTGTATTTTAACACCAATTTAAAACAACTAAAAGATAACTGGTTTTCTTTGAATAAGAAAAACAATATACAATTTGAGAAGCGCTACATATTCGAAAAGGATATTTTATGTATATTTGACACAAGTAAAGATAAATGGAATACCAACGACAGGTTCCAGATGTTATCGGACCTAATAATACCAAACATCGATGAGTTTTTTTATTTACAAAGAACCGAAATGCGTGACCTTTATAACTTGAGTGAAATTTCTGAATTTACGAAAGAGTATTATGATTATAACTATGAACGGGACACGGGTCCAGTTTTACAATCGAAAGTGTTAGATATTTTGAAGAGTAATATATCAAGACATAAAGAGATAGATTTGAATGCATCCAGATTCATAAAAATACCTTACAAGAACTATCGTCTTTCAAGTGCATCTAATTTACAATTTAAATATATGGATGCATCATATTACAGGGAGTTAAAAAACCAAACTAAACATTTAGATTCAGAATTACATCGAATTCATTTGTTACATAGAAACATTGACAATGGAATGGCACATTTTATGGCTTTTATAAAACATGGTTTGGTAACCAAATTTACGAATTCCAAAGAGACTAAAAATGATTTAATAAAAAAAATTAATTTGTATGAATCCGAATTAAAAAGTATTGTAAATAGTGTGGATACACAAGTTACAGAGAAGTATTTTTATAGTCAAGTCAAAGATTTGCTTCAAGTGAAAAAACAACTGATGCTTAATAAAAAACAAAAACAACTAGAGTCTACCCTTACCTGGATGCGAACATCGTTAAATTCACAACCAATTAATGAAGAAAGTATGAATTTATTTGCAACAAATGTATGGAACTTTTACAAAATAAATTTGAAACCACAATCATATAAAAATGTTTCCTTTCTGAAAGATGTTAACAAAGTTTTAAATGAAGAATTTTCTGGCAATTTACAAGAGACCACTCTCGAGGAATCTTTTGGTAATCTGGAAAACAGTAGAGTATTAAATTTTGAGTCAATTGGGACTTATCAAAAAGACGACATAAAGGAAGATAAAAATAATAACAACTCTAATTTCAAAACCATTAATATGTATATATCTGAGATTTCACATCATTTTGGTATGATTAAAATTACGAAACAGGAGCAGGACTATATTGAAAAAAACAGTCATTATATAGGAGGTTTATTGTTAGAAGAGAAGAAGAGAGCCGTCTTAAAAAATAATCCAAAACTAAAAGACTTTTCTAAAATGTTTAAAAGTGAAAAGGATAAGTTGATGTATTTGGAATACACCAAAATTATTATAGTGATATCTTTTATGTTAATATTTATCAATATCAACCGTCGTAAGATAGAGTTATATAAAATACATTCTAAATGTAGGGAGTTTTTTGCCTTACAAGGTTATCCGTTAACATCATTTGATAAAACGAATAACAAATCTACGATCGGTTATTTAGCATGTTTGATAAAGACTGTGTACAAAAGCAATACTTTATTAAGTGATCAGGATCGTAATAAGCAAAAGATAGTCAGTGTGGTTAACCATATTTTAAAATTTAAACCAGAGTTGCGTAAAACATTGTCGAAAGAAAAGCTCTCGTTTGAAAAATTTATGGAATCTAACGATAATGACCATTCCGATCAAATATTGAATTATTACTCTTCATCCATCTCAAAATTTTTACCCAATAACAAAATGAATAAACTAGATTGTAATATTCATAAAATATCTGAAAATCTAATACCAAATGTAACATTCAAACTACCAGATAATACGAACCCATTGCAATTAGTTATAACTCGTAATTCATATCCTAGTAAATTTGAAGAAAATGTTATTGTTATTTCTGATAAACAGAAAGTTGAAAGAATACATGAAAATATCTCATACACATTAAATGAAAGTATCAAAACATTCATAAGAAAAAATAATAGCAAATATTGTGTAGAATTACAAAAACTTGTAAATCAAAAATTTACAGAAAACGCCTGGACAAATTTTGTGCTTTATGTTGAAGATCATTTAAACGAATTGAGAAAACTGCTTCAAATTATGTTGCCTGAAAAAAAGAAAGAACTCGACAACATTTTTAAAAAAATATACGATATTTACATATTACAAGATTATACTGATACTGATAGTGGTACTTTGTATTTGTTTGTAGATACTCTTGTAAAGTTTATAGAAACTAGAATGTTCATCCCTCATAGTAAAGTAATAAATAATCTTAATGAAGAATCATTTATTCAGAATTTTGTAAAATCTTCGTTGTTGAAGAAATATTTAAGACAAAATCCAAAAGACAAGTTATTTCTGGAAGAAATCGGTAATAAAAAAGAAAATGCGGAACATGTGTCGTTGGTGGAAGACATTAATTTAAACAATACGATATTAAAACAAATACAAAATATACCGACACCAAAATCAGTTTATTTATTACAGGTAAACAACGAAAAGAACAACAATGATAAGCTTTTGTTGTATATAATTGTTTCATTTATGGAAAACATATTAAATGCTATTGTACCAGATAATGTAACCGAAACTGATACGTATGAATACATTTACAATTTACAAAATGGACAAAACAAGGTTCGTATGTTATGTAGATTAATATTACAATCATTAATGGAACTACCGTGTATGCTTCGTGATATTGATACACCAAATGTGTATAAAAGCGATGTAGAACAAATGCGTGAAATTGACAAACAGAAAAAGTTTGATATAAAAGATAAAATGAGTGATGCAGAACGATTATTGTACATCAACTTAGAAGAGAATGGGTTGTCTGGTAAAATGGATCTATCTGATTTTACTGATGTATTTTCAACGAATATAAATCTATATGCTGATTATGAAAACACGAATGGATATAATCCAGAATATGAACATTATTCTGGGGAAAACGATGATGATGATGCGAATTAAAAATCATAATAGTCATATACGGATAAATAAGGAGAGTGTACACTGTTAAAATCGCTATTAAATCCATTAAAATATAAGTTATCATTGAAAATTGAACCGACTATATTAACAGAATTGATATGTAATTCGTTTTGAAGTATTTCACCTTTGATAATTAGATGTTTACCAATATTTTTTGATACTCTATGTATAATGGTTTCGACTTCAAAGGATACATTCACATTCGGTTCTCTAGATACATTTTGATAAACTGATTTTGGAATTACTGACAGACATTTAAAACCTTTAAGATCTGTTTTTTGTAATAACCAATTGTTGATCATATTCTTCATGTGAAATGAAAATAAATTAGATATTTTCCACTCGTTATTAATGGTGAGTGATTTCATATTTAATTTCGGTGTTACAAGATACTTTTGAAAGAGTTTTTTTATTTCGTTATTCGAACTTTCGTTAGTATTTGAGTCTGTGTTTTTATTTTCCCAAAATATATTATTTTGAAAAGAATCAATCTTATTTTTAGTTTTTGAACAAATATTTGACTGAAAATGTTCTTTAAAAACATCCGGTTTTTTAAGATAACAACCTACAAATTCTGGTTTAGGCCATATAACAATGGTAATAACAGTAAGACATGTGAATAAAAACACAATGAAACATGTTGAAATGATGACAACATTTTTCATGATTTATTTTTACAAGTATTTATTTACCATTAGAGAATTTTTGTTGCACGAAGAGTCAGATGTGAACAGAAGTTTTTTTCTGTCCGAATAATCTGCGATAAACATGTAATCACTAGATTTAAATTGTGAATTTTTATCATTGTTAGCACTTAACTCTTGTTCCGCGCAACATTTTGAATCCAGTGTATTAGGTGGACAATTGTAACATAATGGATGGTTTTCTTCAGACTTAGATTCGTCATATTTTTTGAAAGATCTGTGTCTAATCCCCACAGGCATATCACAAGATCCATTGTTTAAACATCCACCTCGATGATTATCATAATTTTTATTTTTTTGATAGAAAGGACATTCGTAATTAAATTTGCAAGGAATATCCCATGTTAAATTGCGTTCGTCGTTTGACTCGCATTCCTGTTCTGTTTGTATCGCTGTCATTTCGTCGCTATTTGATTCCCAGTTTTCGTCGAAACAGGCTCCTTTTATATCATGATTTTTTCTTATATCCACCATTTTAATAACAAGTTTTTGATATTGTTCTTTATTATATTTGAGGCTTGTTCCTTTGACAACTGTACCGTGATAAAAGTTTTTATTGTTTAATTGCATATTGTTGCTTATAAAAATACTTAATTTGCTATCTGTAATATATTCCGGTTTAAGGAACACACGATCCCCTTCGAAAAGACTGACTATTTTTTTTGTATTATCTGAAAGGGTATACTGTGCGTACACGTCTTCATAATCAACGGAAGTTATAAAGTAAGTTATAGTGTTAAAGTTTTGAATCCACTCTACTTTGTATTTTGTTTCATCAAATTCCAATGGAATTGAGTTTGTGAAAACAGTATATGTTTCATTGTTATTTTCGTTTTTCATTATATCCGAATTGTAATATATATCATCTATGAAAGATTCAACAGTATGATGATGAGGATTCACATTAACTTTATATCGATTGATAAATCTGTTATTATTATTAATTGGATGAATTGGGATCTGTCCATCGAAGGTATCACCAAATATTGTTAATTTATTAAAATCCAAATCTGACAATTTAATATCATAATCGAATGCAAAAGGGAACATAATATCTACAAACATATTATTACCATTTATACATCGTAAATTTAGATATGTTTTATTTGTATTCATGTTTTCATTATTAGGAAACCTACTATCGCAGCTGTTTCTATATTTTTTCAATTCATATTTGTTTTGTTCAATAATACGAACATCGTGAGACGAAGCTTGCATATTGGCTTCCACCTCATCAGGGATATTACAATTATATACATCCATATAAACTTGACTGCGATTAAAGTCAATATAATTATTTTCGATGAGTTTATTTATGTCAACCTCTTCTATATTCTTGTCTGTATATATGATATCATCCATAGATATTCTATAGGGATTGATCATTTCATTATTATCTTTATTTGCTTTAAAAAAAGAATGTTGTATTAGGCTTAATTTGTAGGGATCATTATCAGTTAGTAATAAATATTTAGTTCGATTGCCATTACCAAAGTAGTTATTGTAGTAATCGGATAATTTTTCATCAAAATGTGAATTAAGACCATAAACAAAAAAGCTTTTATGTGAATCAGGATTTGTGTAAAAATCGATGAACATATTATTGTTAATATCATATGAATTACAATGGTTATTAATATAATTACCAATATTTTCAGAAATCTGTTTAAACGAGAAGGATTCTAGTGTTTTTTTGTAAACTTTGATCATGAGATGTTGAATAAAACACAATGATGTTTCATCTGTATAATATATAACGCTATTTTCCGGTATTTCTTTAACCATTGTTATAGTGCTATGATTTGTTGTAATAACATAGAAGTGTGTAGGAAAAGGAGTTACTCCGACAAAATTAAAAGTGTCTACATGTTTCATGAAATTAATTATATTGGTAAATTTACAATCTGTAGGTTTAATTATAGCATGTGTACATTCTAATTGAAATTGTGACGGTGTATAACCGATATTAGAGGGTATATCCACATTTATTTCAACAGTGTTAAAAGCTTCAATATTTCTTTTTGAATGTGTGTAAGTAAAAAACCAAATTAAAATAGAAACACCGAATATAATACCTAAAATAGAAAAGAGTTGTAATAAATTCATTATGGTTTGTTTTATTGACAGAAACTAAATATATATTAATATATAATCATAAAGAAGCTTCGATGATAAGAGTAAATGGAAGAATATTGTATAGTGTAACCTTTTTTCTATTACTTATGATATTGGTATATGTGAGTAAACCAAGTATAATGTTTAAAAACAATGATACCGTAAAATCATTTGGTTGTTCAAAGATAGATACAATATTTTCACTTGGTGTATTTACAACAGTTTCATCAATCTTATCATTTTATATTTTTTGTTTGATAGATATGATATTCAACTAAAAAAAAATGATAGTAAAATAATAGAAAATGATAGATGCCGAAGAGCTTTATAAAACTAATACAAAATATTACAATAGCGACATAATAGATAAATATACTAAAATGTATGAGGAGTATATTAGGTTAAATAATATTGTAATTAACAAAAAGAAGAAAATAGCAAAGGAAGATTACGAAATAGACAACACTGCGGATTCCATTTATGCTCGTTTTAAACAATCCAATGTAAAAATACAGAAACCAATATATCAAAAGGTCGATTTGTTAATGGAACAGGTTACTTCTGATATTGTAAATACATGGTATAGTTACAACAAGTTAAAAAAACAATGTTTATATGATTTAGGAAACTCTTTAAGTCAAAATAGTGTGATAAGTACATTGGAGAAGTTAACAGAAAAAATTAACAAATTATATGCATTACGTGATACTATAAAGATGTGTTATTTGCTTCATAAAGAGGAAGTAAAAAAGAAAATAGAGAAAAATAACATAATAGTTCAGATGGAGAAAGATTCTCTTGGGTCCAGTTTAGACGAATTACGTAACAATGTATCAGATTCTATCAGATATGAAAATTTAATACAAGAGTATGTCAAATTGGATCACAATGAGAACATAATCAATATAATGAAGGAAAGAACAAATTTAGAAAATCAAATGAACAGTATTACAGAGATCGTTATGAAATTACCTAACATCGGGATGTCCGATAATATTGTAAATGGTACACCACCGTCATCACCTTCATCTTCAAAAAACAACAAAAAAGATCTCAACGAAGACAAAATTCATAAAAAGGCGAAGAAAATATTAAAAAAAACTGCGACCAAAGCGTTTGAATCGCCTACATATAAAAAGAAAATGAAAAAGTTTTTGTTTAATACTCTTGAAGAATGTAATGATAGTAAACGAAGTAAGGATTACTACATGAGTCGAGATCAGATAATCCAAATTGTAAATGAGGATGAAAATCTTCAACGCAAGTTGGGAAATGTATATAAGAATTTATCCAAAAAATCTTTGTGTAAAAAGATAATAGGTACCTTAGAATCACCTAACACTTCTAACAAAACAGAAAATGATGAAAATGTAACCGAAACTAAAAGTGAAGTAATAAGTGATGTAAACACGTTCAGGTTTCCATTTACAAACAAAAGTGAATGTGAAAGTAGCAAAAGATCAAAAGTGTACTATATGAGTCGAGAGGATATAATCGAAATGATAAGTAAAGATGTATCTATGCAGTCAAAAGCGGGAAGTAATTACAAGAAACTATCTAAAGCTCAATTATGCAACAAGTTAATGGAATAAAAAATATGTAGTATATAAAATGTTTGAAAAGCTGAATCTGTTTTATTTGGTCATATCGTTTTGTATTGGTATTGGATATATATATATTATTACTCCACCTCCCTCTGTCGTTCATAAATTCCCATCTCCATTAAATACTGAAAAATTGGTATACAGAGATGGAGATGATAATTGTTATAAATACAAACATGAGTCAGTAAATTGTAATGTTTCTAAGTCAAACATATTAGATCAACCTGTAATGGAGAATTTTCAAACACTAAAAAAATAAGATAAAATATGAAATTATACATTAGTGTAATTGTAAAACTACAAATATAATTATATTCTTTACTATATTCAAAAAAACATTAACACTATGTTAACACATATAATGGATACGGAATACGGTTCGATAATTATTTCAGTTATTATTGGGTTAGGCATGGCTTCATTTTTCAAAAAGATTTGTAAAAATGGTAGATGTGTAATTATCAAAGGTCCACCCATAAAGGAGGTGAACAAAAATGTGTACCGAATAAATGAAGAATGTTATAAGTATACACCGTATGCAACTAAATGTTAAGAGTCTCGTTTTTATAATGTATCAAATTTTCTTAAATGTATTGTAAATATGTCAAAGTCTACGCCATTGTCACAACTGCCCAAAAATCATTCACATGTAGTAAATAAATCAAACGATATGTCAAAAAACAGTAAACCAATCGTGAATGATGACGACGATGATGATATAAATATAGAGGAGGTGTTACAACAAGAGACACTTACAAATAAGAATATATTATCTTTGCAACAGCAGATCGAGTCTCTCAAACAAGATTTGGAAAACAAAACTACCGTAAATACTACAACACCATTGAATGATAATAACATAAAAACAATTACAAATGAAAATAGTAATCAAACAGGTCAGACAACCCCAACAGAGAGTTGTTCTATGATCAATAAAGATAGTTTGTATAGTGTATTTCGTCACTTAAAAAGAATAAATATCACTAGTATATTGATCATATTTATTATCGTGTTAATTGCCTATTCTGAATATGTAAACGATTTGATATTGATAAAACTAGGCGATACGAGATATTCTGTTGGGATTCCTTACGTTAAAGCTCTACTTGTAGCAATATTGTTGGGTTTTTTTCAGGGGTTATAAAAAATTGAAAAAAAAAACTAGTTTATGAAATAATTAATTTTATAACACAATACACCTTTGGTATGAATATAATATAAAAAATGGCACGAAATCGGTCAAATTACGACTTAAAAGATGTTGACATATCAAAGACATGTGATATAAACCAAGCAAAGTTTTTAAAGAAATGTGCATATTTAGCGTCTAAATCGATTCTAACACAGAAACATGGATGTGTAATTGTGTATAAAAACGAGATTATAAGTTGTGGTTATAATTTTAAAATAAATAACAATGTCCAATACAAGACTGATTTATCATCGTATGTAACACCGATTCACTTTCAAGATGAATGTAGTACAGAGCATTATGCATGCGGCTTTAGTGTTCATGCGGAAATATCGACAATAAAAAAAGTAAAGAACAAGGATCTCAGTAAGTGTGATATGTACGTAGTAAGGATCGGACCTTTTTCGAATTTTAAGTATTCACATCCTTGTAAAATTTGCGCCGATTATATAAAGCAAAAGAAGATAAAAAAGGTGTACTATTCAGTAAACTCTATAATATGATATATATTATTACGATATAAATGAAGGGTTATTAGATGTTATTTTATTTTTATTATTATTATCATAAAGTTGTATGAAATGAGTTTGTATGTGTTATAATTAAATATTGTTGTCTATATCATTATCGTCTTCCGAGTTCGTATCTGAGAACAGAGCGTCTTCTGAGATGTCGTTTTTTTCTTCATCCTGCTGTGTACAATCTGTTAATAAACTTGGTTTAATTGCGATAGCAGCTAATTCTTGTATGAGCAGTTTGAATGCGTAAGGTGTTTCAACATTAGTGAATTCTGTAACATTTGGATCAAAGGGTGATCTGTAGCCATCTTTGTGTGGAATACCAATGATACCATTAGTTTTATCGATTGCAAATTTATATTTATCAGATCTTTCCATCATAGATTCTTTGATGAAGGACCCTATTCCATGAGCTAGTAATGCGTTGGTTTCCATTTCACCAATACGTAGACCACCTTTATTAGCTCTTCCGTGTGTAGGTTGTCTGGTCATACCTGTTATGGGTGCAGAAGCGGAATCGGCTCCTCCTCTATAGTTCATTTTTTCATTCACCATATGTTTCAATCTGGTATAATAAGTAGGGCCAAAGAAAATATGTGTATTGATTTGTTCACCAGTGTATCCGTTATACAAAATTTCATCACCATGTTTATGATACCCTTCTTTACCCATAAATTCGAAATAAGACGAAGTATCGATATTTTCAAATGTAGTACCATCTATAATGTCACCATGAACACATGAGTATTTTGCCAATACTGATTCGAAAAGATGTGCGATGGTCATTCTACTGGGAAAAGCATGGGGATTAATGATCATATCAGGAACGATTCCATCTTTTGTAAAAGGCATATCTTCCTGTGGGATTATCATTCCTACTACACCTTTTTGACCATGTCTACTAGCAAACTTGTCACCTAACACAGGTTCTCGAGATTTTCTAAATCTAATCTTTATTTTTTTTGCATCATTTTTTTTATAAATAATTCTATTGTCAATCATACCACCATCTGTAAAACCAGCAATGCTTGATTTATCTTGATAAGATACAGTTGATGTATCTGCTGATACAGTACCATTTGAATTACGAATTCTTTCGGTTGTTTCATCTGTATCATTGGATATAATTGTTGATTTTATTTTACCGACATACGCATCGTCTTCAGTGATATATCTATTCAAGATAGGTATACCATTCTCATCTATTTTATCCCATTTTGCGTATTTTACATCGATATTACCACCTTTCTTCATCAAGTTTAATGGATTTGCAAAGTTGATATATTCGCCGTTCATTTCATTTGATTCTTCAGATTCTATATGTGATTTATAGATTGAACTGTTAAACATACCACGTGCCATAGAATTTTTGTTTATAATTACACTATCTTCTTGATTATAACCTGTATAAGTAGCAATAGCAATAATGATGTTTTCACCATTGGGCATTTTATCAACATGTGCATATTTGCCGTATTTTGTTGTTAATAACGCTTTTTGCGGGTAATGTAACATATAACTAGCAGTATCTATTCTGTGATTGAAATTTGTAGCATAAACACCAACGGCCTGTTTACCTTGTTGATTGGAGAAAACATTTCTGATAGATTGATTATGATGAGCAAGAGGAATAATATTAGTGTTTAAACTAAGACATAGAGATGGGTGAATCTCTATATGATTGTACTTATTTGGTTTGTTAATTATTATATCATTACGGTTCATAGCAATATGTGATCGACTCATTTCAACACAATCTACGAATTCAATAGGAGAAAGAGATACTTCAGTCGTTCGTGTACTTTTATTGAGTGACGATTTTGGATGTGATATAAGTGCACTCCATATATCAGAAGATCGATCTGTTTTTTTCAAATTGATAACAATATCATAAGCTTTTTTTTGCATATCATCTGTTGCAATATAGAGTGGTCGTACGCATCTACCTGCATCAGTAAATAATTCAATTTCGTTTTCTAAAATATTCCACGAAATTGATGAATGTGACGAAATTTGACCTGATTGTTTAAGCGCTTTAAAAATATCCAATAGTTGCTTTGCATCAGTATGTACACCGATCCAGTTATTATTAAGAATTACTTTGGTCAAACCATACAGTTCAATGGGAATTAAATCTTGTACAAGTGTTACATTATGTGTTTTTAACAATGAAATTATTGAGTCTTCATCGTCAACTTCTTCGGAAATTTGACAAGATGTTGCGATATGTTTTAACAAACCAATATTTTCGCCATCTGGAGATTCAATCGGACACATAAAACCCCAATGTGAAGCGTCGAGTCGATGAGGTGTAACTAATTTGAGACTTCTGTCCATGGGTGTATTTACGCGTCTAATATGAGAAATATATCCCATAAATGAGAGTCTGTTAAGATCTTGAACGATTCCTTCTGATTCCCGTATGCCCCATTTTCCTTTGAAGCTTTTTTTAATAAAAGAGGTTATAATTTCTTTATCAAAGATGGAGTCTTTAGAGTTTGTAATGATAGTGTTAAATTCGTTCATATCTTTCCAACTTCCATAAATGAATTCTCTATCAATTCTATTTTTAACATGATTCCTGAATTGATTGTATGCATCACGAAATGCATTACCCATGAGAATTCCACTGACATCAACTCGTTTATATAAATAACTATCTCGATTGGTATCAGATAATTCGTTTAATGCGAAAAGTATCATTTTGTTAACAAGATATCCAAGATACACTGCTTTGTTTTTGAAGCTATGACCTACATTTGGAAATACATCAGTTTTAAGAACGTGTTTAACAAAATTAATTTCATTATATTTACAATATCCTGCTAGATATTGCAGTGCTTCTTGTTGTGTAGTTACGATGGATCCTTCATGAACAGATTTTCGAATAAAATTAATATATCTTGGTTCTATGTTTTCATCTTTTAGGAAAATATATCTTATAATTTCTTTATCACTTTCGATACCTAATGCTCTAAAAATAATAAAAATAGGGATTTGTTCTTTAAAAATATTAGGGACATTCATACAAATAGCATTAAATCGAGTTCCATATAATGCTTTACTGTGATATATCATAAATTTAATTGTTTTTGGAAATAGTGAATTTTCTTTAGAAGTGCACCGAATGATCCCTGTATGACTAAAATCGTCTTCTATTGTTTCGCTACTAACATTATCTTGAGGAGATTGTAAAAAAAGTTTATTAGTTGATACACGCTCTTGTGATACGATCACTTTTTCCTTACCATCTATTATGAAGTATCCTCCCTGATCATACGGACATTCGCCAATTTGAATCATTTCATGACTTTTCATATTTTTTAATATACATAAATCAGAATGTAACATTACAGGTATATTTCCAATTTGTAAATCTTTCTGTTCATATGTTAGTAAACTTTGTGTACCATCATTATTATGTGTTATGTAATCAATTACAATGTCAACTAATAAATTTGATGCATAGGAATAATCTTTTAGTCTAGCATTATTAGGTAACATTACATTGTTCTTGTTATTTACATGATCGGTATTACATGGTTTTGTTTGCTTTATAGAATTACCATCTCTACCACCAATGTAAACATTTATTGTGTATTTAACACCATTTTCATCGTTTTTGAAAATGACATATGGATTTAAAGTTTTAATTATATAAGGAAGTTTCGTGGATGTAAAAGTATTGTATGAACTTATATGATGTTGTGAAATATATTTGGTATTAATATTCGATGAAAAGTATGAATCAATAATTTTCCAATCTAACTGGACATTCATTTTTTAACTTAGCGTAATAAATTAAATTACATTTTTTTGGGTGATGGGTTTTTTAGTGGGTTTTTTAGTGGGTTTTTTAGTGGGGTTTTTAGTGGGTTTTTTAGTGGGGTTTTTAGTTGGTTTGTTAGTTTTGGGCTTTGTAGAATAATTGTTTTTACAACCACCACCAACTGTTGGTGGATCGTAAAGTCTATGGTATACTAGTTTATTAGTACCGTTATTTATGTTGCTTGCAAAATCTATCTCTGATGAAGTATATGGATTTGAATTGCTGGAATGCGTTGGTAAGGAGACTGTTTTAGTTTGTGCTCTTAGCATTGGAAATAACGATGACGAATTAGGTAATAAAAGACCGCCTCTTTTAGAATCTTTATTAGACATTTTTACAGTTTTAAAAGAAAAAAATTACAAATGCGTTATAAGATTCAAATATATGCATACAATGATATAACAAAATATGTTAGAAATGATGGTAGTAATTTTTCAATTTCTGTAATTAATTGTTTTTTTTGTAAATTATGTTTATTTTTCAAAATATTGATAATTTGTGGTCTTTCTTCTTTATGAATATTCATTAAGATTAGTGCTGAACGAATAATACGAAAGAATTGCTCTTTTGTTATTAAAAATATAATCATATCTACATCTTTATTTACGATATAATAAGTATTACCTTCAGTATTTAACCATTTTATATAATCATGCTCTAAAATATGAATTAGTTCATTCACATACTTTTTGTTGAAATACTTACCAACATATGCTTTTTGTAAAAATAGAATGTCATTGTTGTGATTACTCAACATAGTTTTTTTAATATTATGATGTTAAGAAAAAAAAAAGTTTAACAAAGCTCTCGTTTATGTTTCAATAGGTTAACCCTTTCTTTTATAATATTTTGAAAGTTTGTAATAATACCTGGAATATTGTATGTATCCATATATTTTTTATTTGTTGTACCAAATTCAGTTTCCATTAATAAGTCCGTGATTTGCGATCCAGTATCTTCTAGGTATTGAATACATTGTTTATGTTTGTCTAAATTTGAATAAATATTTTTGTCAGTTTTAAATATTTCTTTGTAATATTTTCTTGAAATATTGTTCGCTTTTTTGCAAATTTCATGATAAATTGGTTTGTTGAACTTTTGTATGGTATTTATTTTTTTACACATTTGTAATAACGGTTTGTCATTTTTTAACCAATTCCATTTGTGTAAATCTTTTGTATTATGAATTATGTCTTTTTGTGAAACGATTGGTGATGTTTTTGTTGTTGTTGTTGTTGTTGTTTTAAACATTTGACTTTTAGTAAGAATGAGTACGCACTGTATTGTAATAATAGATAATACAAGATATATTAGCTGATTGTGTTTAACAAAAATCGATGAATAAGTACAAACAATAAGAACAGCAACTGTAAGAATCTCTTGAATGTAATTTGATGTCCACTTTTTCAAGAACATTATTATTATGATATTTTTTTATTTTATGGTATTTTTCCGTTACAAATTGTTTGCTTCATAAACTAGAGTGATATAATTGTAAGTACTAACCCAATCAAAACAAATATGACTCCTGTATAGATAAGTCGTTCCTTTTTGGTTATAACCTTAACAAAATCCAATATATCGTGTGAATCGTAAAGCTCAGTATAAATGTTTTCACCTGTGGCTATGATTTTTCTTAAAATTATATGTATAGGAGTATTCATAAAAAACTGTAAAGTAGTTTCATATTTATGTTTATGAATATCATTTAACACATCAAGGACCTTTTCCTCTTTTTTCATGAGTTTTTGATATATTTCTTCTGTTTGTAAGTCGTAATCTCTATTATAAGAACGATCATCAGTTTTGTTATCAATTATGTCAATAACATCATTATATGAGTTATTAATGTCAGTATTCATACTAAATATATATATTTATTAATACGATGGGATAAAAAAAACAGGAAAAAGGTTATGTTAAAAATGAATTGAATCTTAAATAATATCGATGAGATCAACATGTCCTAACATGTGTCTTCTACAACATATTCTAAAAAGTTTAAGCTTATCCAAAAGTTCTCTCTTTTTACATGAATCAAAATAAGTATCAGATGCATTTACATTTATATCTTCGATAGTCATCTTATCAATATCAATGTTTTTCTCCAATTCTTTAGTTATTTTTTTAAAATACTCATACTTATCTCCAATTACTTTTCCACAAGTAAAACATTTTACAGGAATAATCATAATGTTATTATATTTATGAAACGTTATATATTTTATATAAATCAATTTTTTACTGATTATGTCGACAAAGTTCTATATAGTTGTGAATTATTGCTGAAGAATTATCAAGTGGTGCATGTTGATCTTCATACATTTGAATAGCTTTATCGAAAAGTTCTTTAGATTTATTATACTGTTTAATTCGCATATAAAACAGTCCTTCCAAAAATACAAAATCAGGACTATCTTTAAAAACATTTTGTTCGAAAAGGGTTTTGATATTTTCGCCATCCGATGCTTCGAGATCCGTTTTGTTTAACAATTTGTAAATAAATTTATATGAGTTATTGAACAAAAGGATATTGTTAGAACTTATACTGCTTGTGAAAAAACCTAATTTTGAACCATCTGCAACAATATTAGGAAATGTTTTACCACATTTAATGTTACATTTGTCAAGTACATATGATAATTGAATATTATTTGGAAACCGAATTGGAATATAATCTCCTATAATTCTTTTGGCACAGTCTTGTGTTATGAAATACGAATCACAACATGGAATGATTTTGTCTTTTTCATCTATAGCATTAACTTCGATTTTTGAAAACTCTTTATATATACTGTCAACATTAGAGTTTAAAGTTGTCGTTTCTTCTTTGATACCAGGCATTCCTAAGAAGACCATATCATAGTCTTTGTACACTTTACTTTCGATAAACTCGGAAAGAAGAATAACAAATTGATTATCGAAGACGACATCATCTTCGAAAATGAAATTAATATGATTTGGTTGTGTAAATTTTGAAATATGATTAAATGCATCCAAATGTTTCAAGGAATTCGAAACAAATCGGTTACCGGGTGCATTCATTTTATATTTATTGTAAAATGTGTTACCATCTTTTATTTCTTCATTGTTAAAAATTCTTTTAACAAATTCTGTAGTCAGAGTTTCTGGATCAAACTTAGTGACCTGTTTAATATCGATTGTCCAATTTCTATGTATATTTAAAATATCATTAAAAGCTTTTTGTAATTTATTCATAGTACTTTTACGAGCTGTTAGTTTAGAATAATGAATAAAGAAAATATTGATTATAACGTCACTTTGTTTTTCATTATTCATGTTGTTTTAAAAAATTGATTTGTTTTTATTTAAGTAATTTAAAGTTTTAAAAAATAAGTAAAGTTTAATAGAAATAAGAATCAATATGGATTTTTGTGAGTTTTGTAGCAATATGTACTACATTAAAGAAAAAACGGATGATGAAGATGTACAAGATCTCGTATATTATTGTAAAAACTGTGGCTCTGAGAAAAAAATAAAAGATAGCCAGCAATCAAAAAAGATTTTGTCGAATGATTGTGATACTATGCAAAGTAAATATTTGCAATATATTAATCCCAATATAATTCATGATCTGACAATTCCACATGTAAAAAATGTGAATTGTACAAATAATTCATGTACAAAGAAATCAACTGAAGAGAATGATGTAATGTATATAAAGTATGATCATGAAAACATTAAATTTCTATACTTTTGTACATTTTGTCAGTATTTTTGGATAAATAAATAAAATAAGATAATTATAAAATAGAAAATATGAGATTTGACATAATCGGAAAAACCATTATAAAACATGATCCGAATAAAAACGAAACCATGCCTTTTCTTTCAATTTATGAAAAAACAAGTATGATTGGACTGCGACTGAGTCAGCTTAGTCTAGGTGCAAAAAGTGTGTTAACTTCAGAACAATTAGAATTATGTGACGGTATCAAAGAGATTGTGTATAAAGAACTAGAGACAAGAAAGATACCTTTCATGGTAAAGAGAACTCTTCCGAATGATGTTGTAGAATATTGGAACATTGAAGATTTAATTATAACATAATTCATTTAAACACGATCTTTTTATTAAAAATGTATAATTTGTTTTTTTTTTCAAATTTTAATGAAATGAGTGATAGTAGTGTAACAAATAACGTAGAGACTGATTTTTATGAACCTGAGAACAATTGTCTTTTTCCAAAAAAAAAATGTCACGCATGTACCTTAGTATTATCTTATTGTATGAATAGATACTATATACAGGATAAATGCTTTTGTAGTTATACATGTAGAAAAATGTATTCCCGATAGAATATGTATAAGTTTAACCGATTCTCCATCTATGGGCACAGTTTAAGCATGTAATAAATATAGTAGAACTCTCATCTGCACTTCTAACCTGTAATTCAAAGTAACTACATTCTCTCTTTTTACATTTTGAACATTTAAACTGATCGGTTTTTGCATGCTGTCGATTATTGATAATGGTATTATCAGCTTTTAATTTTTTTTCAAGATATTCGTTCCATTTATTAGGCATTATATCATGAGGTTTCATTAATGCCATTGTTTCACATTTGATCTGTCCATTTTTTATGCTATTTAAAACACTGTTTCTATCATCCATATGTGCATAAGTATTATTTGCAAGACATGTGATGATATGCCTCGCTTTGTTAATATAACTGTTTACAAAACGCTTATCAGCCCATGTTTTAACAATATTCTTTTCTTGTGAAAATGAAATAGTCCAATTAAAAATTCCTTTTTCCAATTCTAAATGTTGAGTATCGTTTAGCTCAGGTACATAATCTCGAAGATATTTGATAACCGATGATCTATAACTAAGATTCGACATTGAGGATCATATATATAAATATTTTTGACATCCTTTTTAAATTCAATTTTTAAAAATTGATATAAAAGAGTTCATATTAAAACTATAAACAGCGTGATTTATTCAGAAATATGACATTAGATATTGATTCTATTGAAATCCTTTTTAAATTCAATAATAATGTTTGTTTTCCTAAAACTGAATTCATTAAATTATTTGAATTTTTAAAAACTAAACCATGTAAAAAGTTAACTAATTTTTTCACTAAAACAGTTTACAAAGAATATCATAAAGATTTGGTATTTGAACAAGTCTATGATGTTTTTAAAGATTTCTTTAATCATAAACTCCCAAGTAAAGAGACCGTAAATAATTATATACCTGTATCAATTGATGACGACAATATATTCTACAAATTGTTGGAACTACCTCAAACCATTGTAAATATATATAAAAAAAAAGGGTTCTCGTTGTATTCATTTCCAAGCACCAGTGATTTGTATGAATCTGTATGTGAACATAGAATAACTTTTAAAATTAATAATCGAATTTATCTAAATTTATGCAAAGTAGAATATATGTCCGAGTTAGGATCTGTTCGATATTTTGTGAATATTCACTATCATAATAAAGAAAATTGTGATGTTAATAGTGATATTGATTTAATAAAAGAGGTGTCTAATATAATTACATCATTCGAGTAGTTGGTATCCATATGTTCGTAAAATTTGTGTTTTTAGTTTTTTTACATGAGAACTTTAGTTTTGTAAGTAAAGAGCTATCTTTAAAATCCCATGACAACATCTTACTCGTTTTTAGGGAGTCTACACAAGCGAAACCAATATAAGTGTCGTTGTTTATATCATATATCTTGTATAGATCTGGTATATCAGTTTTCTGAATATTAAAGTCTCTAATGTTTTTATCATCTACATATGATGTACTACATATTTCATATTTTTCAACTGATTTGTGTTTGATATTTTCAATGACCTCTGTTTTTGAGGTTAAGAAATGTGTATCAGTTGCATATTTTTCACGAACATTCTTTTTAATGAGAGTGTTATCATAATTTATAAGAATATCTCTAAATTTACAATATAGAGGTTTAAGATACATTCCTCTTGTTGTATAAGGCAATTGTTTTGAAAAGTCATTATATAACCATTGTATATCATTCAAAGATACATATTTTTTTATTTGTATCGAGAATAGGTCCATAGATAAGGCTTCATAATCCGTCTTTAACAAAGCATACATCTTATTGACTCTCTTAAATAAATCATTACTCGTTTTTAGTGACACATCACAATATACTAAAAGATCCGATATTAGAAATAACCAATCGTCATTGGTATCGTGGATCATTTCCCCTTCTATAAGAGTATTGTTAAATAATGCATCGTTTGTGATACATAAGCGAATTATAATCATTCTTGGTAACGAGTATCCCATTTGAATCTTTTTATCAATCATAACAACAGTGTTTACAAAATCTATCTTTGTCATAAACATTAAATATGGATTTCCGTTTGATTTTAAAGAACACACATGTGGTATTCTTTCAAGCCGATTAAAGTGTTTTTCTTTATTGAAAACTTCATGGTGTCTATCTATAATTCTGATGTCATATTTGTCTTGCAAATCATTTAAAATCTGAGTCTTTACAGAATTAGATTTAATATTTAAACCGTTCTTATTGCAAAATGAAATATATTGTGTTTGCATATTGGAGTTACCACCAATGTTTGAATATAAATGTTTCAAAGTAAGAACTCTTAAATCAAATTTTTAAAACTTCATGAAGCTTGACTCATATGTTTCAAATCCATGCAATTCTTGATCAGATTCGTTGTATTCAAAAATTATAGGATGGTTACCATCTATTGTAGATTCATTATTATCATGCCCTATTGGCGTTTTTGTATTGTTTTTAATGAAATTATCAAGTTCACTTAAACAAAAATCTTTAGTTTCTCCAATTTTATCAGGTTGATGTATACATGGTACATCAACATGTTTTTTTTTAAGTATTTCATTGGTAAAAAATTGATCTAATTGATCATTGTTTCCCATTGCTTTATCCTCATTTTCGTTGAATACATAATCGTATAGATCTTGTAAGTCTGTTTCAGGAGAGATGGTAGGTATGGGATTGGGATTAGGATTAGGATTGGGATTGGGATTATGTATTTTCTTTATTCCTACTTGCGTAGTGTTCTCAACCGGAATGGTATCTAATATTGAAGTATTTAAAGGAGACATCTTATTTTTACATGAATTGGTGGATATATCATTAACATAGTTAAGTATCATAAAATGAACTATAAATATAATGAGGAGCATTAGTATAGAGTTTTTTAGAACTAAAGCGAACATTGAATAAATCTATTAAACTTTAACATATTTTATTTTGGTCTAACTTTCCAACATAAATAAAGATTTACCATTTAAATTAAAAGAATCTTTTGTTTTTTCAAAGTGTTTACCACCTATAATATGAAACCCGCTTTTTTTATAAAATAAATGTCTTTTTTTGGCTTGATTACCAAATACAGAAAAATTATCAACAATATCAACTACTAAAGGTGTATATTCACGATCTATCATTGATTTTCTTTGAATTCTCCCGATAGATTGTTCAACATTCGATTTCGGTGATATCATTACCAAAGTGTCCAACTTAGGTAGATCAAAACCTTCACTTACCATGTTATACGTTCCCAATAGTATTCGTTTGGATTCACTTGTTTTTAAATCATCGTTTTTCATTCCACCTACATAAAACCCCATACAGGTTGTACTAAAACTGTTTCTGTCACATAAGGTTGAATGAATATCAACCAAATGTTGTCTTCTATCACTTAAGATTAACATATTTCGATTGGGTTCATTTGTCATTATTTCGTTAATTTTATCACAAATCATATCTGTGCGTTGTGTAAAAGAACAAATCTTATTTATCATTCTAGAAACATTAGGTTTACCATTAAACAATAAACATTCACCCCTATAACTCGCTTCGTGATTTTCAAACTCTATCATTTTAACAGAGAGACCTTTCTGTTCATCCTTGTTTCTTTTTCCTTTGTATACGATATCTCCTAAAAACCACTTGAACACTTTTGTTAATCCATCTGTTCTAGTTACGGTAGCCGACAGTCCTAAAGAATATCTAAAATTTAATTTATGAAAAGATTGTGAAAATACTTGTGCACCCATATGATGACACTCATCAACAATTACCATCCCAAAAGTTTTATCATCAAAATCTCGTAAACATAAAGTCTGAAGGCTAGCAATAACAATATCACAGTTTTCAGTTTCACATATTGATTGTTTGATTATACCGATTCGGGCTTTAGGAATATATTGAGAAATACGTTCCCTCCATTGCTTCAATAAGAAATCCTTATGAACTACCACTAATGTTTTTTTATGCAAGGTTGCTGCTAAGTACAATGCAATGACCGTTTTTCCCCAACCAGGTGGTAACTCCAATATTCCACCCATTTGTTTCGGATCTTTTGCATATTTTAGATATGAATTGACTGGTTCAATCTGGTTATCACGAATAACTCCACAAAATATTGCATCTGAACTCATATCGTCACCATCTGATATCGAATTTGTATGAGGTAATCCAAAATGTTTGAGACCATAATGTTTTGGAATGTATATTTTCTTAGAGCTCTCCATATACACAGTAAACTTGTTTGCGTTTTGATTTAAAACATATCCTTGGTTGTTTGATTGCACCGTCAATTCTTTTCTAAGATTGTCAATCATCGACTCGTTATTAATCAAAGAGACACCATATCCTCTATACGATAAAGATGTTACCTGAACTTCTTTATTGTTCATTGTATTTTTTCTTTGTCAATGTTTTTTTTGTAATTTATAAGTAAATGATTCTTATAAAAATAAGTTTGATTGTTTTATTACTATTAGTAGGTATAATACCTTTAAATGGAACTATAAGAAAGAATCAAAATAAAATCATGTTAGGTCTTTTATTTATCACTCTAATGTCATTGCTATATGATGATGTAAGTTTAACCTTATTGTTAATATGTTTATCTGTTTTGTTCATATTTAACATACAAAGGACAAAACTAAATGAAAAAGAAAAAATAACACAAAAATCCAAAACAAATATGAACACGAACAAATATAAAGACACTAAAGACACTAAAGACACTAAAGACACTAAAGACACTAAAGACACTAAAGACACTTACAAAAGTCATCCTATTCCCCCTTCACCACCAATATATTTGAATGAGACTCAACAACAAACTCCTTCCTATCCTAATGCATCCAATGCAGTTTCTAGACATTTCAACAACATGGACAGTAGATTAGAAAAAATGCAGACAAATGTATTCGATCCCATTAATATTGAGTTATTTTATAATGAATTAGGGGATCAACATAATATACAAGGGTTAGAAAAAAACATATCTGGCTACGATCAAAATATATTTTTAGTAGACAACTAATACTACAAACTTTGTGTTCAAGTCGATTAAGAAGAATACATAAAAGATAATATAATCAAAAACATACCCAAAAATATATTATAAATTCCCATAAAGTTTAATATACGATGTTTGAGAGTTTTCTTTATTTTATTGTCATTTATTGAAGTAATGTAAAGTAAAATATAAATATTCATTCCTATAAAATATACAGCAAGGGACAAAACAAACAACCGAATGTTGTTTGTATAAGTTGTCATTAACACGAGTAAAAATAACCCTAAAATAAATATTATAAATACGTCTGCAACAACACTGATATTTGAAACATTCTTTATATCGGATTGATCATTCATAACAATGACTGGCATACTGATTTTATTTATATGTAAATATAAAAAAATGGATATTTACAAAATTATGGTTTTAGATTTATTATCATTCACAATTGTTCTAATTGTGTTTGCAATGACAGTATATTTTATGAATATGAAACAACAAGAGATTTTATTAAAAAGTAAAATTAACGACTTAGAATATCTTGTAAAAAAAAGAACAATAAATAATAATGCGATAACACTTGAACAACAATTAAATGATGTAAATCAAAATACGTCCACAAACGACGATGCTGTACATGTAGTCAATAAAATACCAATTAATATTCATACACGAGGTTATCCTAAAAATTATACCATCATTGGAGTATTAAATGATTCGGTTAATCAAAAGATATTGCCATTATATGGTAGACAGGTACATAACGCTAGTTCGAAATGGAGTTACTATACATCCAGTGATGGATATAATACATTAAACTTGTCTATTGTGCACAATAACAAAGATTGTTGGAATGAATATGGATGTGAAGAAATTTTCTCGAATGATGTTGTGAATGTGATAGGCTACGAAGGAGAGTTCAAAGTGAATTTATATAAAAAAAACGGACCAACTTACATACCATATATCAATTAAATTGAATATTCCGAGCTACTGTTACAATGTTCTGTCTTTTTGGGACCCTTATAATACATTTTTTCCCATTCATATTTTCTTCTCATTTTATTCTGTTGAATATTAAGGTATAAATATATACTATATAATATTACAATAATTGCAATAGTTACAGAAGCGACATTTTGATTTATTTTATTGAGTAATGACATCCCTAACATAGTCATACTGATTGCAAATAAAATTAAAATATATTTTAACTGTGTCATCTGAAATTGTTTGTGATTTATTTTATAATCATTAAGTTGAAAAGAACGAAACGAGCTATAGCCTTTATTGTAAAAATCAGAGACAACTCTTTCAATAGCATCAAGTTGTTCTTTCTGAGTGTCAACAATCATTCCATTCTTGTTTTTAAGGTCAGTTTGTTCGTTCGCTAAAGTTCCAAGAATAGAAGCTGATTCTATTCTTGTTGGAAAAACTGTATTATCCATATAACCTCTCCATCTTTTGAATGCAAAAGCCCATCCTGTTTGATCTGGTATATTGTTAATAATCATTTTGGACATGTAATGTATTTTATTTTTCAACTGTTGTCTTTCACCCATAATAGACACTTTTTATATTAGAAAAAGAATTTATTCTTGAAAAAATAATGTAGAACATGATATAACAAAATAGCAACAACGATAAGAGTGTTAAGAACCACAATAACATTTCCAACTAATTGTGCATTCATTCCTAAAAGATTTGACGATCCAGTGTACAATAAAGACACCATTCCAAATACATAAAATAGGAACACAACAAGAAACACCCAAAACCAAAACCGTTTTTTATTATACAGTTTGTTGATGCGGGTGTTTTTATTCATCATTGTTAAAACATATGATCTATGTTTATTGAACATAGTTTCTTTTTCCCCAATAATGAGGTCCTGGTTTTCAAATGTATTATTAAGACTAATGTTTTGAGTCACGAGTGTATTGTAGGTTTCATTGCGGATATTCATGTTATCGTTAATCTCGTATATCGCATCGATGATTTTACTTACATTGTAAGGTTGTATGGAAGTCGCCGTAAAAACACTACCAGTACCACCATTTGCATATTGGATTGCTCTTAGTTCGTCTGAATCTTCCCCACTTGGAAGTGTATTAAGTGTAATACTAGCATTACGAGCTGGTAAAGTGATTTTGTCGTGGATAGGTGGCTTATCAGCAGATACAGAACCAGCATACATACATGTGTATAATATAGAAGACCATGTAAAATATTTAACAACTTGTTCCGCTGTTGTAGCAAGATGACTTATTAACATGTTATCACCGGCTTGTACTTCTGGAATGGCTCGAATACGCTCATAATACCTTTTAAGGGTGTCATTATTAGAAGATGTCAACTGGCTCCAAAGTGCAGTCTCATCGGTAAAAGCGCCAGTAAATATATTATTCGCAACATCAATCTTATCAGAAATAGTAAATGCGGCCTCAAATTTTTCTAAACTAAAAAAATCAATCAGTTCAGCTGGTATAAGTTGTTTCACATCACCACTGGCGGAATTTGTAATTTTAGTAAGATTTTCTACTAGTTTCTCATATCCATCTGTGGTGGTGGAGGGAGAATCACTTTTTTTCCAAAAACGTTTTTCTTCATAATCCCAAGCATTTGCTGTTGCCATATTTATAATTTTATATTATAATTAGATATTATTGCTCTTAAATTTGTAATCAGTTTTACGCCATTTATATTTTATACTTTTTTACACACAACATCTATACATAATGCTCTCACCAGCTGACGGAGAAACTCTAGTGATCTTCACCAACTGTCCACTATATATGTTTAAATACTTCGCCATTGGATCTGTTTTTAAAATTGCTGGAAATTGTAATTTGCTTTTTAAGTTAAACTTTTGTATAAGTTTGTTTATTTCATCCTGATCTCGAATAACCTCATGTTTAGGAACCAAATTATGTTTGGAAACGTTGAATAATAACTCTTTTATCAAAAACACCTGAAGATGCATATTATCAAATTCTTCAATATTTTTTGCATTAAAATTGTTTATTTTTTCCCTAAAAACAAGAAGAATCTCTTGAATATTTTCATTATCAACAGGATGAATGTACTTCCTAAGATCTTGAACTTTAAACTTTGAGTTCATGTAATATATAATCTTCATGTTGTTATTTACGGGAATTTGAAATATGTTTTCATTAACACGGAACATTGTTTCCAACTCGGATTTGGAAATAGAGTTTAAAAGGTCGATGTCCTTTCCTTGATCTGTGAGCATATCTTTGATAACTGTAAAACTACGATAAATATCATTACTTGCATCCATTTGTATAATCGAGTAAGATTGTATTCTTTCTACAACATAATAAAAAAATCAAATCAATTTTTAAATAAGTGTTTTTTAATGTTCAATATTTCGTTTAAATATCACAACTTTATTCATTATCATCATCTAAACCTTCGTATCCATACGATAACTTGATACAATAACCATTCCAACATATTGCACCATTAACCATAATTGATTGCGCAAAATGTTTATCAAAATATTCTTTCAGACCTTTCTTTCGTAAAAGTTTTGTACCTATTGCTTCAGTTTTATGCCATTCTTTATATTCACTGTACATATCTTCCAATATTAATACTTTGTTTTCATCTTTTATGATGAATGTATCCATGAATTCACCAAGAACATCATTGCTTCTTTGATAATTTTTAGTGCATTGTAATACTTCAGTAGGTTCATAAATACCATGATCTTTATACATTTTAAAATAATGAATCAATAGTGACATGAAAGTTTCTCTCCAATCATCAAACTTGAAAGCAAGTTCTCTATCGATATGGAATTCTTTTTTGTTAGCCGGATTCGGGTTTTCACAGAAATGCGAATCGAATTCTACCAGTCTGATTCTGCGCCAAGTTCCACCATCTTCAGGAGGTACACTCGGAAGATGATTACAAGTTAGAACCATTTTAAACATAGGTTTGAATTCAATAGATTCTTTGTAAAGACCACGGGCAATAATTTTATCATTACCACTTAATTCTTTCATGAAACCAGCGTTTATTTTTTCACCTTCTTCGGGCTCTTGTAAAACAGCGAATCTTCGTCCTTTAGCGCGAACAAGTTCACTATTTGTTTGACTGGAACCCACTCTTTTACTTGTTAATAATGTAATATTAAAAGTGCACGCATAATCACCCAAAACCTTTTCAAGCAATTCAATACATTTACTTTTTCCATTACTACCATGACCTGTCCATATATAGAATTTTTCTTCTTTGTTGTTACCATCGAGCATACTTGACATCAATGTTAGCATATATTCTCGAACAGCCTTATTAGGTAATACTTTACTCATGAATTCCATAATTCTTTCTATATATTGATCTTGGGGATCATATTCAATAAAATTAATCTTGGTACTGAAGCTGATATAATCTTCGGGATGACCTTCACGAAACTCAAGATTGCTAAGATCGTACACTCCGTTTTCAAACCCAATCAAGTTTGGATTAGCATCCAATAGTTCGTCTTCAAATTTCTCATTGAAAAATAATGATGCGCACTCCTTCAACATCTTATCTTTAAAATCTGTTCGTTTTAACTTATTTGCTATTTTTGACAATAGTTGATTCTTTTTGGTAAATTGTTCTTGTTCTTCTTGTTGTTCGGTAGCTGCGGCTTTCGCAGCGAACTCTGATGCGAGTTTCAAATAATCTCTAGAGACCTCTGTAGACATTTTCATTTTCAACACATAACCGTCTTCACATTTTACCCATCTATGATTTTTAAACTCGTACCATACTCTATTTCTTATCGAAGCACATACAAAATCTTGCTTAAATTTATTATATATTACCATGGCGATATCATAATCTGTATCATTTGTACTTGTTAACATTAATGAATATAACGAAGATCTCATAATTTCATTGTATTTATCAACATTATCGCTTTTTGCCCACATACATAAAGTCCCTAGACCCAATCCACTGTCTTTCATATATCGCCATGCTTTTTCACATTCATTTTCATCAACAAACTTTGATGACTTTTTACTAAACTCGATCCATTCGGGAAGTAAACGATTATCTATATTACGGACACACCATCCTACACCGATCCAGTTTTGATAAGAATCAGCTCTATCACTCTTAAGAATAAGTATTAATGATTTCGCTAATTCGTAATTCTCGCTATTTTTTAAATTTCTATTTTCCTTAGTCTGTTGACTTTTCATAATCACCATTTGTTTAGTCATGTTATTTTGGTACCTATTTTCCGTTTCATCTATTAGTTCGCTCACATTAGCTTTATGTTTCGTTGGAATAAGCTTATTTCTTATACTTAACACTTTTGTGTATATCCACGGAGTATCTATATAAATAGGGTTTTCCATCTTTGAAACCATAATACAATCATCATCAAATGTGTATGTATAGTGATGGGATAATACATATGGTTCATTATAAGGTTTACGACTTCCGTACATTGTCCAGTTGTTCTTATCAATGACCGCTTTATCAAAAATATCATTGATATCGTTTATTGTATTTAGTTTTTTACAAATCTTATTAGCTTTTTCTAACAGATTATCACGAATCAAAAGTTGTAATGAAAGTTTAGTAACTACATTTTGAATAATAATATGAATACCATCTTTGATAACATTCTTTCTACAATCATATACTGGTCCAGATTTTTCCATGATATAAACCTCAAATTTGGAAATATCAACATATTTATATAACTCGCTGATATATATGTTGATGAATTCGTTAATATCTTCAATTGTATGTTGTCTGTTTTTATTCTTTTCATTATTTTCATAACGAAAGTCCAAATCAATAAGTATAGGAGAAATGTCTCTATGTCGTTCTGTAAAATGTAATAACTCCCCTTTTTTCAATGCATCATTGTAATTATCTAAAAAAGAATCTTCTTCCACACCAGGTATATAAAAAGATCCAATAGGATTCATTATACTTGTGTGTGTAAAAGTGCTTGTTTTTACAGTCTTGAACTGGTTGACATGTTCTGTGAAGAAAGAAGTATTTCGTCCATTTTTGAGAGACATTATAATTATAATTTGAAAATATTTTTAATATAATTTCAAAAAAACAATAATATAACGACCTGTTTTACACTCTTATTGTATTGATGTTATTATGGTATGATTCTTTATTTTAATTGTTTTTACCCTTTTTCAAAATCAATTTTTGTTATTATATCTTAAAGATATACAATGTGTGCCTCTTTTTGTTCACCAGAAAATGAATCGCTTTATAAAAAAAATGCAACCTGTTTTAGTAAAGACGAACTACTTATCTTTGCTAAAAGATATAACGACGCTAAACCTTTAAAGAAGAGTCCTCTTAAAGTAAAGAAGCATATCCTATTAAAAGATTTACAACAAAGACTAACTGTACATGAATCTAAATGGCCTGATTTAGATTTTATGAAGGTTATTTCAAAAGATACTCGAAAACAACTAAAAGAAGCTTTTCGTCCACAAAAACCGGACACATGGTACATTAACGATAAAGAATGGTTAAACACATGTGATTTGTTAAATGTGATGCATCAATATGAAAAACATTATAAAAGTTTCAAGTTTTTAGGAGTTCATCCTATTGATTTTGCTTATAAAAGTAACGGCAATTCATGTATTTCTCCTGAGTTATGTAATTTTAATGTGGAAAGATTTATTAAAGCTAAATATAATCAAGTGGGTGTCATTTTTAACCTCGACAAGCACTATGAACCCGGTTCTCATTGGGTTTTATTGTATATTGGTTTAAAACCTCATATGAAAAACTTCGGGTGTTATTTCATAGATACAAACTCTACAGAAACTCCACAAGAGATAGCAACATTTATGCATTCTACGAAAGGCCAAATACAAAAGTATTATGATAAGAAAATTGCAAGTAAGTTTGAAATTTTAGAAAACAAAAAACGATTTCAGTTTAAAAATACTGAATGTGGAATGTTTTGTTTGTATTTCTTGATTGAGTTTCTTAATAAACGATCATTCGAATCTATTATACAACAAGATATTCATGATGATGTTGTGCACAAGTATCGAGATATTTTATATACACCAAAAATTTAGTTTATTTTTTTAAAAATATTGTTAGCAAAATTATTTTCCGTATTTTAAAATTCATAATCGTCGACCTTCTCTAAGAACGCCAAATTTCATTTGAAAATGATGATCTCTATTATTGAAATCATAGATGTTACCGTAGTAATCATAAAAGGTTATGCTAAGTTTTTTAAAATCAGATAAAGGTGGGTTGAAATGTTTAACAACCGAAGTAACATAATTATTGTTTGGCTCACAATTGGATGTATTGTTCAAAATTGCAAAACAATCATCCATTGGTTTGTTATTTGCCGTATACACTTTCGCTCTTTTAACCCGCATTACGATGTATTTTTCAATATTGAAAGATATTGGATACGGACTGACAATTTCGTAGTTTGATTTGCTTATATTATTTATTGATGTATAATTATCAATACCGAATCCAATAACTTTACCAATAGAATTAGATTTCATAGAAACATCCATATTATTACTTCCTGGATTATTTAGATTATTTACAGTATTACCCTTAAAGTTTAGTGTAAACTGTGTATCGCTTGTAAAAGTAACTTTTTTGTTTTTTGTATTCAATGTGATATTCATACCATTTGGAAGAGCTGTATCTAAAGCTGTTATTATAGAATTGATATCGTTTTCATAATCGCCTTCTTCAATGGTCACTACATTTTCTTCAGTTGTTGTACCCGTTGAATAATGTAATGTATTGTTATGCTTATGAATGAGATATCGTGAAAAAGGCACATCTGCTAACATAAGTTCTAATGATACGATATTATTAAGATTTTGATATAAATCCACATCATATGTTGAAGACGAAGGAAACACGGTTTTATTTCTGTCTCTACTATCGATCAAATATTTAATGTATTTTATATTATCTGTTCCTTTTTCTGGTAATGGTATGATAAACGGATTACTTCGCACATCCGAAAAAAAACTCTGAAAACTTTCGTTCATTGAATTTGTTGCCATGATGATATTTGTAGTTTAACTATAAGAAAATATAATATATTTAATTTTAAAAATAATATCCAATGGATAAATCGTTAAACTTTATGTCCATTGAAAATTTACAAAATCTTATGAGTATTTTTGAAAAGTTTATGATTGAAAGATATTCAATAAATATTGAAAATCATTCCGATGTTAAACTTAAGCAAATTATTTATGAAACAATGATGAGAGTGACTGACAACTCTGCAAATCACAACATCCCGTTACTTGATTTGAACAAAATAACATTATCTATTGTAAAAAATGTGATAAAACAAAAATTAAGTTTGGATAAATCTAAATTAAACAACACATCATTAAATCGAGATCGAGAGGTACATAAGGACAAAACTATACACTTGTACGAAAGTGATAGACCACAGTCCAGTAAGAATAGTGGTGGATTATTTTCAAATGATGTAAATAAACAATTCACTGAGATATCTGAATTGAGAACCAACGAAAGAGAGTCGCGTGTTTCTCATACACCGTTACCATCTGATGTATGTACAGATCAAGCCTTATGTACAGCTGATTTTGTGAAAATGCTGCATTCTTTAGAGCATTCGCGTGATATGAAACAGACCTCATACGAAAATGATAATGTGGACAAGACTTGGTTATCTGATATTTATAAACAAAACTCTGAAAAACATCCAAAAGAGTTTTATAACACTACTGAACAATTTATGCAATTAGAAGATACACCGAGTGTTAAAAATAGTCATCATGTAGCAATAAAAGACATCGAAAAGAGCAATAATGGTAGTTTAAGAGGGGATGTTAAATTAAATATCCCAAAAACAAATAAAACATATTTGATTGTTGATAGTCGTGATCGAGATATAATAAAATTCCCAAATCCAAGTGAATATATTATAGAGCTTGACATTCTACTAAGAAACATTCTTAAAATAAAATTTATGTATGCTCAATATTCCAAACCAGATATTGTGGGTGTCGACGATACTTATGTAAATTTACATATAGAAGAGTTTGACACTAAAAACATATCAATCAAGAAAAATTCTAAGAGTGCGTTTTTACAATTACCCTTATCGGATTCAATATTAAGCAGGATTTCTGGTAAAGATTTTATAGCGAAAAAATATTTTCAGTCTCCATTAAACAAATTAAACAAACTTCAAATTAAATTTACAAAATATAATGAAGAAGTTTTTGAAAATATGACAGAACACTTGCTCAAATTTGAAATCACATACATTCAAATTGACTCTATTTTCGAACAAAATGTTATTAATGAACACGAGTTACTTGTTAACGATTCAGAAGTGATCGCTTCGAATGAAATATCCAACAATGAATAAAATAATCTTAAAACATGATTTACAGCTTTCTTTTTATTCTCCTCCACCATCGTGCTATTTTTGTAGCAAAATAATTTGTCATAATTAAATGAAATATAATAGTTGATCTTCTGTTTAAGGCGCTTTTACACATTCTAAGGAACAACAGGTCGTCATTATAGAGTTGATCGAATCCTTTTTCCAAAATATGTTTAACATGTATAAACCATCCTTTGTTTATATAAGCTTCAATCAAAAATTCATTTTTTACATTTTTACAATTAATGTTTGTCCCACCTTCAATCAAAATACTGGATAGTTCACTGTTGTTTTTAGAAATTGCATGAAATATGATATTTTCTTCTCTATATATTTCATTAACATTAATATTATAATGATCTATTAGTAACTGAAGTAAATCAGAATTTTCAGTTTCCAGAACATAATATAAAAATGATGTATTTGTACCATCTATATAGTTAGGATTAGCACCAAATATTAGTAATCGTCTTGCGATATTGAGTGAATTAGCTTGTATAGCTGCTATGAGTAACACGTTCTTTTCAATTGAATCACTTGGATATAAAGATACGATCTTTTCTAGTAAACATAACCCAATTTGCTCGTTCTTGATAGGTTGATTCAAAGAAAGCTGAAAGAGCTCTGGTAATTTAAAAGAATTAGCTTGTTTATATGTAACAATAAATCTCAAGAGATTTAAAATTACAAAGGTACTATTATTAATTATAGCTGTTTTTAAAATATTATCTTCTTTATTGTGAAATACATCTTTATTTAATAGTCTTATCATTAAAATTACTTAATAATGTTTAATTATACTATTATTTTAGTTTTTTGAACAATAATCGTGTGTTTGTTAATACTTTTATTTCTTAAACAGTGTTAATTTATACCATCCATTCTTATTATTTTTCATCAAACCGACCTTATCTAATACACCACTTTTTGCATACATTTGATAATCAAACAACTCATCTGTATCAGATATCCAAATGTATTCATTTTTATCAATAATAACTTTATATGGTTTTACCTTAATCTTAGAAATAGCTTGTTGGTCTATGTTATGATAATCATCTTCAATACGAGATAAATACGCTCTATCAAAAACATTAACATCTAAGGGAAACGACCAACATTCTATATCTTTATTAAGTCCTTTGTGTATGGAACAATCAACCGACCCTCTTTTAATAACCTTAAGGAGTTTGGAAATTATAGTGTCTTTTCTTTTCGATAGTTCGTAAATGACTTGATCTGTGGATTTCATTTTATCAGCTGATTTTATAAACTTAGACTTACCTGCCTGTAGTTCAGTCATTTTCATACGATACATAAATACACTAAAGTTTCTTTCTTTTAGAGGTAAAGCAAGGTGAGAGCAAGTTCTATTTGCACGACCAATAACTTGATCAATACGTGATTTGTTCCAATAAGGTTCCATTATATGAACCTGTCTCACATTTTTCAAAGATATACCTGCGGAACCAGATTGTGTAATCATGATAACCTTTATCAACGAACCACGAAGATTATCATTTTTAGTTCCTTCACTATCCATTAATGATAATTTTTTTCGCACATCTGAATCCAACGAATCTAATTCAGAATTGAATATTTTTAAGATTATATTAGATATGTCTTTGTTTGTTGAAAAAAAGGCATATTTAGGCTTGAGGTAATCTTCTTCCGCAACATGAATATGTACCTTATTTTTTTCAATACCGATTTTCATTTCGGCATAGCCTCTTGCTTTCAAAGCCAATCCAAAAATACCCAAACCTTCCATCGTTCTGAATTGTGAATATACTAAAGATGTTCCAGGCGTTTTCTTCATGTTCTCTATGATTCTTTCAAATTTTGGTGAGTATAATTTTAAATCTTTTGTTAAAAACTCGTCTCTTCTTTCATCAAGTTCTTTGAATGCTTTCATAATTTTTACTTCATATTTTTTTTTGGCTATATTTTTTGTGGACAAATTACTTTCGTAATTTTCTATATCGTTCTGAAGATCTTCGTCAATATCTATTTCTTCATTCATATAAGATAAGCGTTTTTTTGGAAAAGGCCTTTCTATTTCTTCAGGAAACGAAAAATTGCATAGAATGCGTGAGAATGTTTTAAAGACGCCAGATGTTTGAAACAAACCAGTTTTTTGAATCTTTTTATTTTTTGCATCTTTTTTAATTTCTTCGTCACGCTTTAGTGCATATTTATTAAACTGATGCTCTGAGAAGAATAATTCTTGTGTTTGTTCGCCTAAATTTCTGGGATAAAGCGACATATCGGTGCTCTCATAATAGCTGACTATTCCTATCATTCGTCTCATAAACAGATCCTCATTTTTAATTTCGTTTTTTTCGTAGTCGATAAAATAATCATCGAAATCATTTTTTTCCGTTGGAAATAACTTAATTCTTTCTTTAAAGAAATCTTTCTTTTCAGAATAGTTACTGATTAAAACACCTGATTTTTTCATATCTGTTACGATGGAAGCAACTCTTTCTACATCTGTAGTTTCTTTTCCACCCACATATACAAGAAGGCCTTTCTTATTTTTTTGAAATCCAGATGGTGTAAGAACAAGTTCAACTCGATTATGTCCTGATTTTTCTTTAATTTCGTGATATTCTACATCTGGATGGTTTTGTAACAAAAAGTTATTAGTAAAATGATTTTTAAAATGTATTTTGTATATTGTTGTTACACCCTTCAAAAGATTGAGTGTGTATGCAATTTCCTTTGGATAATTAATAATAGGTGTACCGGTTAATAGTACAAGTTTCACATTCTTTGCGTTTATTAGATCTCGATATATCGTGATTGACAGCTCATTTTCTTCTTTATTTGTTTTTTGTTGCTCCTTTTTACTATTACTGTTAACTACTGTTGATATAAATAGATGTGCCTCGTCGATTATTACCAATTTATCGTCGAAAATATTTTTTGCGGAAGTCATAGCCTTATATTTTTTCATTTTCATCCCATTGTATCGGAAAAACTCATATCTTGAAGATATCATAGAATGTACCTGTTGTTGAATGTTTTGTTGTTCATTAGAAGTTAGCTCTTTGTAATTTGGAGATTTTTTCTTCATTGTCTTCCAAATTCCACCTATTCGTTTTGTAATATCTGAACTTACACCAAACTCGTCAACCACTTTTTCGAAAGTCTTTGATTTTATCGAAACAAATTTCCAATGTTGATTTAATGAATATTGTTCATGTCCACATTTCATTATCTCATTTCTATAGTTCATCTCTAGAGATGCAGGCAACATGACCATGACAGATCTTGAAGTATTTTTCATCATTTCAGCAACTGCGATTGACGCACAAGTTTTCCCAACACCTAAACCATGAAATAATAATAGTCCACGATACGGACTTTTATGTTGTAAATAATCACGAATGAACTCTTGATGTGGCATCAGAGTGAATCTTTCTTTTGTTATGTTACAGCCCTCAACTTCAGTTTCAGTTTCAGTTTCAGTTCTATTCGTAGAATATTTTTTAAAAGTTTTAGTTATCCATGTTGGAAAAGTTTTGGACATACTTGAAACCCACTCATCTGTATTTACATCGGTTGACATTTCTTTTGTTTATATACATATATTTTTGATATATTCTATTCTTAGTTCTTACATTTTAGTAAAAATTTGATTTTGAATTATACTTAAAGACTTATACATATTATACTTGATATTGTTAAAACTTGTATATTATTATATTACTTAATACACAATGACATCACTTAATGAGACACCTTTTAATCCACAGAATAAACTGTTACAGATTGAAACGATTAAAAACATACTCGAGTTACATAATATGACTAAAGACCCTATAGATATTTCCATTTATCGTAAAGCATTACTACATAAATCATATTGTACAAGAAAAAATGAAAACTTCATTAGTGGAAATGTAGAATGTCCAAATAATTGTTTACCATTACAAGAGGAATCAAACGAGCGACTAGAATTCTTGGGTGATGCAGTACTCAATCTTGTTGTAGCCGATTACCTTTTTGAGAGATATCCTAGTGTAAATGAAGGTTTTTTAACGATCATGAGAACACGGTTAGTCAATGGTAATATGTTAGGATTTTTAGCTAAAAAACTTGATTTAGGAAAGCATATCATAATAAGTAAACAGATCGAATCCAACAATGGTCGTGCTAATGTAAAAATTTTGGAAGATGCATTTGAAGCTCTTATTGGTGCTATTTATATTGATTTCAACTCGTATAATGATATACAATGTAAAAAAATGACTACATTACAAACATCTGGAACAGGATTCCAAATTGTAAGAGAATTTATTATAGATACAATAGAAACATATATTGATTTTTCCAAATTAGTTAATCAGCAGGTAAATCCTAAAGATAAACTAATAAAAAATTGCCAGCACAATTTTCAATGGATACCAAAGTTATTGGAATTAGACATAACTGAGAAGGATAATACAAAAATTCATACAATTTGTATTAAAAATCCTAATAATGAGATTATTTCAACTGGTAAAGGAAAAAACAGAAAAACTGCTGAAATTAATGCTTCATTGAGAGCTCTTGAATATTTTGGTTGGGACCAATAATAATACCTAATTTAAAATAAACCCTTTTTACAATCATTTTGTATTAATGTTCCCATTTTCCACAAAGTGTAGGTCGATGTTACAAAAAAAGCAGCAACACCCTCTCCTATACTACAGCTTGATGCAATGAAAACAAGACGTACCCACGTTACAATCATAGCCATCATATATATGACAAAAAGCAATAAAATGAAAAATACAAGTACGCCTCCACCTGTACTTTCTTTAAAATGTTCTTTGGTGGAGAATTTTTCTTTTTTTGTTAAATTTGATAAAAATAGCACCGCTGGATTTGCTGAGCTTAACATATCAACAGCTTTCCTTTTTAACTCCTCATTAATCAATTTAGACATGAATATTTATTTATAATATAAGATTTTTTTTAATCATATATAATTAAAAAAAACAACACAAAACAACTGAAAACTAACCCTTTTTTCTTACTTACACTGCAATAGGTTCAAATGTAGTAGTAGGTTGTTTAATCTCCTTGATAAAATGATGCTTCATATAAGTTTGTAGATTAAAGTATGTCACAGTATCAGATTCTTTACATCCAAAAATCTTTGTTAGTGCAGCATCGGGAATAATGTGCCTTTTATCTTTCTCATTTCGAAGATCATTTCGTTTAATATATTCGTTCAACATTCTAGTTACATCCTTACGAGGGATGCGTGTACCTTCTTCAATACTCAAGAATGAATATAGCTCCTTACTCAACAAAGATGGCATCGCAAAACCACTTAGAGGACGATTCTCCGTGTTAATCCGATTCTTACTTTTCTGTTTAGAAATGGCTCTAATAACCTGTGTAAAATCTTTCTCCAAAGTCCTACCAATAGTCTGAAGCTCCCTTACCTCGCGATTAATAGCAGCAACCTTAGATGTAAACAGATTAAGTTTCGTAATAAAGGCATTCTTCTCTGTTTCAGACTTGTCCGACTTAATATCAGTATCAGATTTAGTATCCTCAACTGGTTCTGGTTCTGGTTCTTGTTTAATTTCCTCAACTGTTACCGGTTTAATTTCCTCAACTGTTACCGGTTTAGTTTCCTCAACTGCTACAGGTTTAGTTTCCTCAACTGCTACAGGTTTAGTTTCCTCAACTGCTACCGGTTTAGTTTCCTCAACTGTTACCGGTTGTTTATTAGAAACGGTTTTTTTTACAGACTTCTTAACATCTTTAGGTTGAGTATCAACAATTTTAGAATCAAGCTCAGCAATTTTCTTTACCCTTTTAGGTGGCATGATTGTTACTGATATTTTAAATTGTTAATGATAGGTATCTTTAAATATGTTTATATTACTATATCAGATATGGTCATTCTAAAAGAGGTCCTTTTTATTTTCTTTTTTATTTTTTTCATATTTTCTAACATATTTCGAAGATATTTTGTTTCATTTCCATCAATAATACAATAGTTATCTTTGTCAATTGATTCAAAAAACAGATCCATATTTTGAAAAATTGCACATTTAACAAAAAAATATGAAAATATGTTTGTACTTTCATGCAAATAATTATTACCCCTTAATGTAATTATATCATCCAAAATATCTTGTGAATACTTCTTTTCTCTATTAAAAACTGATTGGAATTTTTTAAGGGTAATTTTGTCTTTGTGATGACAATACGCATATATAAATGAATGTATAATAACGGCAAACACTTCCACATATGCTTCATATAAATTTAAAGATCCATCCCTTACAATATTCCAATTTGTTTTGCATATATTATCATAATATATATCGTATTCATTTAATGGATGAGTATTATGTAAATGTAAAAGCTCATGAAAAAGCACTTTTAGTAGCTCCTCTTTTCTATATACCACGATCGTAGGTAATTCATTGTAAAATATTGTAACTCCGGTGTTTATTGAATTTGCATTAATCAGTTCCCCATTTATAATCGATTTTTTATCAAATTTCTTTTTTTCTTCTGACAAATAGAAAATCATTCTAAAATTTTTACTTTTTCTTTGAAATATACTATGTATTTGATGAATACATATCATCATGAAATTGATGATTGGTTTAAATTTGACTACATCAGCGTTGTCTTTGTAATTAAATTCTACATAAATTTTGTTTTGATTGTTTGTAACTATAAAACATTTTCTTTTCCATTTTGTTTTAAATATATTTACACCGATGTAGTCATTCCTATTTCCTATATCATTTATAGTTCGTTTTATAATATCGTCACCTATTATATTTTTTATGGTTTTGAAATATACATTTTGTAAGTGATACTCTATATTACTGTTTTTCATATTACTAATAAGTTTCTCAATAAATTTATCACACATTGCTTGTATTATTAATTTTATTAACAAATTATTTAAAACAGGGAAGGAAAAAACATATCTAATTCTTTTAATGAAGTATTTACATTACACTGTTCCATATCTACATTGAAAATAATATATAAATCCCCTCTTTTTGTTTTTCCCTGTAATCCTTTTTCATTTATCACAATATCCTTTTTGTGTGATTTATATGGCGTGTGTTGTATTTTGATATCCTCTTCAAAATGCTTTAGTGTATACTCAAATCCATTGTAATAATCATATACACTTATATCACATGAAATGACTAAATCATGTTTATCAATACAATGGTTTATGACATATTTTTCACAATTTGTTATATTAAAATAAACATAAAGATCGCCATATGTGTTAGTCGTACAATTCCAATCACCTTTGTTTGGATAACATCGTTTTGTTTGATAATCAATAAAAGGAATTAATAATACATGTATGTTTGTGTGTTTGTTTTCATCAAGATATTTTATTTTAATTTTTTTACCATGTTCATTATAAAGCTCATGTAATGTCACATCAATAGTTATATTTATATCATATATATGTTTATCTGTATTCACGGAATCGAATTCGTTTGCGTCATAATATACATCATCCGATTCCACATCGTTGTTCCACTGTTTATCAGAACGACTTTTATTTTTTAAAACATCATTAACGAAATCCTTTAAAACATAACAAAATTTACAAAACAAATACATATAATTTAAATCAAATGATTCCCTATTACTATTTGAAAAGAACGAAGCTCTGTCGAAATCTTTTGATAAATACTCGTAGGCAGCATTCACTCTTAAAAATTCATTCGAATTTGTATCACTTTTATTCATTTTAAGTTTATCTGGATGGACATTTAGCGCTTTTTTTTTATAAGCTTTTTTTATTTCATCTGGAGAATATTGGATATTAATATCAAGATTAAGTATACCATATGCAATGTCTCGATTTAAATACATTAACCTATTTTAACTAAATGTCAATCAATAGTTTTCATTTAAACCAGTTTTATAATAACATAACAAGACATTATGATAACTTTTCTTTAGCTGTATTAGAATCATTAAATTTAAAATTAGTTTCTAATGAAACAAGGTTGTATGATCTACCTCATCTATTATTTTATGGACAAGATACGAGTCTATGTAAAGCCTATATTTACCAAGTATTGAGATGGGGTTTGCATTATGAAGGAGACATTCTTCTTAAAAATAATACTTTTACAATAAATAATATAGATGTTCAATATTCAAACACTGAAAACTTTATTCAAATTAATTTTGAAACACACCTTAATAAAGAAAAAAATGCATTGATCGATTTTATAAAACAGGTTGTATCGCAACGAAATGTTCTTCACAGTAAACATATATTCATTTTATGGAATATTGAAAAAATAACACATCAAGGCCAATATAGATTAAGAAGAATAATAGAAAAAAACCAAGAATATTCCTTATTCGTTTCATTTATCTCACAATACACAAAATTAATAGATCCTTTGAAAAGCCGATTCTTGATGATAAGAGTACCCTGTTTAAAATCCTCACAAAAGAACAACGTATTTACCTCATTATTCCAAGAACATAATGAAGCCATTCATGAAAATGAACGCAAAAGTTTGGAATCCACCAATATTTTGAAAAAGATAGACAACTATTGTACCAATCTTGAGGATGTATATATATACTTTAAATCATACATTATTCACAATGATCCTGATATTTTTATCAAAGATATAAAAATTTTCAACTTTGTAGATAACGAAATTAATATTTTGTTAAAAGGATTTAATAAAATAAAAAACGCTTATGAACTTTTAGATATTACAAGAACATTTATTTACAAAATCATCCATTACAATATAGATCACTCCATCACTGCAAAGTTAATTTTTAAAGCATTGCTTAAATTGAAACTTTCAGACGAAAAACTCAAAAGTGCTACAAATATATTGGCTAAATTTGAACATTCAACATTATTCATTAGTGTTTGTAAACTAGTATATGCATACGAATATTTGTTAATCGAATTATATAAAATCACACACCATGAACAAGATTGAATGCTATTACATAAGGCATAAATATCGACAGAGTGTCATGTGTATTCATAATGACATAATTGCGTTCGTTGTGTATTTTTGTCAGTATTTTTCTATTATTCATTACTGTAGCTTCATAATATGTCTTGTCTAAAAGGTTTACAAGTTTATCCAATTCAAAGTTCAATTTGAATATGAAAGCATTTCTTATTTGTACATTATGTATATCGCTAAATAACATATATATTTGTTTAAGAGCATGTATATGTGTAACAAAAGACATTTAAATACATACATCTTGAACATGTTCTTAAGTATCTTCTTTTTTTATAACATTGTCTAAATGTGTAAAAAAAATATATCATTTGTTAACGATTTTTTTCATGTTCTTTCAAAAATTGAAGTAGTTATCAAAAATATTGTTATAATTATAAAAATAAAAATGAGTATTCGTAGCATAATAAACATTCAGAAAATCGTCGAGATACCTTCTAGTTACCCTAATGAATTCTTACAATTCTGCGCTGTTAATCTTTTAAAACCACCTGCAATTGGGTCAAAAAACGGCAAGGCACTTGTTACAATGCTTCACTATAAAGAATATTACTTTAATCGAGACACTTGTAATGAGTTTGTAAAAAAATTTAATATTGAAACCAAAGACAGTATTCAACTCTTTAATAAACATGAACAATGGGGAATAGCAACAAGTAAAAAAAAATCAATATATTATGTAGATTATCCTTATCATGTAACCAACAAACCTAAAATGAGGAAAAACTTTAAATATGGTGGAACTAATTCGGAAAAAAATGAAGAAATTGAAAAGATTAAGTCAATAATTAAAGCAGATTATATTGATGTACCTATACATTTATGGCAATTGGGACATAAAAATCCTAATACGGATGACAATACATCTACTAATTTGGTGTTACAACCTCCCATTCAAGCAAAATATAGAGACAATTATATATTCATTGATACATTAACTAAGTTTCCAACTCCCAAACATTTAAAAAACTCTATTGATAATAATGATATTTGTTTGACTTCTGATCAAATAAAAGAATATTTTGATGTTTTTAAAATTTTAGTTGAAAATCAGGATACATCTAACGACTTATCTGACGCATTGCAACGCTCTTTACAAATTTGATAATATTCTTCATTCATTTCAATACCAATGCATTTTCTTTCATTATTTTTGCATGCTAATGGCGTTGTTCCACTTCCCATGAAAGGATCCAAAACCAATGCATTCTTTTTTGTGAAGAGTTTAACAAGATGTTCCATTAATTTGATAGGTTTAACTGTTATATGCGTGTTATTTTCTCCCTTTTCTTTTTTTGATGGCTTTGATATCATGAAATTCTTATCATAAGCATCCGATATGTGTTCTGTAGTTATTATGTTTGCTGGAACATGGTCACTATAAATACCTACTTTTTGAGAAAAGTCTATCAAGCCTGTTTTATACATGATCTCATTTTGAATAAATGTATGATTTCCAATCGGTTTCATAGCCACACATATTGGTTCAAAAACAGATCTCATTTGAGGTGTTTTGAAATCTTTATATTCCCCTTTCAAATCACATTTTTCTTGATCATTAATATCCATTTTATCAATAACATGAAACACAGACATCCCTTTAGGAATACATTGTGTATATGTCCAGTTGATCATATCTCGTATTTCAAAGCCAGCATCTTCGCAACTCATAGCAATTGCGTGATATAAACGAGGTGACGAAAACGATAAAAAGTATCCACCTGGTTTTAATTTTTCATACAATACTTTTGAAACCATTAAGTAATAATCATATAATTTCTTTACTTGGTTCTTGTCGAATTTCATTCCTTTTGGAAGATGTTTTATATGACTATTTTTGTTGTCATTACTTATCTTAGAAGAACACCATTTGTTATCAAGTTTGTCTATAAAATATGGTGGATCCGTAATTATGCAATCTACACTGTTTTCCTTTAATTTTTCTATCTCGTTCATACAATCATTATGGATCAGTATTATATCTTTATTTTCATTTTCATAATTATCTTCGTTATGTTGAATATCTTCGTTATGTTGAATATCTTTGTTATGTTGAATATCTTCGTTATGTTGAATATCTTTGTTATGTTGAATATCTTCGTTATGTTGAATATCTTCGTTATGTTGAATATCTTTGTTATGTTGAATATCTTCGTTATGTTGAATATCTTTGTTATGTTGAATATCTTCGTTATGTTGAATATCTTTGTTATGTTGAATATCTTCGTTATGTTGAATATCTTTGTTATGTTTGTTTAAAATATCAACTAATTGTTTTTTATTTTTTGAAGTATAGCTCTTTATCTTAAATTCTGAACAAATCTTTAATAGTTCAGATCTCGTTTGTTTACACGAATACATAATTATCTTTTGATAATAACTTTTCTATTAACAAAATATTAATAAAATAACTCTAATTCAATTTTTTTAAAATATATTCTTTGAGTAAATTTCATAGTGTAATTTGATAGTGTAATTTTATTCCACTAGTTGTTTGTTTCCACCCATAAATGTTTAATTCATTATTATGAACCTTATTATGACAACTTTGACACAATGGAACTAAATTAAATTTAGAATTCTTATGATATCTATTATCTATAAAACCATTCTCTTTTGCATCTTTTTGAAATTTAATGTGATGGGTTTCTAAATCATTATTAGAATCATGACAAATACCACAACTATCAATAACAACCTTGTTATTATATCTTGACAATTTATGCCTTACCATTTCATGAGAATCGGTATGAGAAAGCAATTCATGTCTTATTGTATTGGCTAAATGAATGAATGTAGGGTTCATATTCATCGCTTTGCAAACTTCTAAACCATATAACGATGACCCTGGACCATCTTTTATTGATCTATCATAAACTAAACATCCGTTTAATTCATCATATTCTACACTTAGATGTTTTATAGCTATGTCTGATGATTCTAACATTTTATTTACTCGAGCAAGTTCGTTCAGTTCATGTAAATGAGTTGCAAAAATGAAACTCGTGTTCATATTCACTAATGTTTCTATTCCAGCTGTTACGATCGATAACGCAGATATAGATTCAGTACCTGCACATAATTCATCTCCAATGACCAGACTATTACATGTAATGCATTTGAATATATTTCGTAATTCACTTATCTCATTCGAAAATGTAGACAATCCCTTTAAGATATTATCCGATGACTGAATTCTTGTAAATATATGATTATATGGTTTATAGTTCATTCTTTTACAAGGTACATACATTCCTGCTTGTGCTTGAATTATTGCGAGTCCTACTGATTTCATAAAACTACTTTTACCAGATGCGTTTACACCAAATAAAACTACCCCTTTGTTTTTGATTGCGGATCTAGAGCCAAGCATAATGTTATTTGGTGTGTACTCAATGTCCTTCTGTACATTTTCAATAATTAAATGTCTAACACTTTCTAATTCAACAAAACTACTAATATCGTCATTATTATCATTTACAATGGTTGGTTTTGTTAAGCATTGTGACTCAGCGTTTTTTGCACAAGCTAAGAAAAAATCTACTTTTTCCAATATTTTTACAATGGAATCAAACCATACTTTACCATATACATCATGGATATCATTTACAAAAGCTTTAAAATTTACAACTAACATTTTTTGAATTTTATCGTTATAATTTTGTAGATCGTTGTTCATCGATTTAATGTATTCACTACTTAAACGAATATTGCTGCCATTTTGTGATAATAAAGTCAAAGCGTTCAAATGTTTGACTTCATCACATAACTCTTGTTTTGCTAAATAATCTTGTAGGGTTTTCCATCGTTTATTTGTGATCAAGAAATGAAACCCATCTCTATCATTTTTTTCCTTTTTTAGCCAATTAGTCATTTCTGTTTTTTTATCAACAAAGGTAACCAACTCATTTAGTTTATCATAAATTAAACATCTATGATGTATGAGTTCATCGATATCTTTGTAAACACCTTTTTTGAATATATTTTCATTTATATTATCAATATTGTATTTGCTTAGCAGGTCTATATCTAAGTGTTCGTTAATATTTTTAATGAAAAAATCATAACGATTCTTAGTTACATATTCTTGTAAGTCGGTAACATTATCACTAATATCTTTAATTTTATAAATATTAACGAATATGTCGTTTACATGTATTATAGAATTAATAAGACAATGTAATTCACATGGTTGAATTTGATTACATGCAATTTTTCTAAACATTCTTTCTATGTCAATAACATTAGAAAGATTAAGAGCTATCTTTTTCAAAGATTTAAGATTCGAGAGAAAACATTCAATAGTACTATATCTTCTGTTTAATTCGTCAATGTTAACAATAGGATTCAGCAGAGTTTTTTTGAAAAACCTCTTACCAACGGATGTTTTGCATGTATTTAAACATTGCAATAAATTATATTCCTTACCTATAATATTCAGCTGACTTAGAGCATTATTTGCGATAATCATAGTATTTTCATTTTCTTTACATGTTACTACGGGTTTTTTCAGTTTAAACAACAATTGTTCACCATGTTCAAATATAAATTGAATCATATAAACAAAACTGATCAACGCATAAGGTTTGAATTCTAAATCGATATACTCAATCACGGATAACATACCATGATTTGTAAAAACTTTATTTAACACTTCGTTTTGATATTTAATTTGGGTGTACTGTTTACTCATTTGATGTATCTTATTATGAATACAACAGTTGGTCAAATCTAATGTAGATATAAATTTAGTACCATCGAATGTATTGTCCTTATCTTCGACACTTATAAAAACGACTTCTCTTGGATTATATGAGAGGATAATACGATAAATCTCATCGACCAATAATTTATCATCTGTAAAACAAGTCACTTCTGTACAATTAGAAATACCTGTTGATGCGTCAAAAGAAGACCAACCCAAAACATGATACTCTATTTTGGTTTTAAAAGATTTGACTTTTTCCATATAAAAACACATCATTATATTTGATTCATATTTCTGAATAACATTTACATATGTAGACGGACTTATAACTTTTGTTACACTTCTTATCGATTTAGGTGGTGGAGTAACTTGTTCTACAATCACTACAGTATAATTGTTATTTACCATAATATCAATGAATTTCTGTGAAGAATGATTCGGAAAACCAGCCATTAAATAATTAGAGCGTGTTACATTCTCAATCGACTTGTTCTTTTTGGTAACCTGAATGTTGAATAAATTACATATCTCGTATATATCAGCACCAATGTTTTCATCATCATTAATAACCGCATAAATCTCAAAAAAAGAACCGACTTCCATAAATACTACGGTTTGTATCCCATATTTATTTATTGAATCATTATGAATTTCTAAATATTCTAACAATATACTTGTTTTTGACATTTATGAATATGTTATTACCAAAAAATATACACTTACAAATAAACTTATCCGATATCGTTTAAATTGATTTTCTATACTTTTAGTTAAAGGAAATACCTAAATATAAATTATATAAATGTTATACAATGTCGAATAACCATGTCCTAATTCCATGTGAGCTTTGCAATTTGAACATACATTTCGAAGAGTATACAGATCATTTGGAGCATTGTTTTATACATTCTGTGACTAATAACTATGTGAATCAAACAATACGAAGGTTTATTCTTTCTGATCAAGACGACCAAAATATTCGAACATTTTTTGGTTTAAATAATAATCATAACCAAACATCTCGGATAGTTATTAATGCAATGCAAAATAGCAACATACGTATACCTTTAAGTGTTTCTGTAAATGAAACTCTAAATGAAACTATGAATGTACTTCCTTTATTATTTGGTGACGATTTTCCAAACAGTTATGAAACAAACTTGCAATTACAGGATATGTATGGTGGCGATGTATTAATTCCTTTAAAAAAGGAATACTCTGACATTTATAGTGTTATTAATTTAAATGCAGTTACACAATCTTGTGAAAAAGACATCTCTTGTGCTATATGTTTAGAACAATGTAATGAGAAAAATCATGATAACGTTTTTGTAAAAACTATATGTAATCATATATATTGTAAACTTTGTATTGATAAATGGTTTAAAATGAATGCAAAATGTCCGATTTGTAAAAAAGATTTTAACGAGGATGCTGAGGATGCTGAGGAAGAAGAGTGTAATGAGGAAGAAGAGTGTAATGAGGAAGAAGAGTGCAATGAGGAAGAAGAGTGTAATGAGGAAGAAGAGTGCAATGAGGAAGAAGAGTGTAATGAGGAAGAAGAGTGTTTATTAGACTTTGAAGATTCTGTAATATTTTAATATTCACTATAGGTTTTAGTTTATTAGGTCAGTTTATTAAGTTTTATAAATGAGAAAATATCAATAAACATTTTTGTTTTTTGAGATTTGGATAATTTCAAACTTAGTATCCATGTTTTTAGTTGTTTTGTTTTAACTTGTTGTGTTGTATTTAGAAAAGAGTTTAGATCTATATTTGTATGATATTGAGTCGTTGAGTTAACACTAAGAATGTTATTCTTAAGATTTATTTTGTAATAGAATTTTGAAATAAAGTTTTTATCAACCTCGCATCGAAAAACTGTTTTATCTGCTTTATTAGTATGTATTGTAATTGATTTATAAGGATTTGTTAGTTCTTTAATGTTGTAATACGCATCAACATCAAATCCATTTATATTTACTGTTATCTTATCATCAGCTAGTTTAAAACACCATACATCATTGGATTTTGTGTAAACATTTTTAAATGTGTGGCAATTTTCATAATTGTTTTGCTTGTTTAAAATAATGGCTTTGTGGAAGTAAAATGCCGTATCGAATAACGCAATACCGTTTGCAAAAGGAAATACAACACTTGAATGATTAATATCTTTGTAGCCTTCTCTAGAGAATTTTGGTGGAACTTTGGCACCAACTATGAAACTTTTTAATTTGTGTTTTTTTAATAAATGTTTCATATAATAGGAAAATGCAACACAATTACCTTCTTGTGATTGTATAGCCAATCTTTTACATTGTAACTTCGTATTGTAATATGGAAATCTACTAAAAACCATTTCTAAACAACCTTTTTTTGCCAGTTTATCAAGTAATTTGTGTAAAGAACTTGTTAATATTATATCTTCATTCTGTGTTTGAATATTTGTTGCACTATATTCATAATTATCATTCATATTATTGTGTTACAATTTATGAATATTTTTTAAACAAACAAACACATATTTGTAGATCTGTTAATTTTAAAAAAAATTGATTTTACTTTAAGATTTTTAAGTCATGTATATTCTTATTTAAAAACACCAATTTTAGTTTACACATACAGTAAGCTACAACACATCAACTATTACCAAATGACAAATTATAACGATCATACATCCATATTAAATTTTGATGAGTTTGAAAAGTATACATGGACTGTAATTGAGAGTTATTTTAAAGACAATGGAGGGAAGGCTTTAATAACTCATCAGGTGGAATCTTTCAACGATTTCATATTAAACAAATTGGAACAAATCATTAATGGTTTTAATACGATAGAAATCTTCCATAAGTTTTCTCAGGATTTAGATGCATTTGAGTATAATATTGAGATTGATGTTGTAGAACCTTCTATTACTAAACCAACCATATTTGAAAAGAATGGAAGTACAAAAGTAATGATGCCACATGAAGCTAGACAAAGAAACTTCAGTTATTCTTCATCTATATATGTAACATTCCATATAAACTGTAAATGGTATGATAATGGTGTTTTACATACTGCCAAAAAGACGATGAAGAATATATGTATTGGTAAGATTCCGATAATGGTAGGATCTAATTATTGTAATCTGAGTAATCCTATGATGAAGAACATAAACAGTGACGAATGTAAGTATGATTTCGGAGGATACTTTATTATAAATGGAAATGAGAAGGTTGTGATCAGTCATGATCGTATTGCTGAAAATAAAACTTATGTGTTTCTTGATAATAAGTTATCTCAATTCTCTCATGTGGCTGAGATTAGATCTGTTCCTGATAACAACTTTGGTCCTCCCAAGCTAACTTCTTTGAAGCTTTCATCGAAGCCTACACAGTTTGGATATTATATTAAGTCAAATATGCATCACATTCGTGTTGATATTCCATTATTTGTGTTATTTAGAGCATTGGGAATTGAGAGTGATCTTGATATTGTACAACATGTGACGTTGGATGCTACAAGTGAGATTGGAAAGATGATAGTCAATCAACTGAAAGGTAGTATTGAAGAAGCTAATAATATAACTACACATGCAAAAGCTCTTGAATATCTGAGTCGTAATTTGAATATATCGGGTTATCCAAAAGAGATTGTACTAAACAAAAACAAAAGATTATCCATAATAATGGATATTTTAAGACACGATTTTCTACCGCATGTTGGTCCTGATTTAGCTAAGAAAGCTTTATATCTGGGATATATGACAAATAAGCTATTAAAATGTTTTATTGGAATTGCCGATATGGATGATCGAGATTCGTATTTGAACAAACGTGTAGATACGCCTGGAATTATGATGGCTAATTTGTTTCGTCAATACTATGGAAGGGTGGTTAAAGATATTAAAAATTCTGTTGTAAAAGAGTTAAATACTGGATGTTGGAAATCTTCCAATGATATCACAAATCTTATCAACAAAAATAATGTATATAAAGTCGTAAAAATAAGCACTATTGAATCTGGTTTGAAGTATGCACTAGCAACTGGTAATTGGGGTATAAAAAATGGAAATGTAAAGCAAGGTGTTGCGCAAGTGTTGAACAGATTGACTTATAATGCAACATTGTCTCATTTAAGGAGAATAAACACTCCTATGGAGAAATCAGGAAAGTTGATCCAACCAAGAAAACTACACAATACACAATGGGGTATTATTTGTCCAGCAGAGACTCCAGAAGGAGGTTCTGTTGGTTTAGTAAAAAATCTCGCAATCTCTACAAAAATTACAATCGCATCTGATTCACGAAATGTCAGACAACATGTCAAAGAATTAGGAACTATTATTTATAACGATAGAGACGATCTTGAAAAGATGTACAGTCATACAAAAATTATTATTAATGGTGATTTTGTTGGAATTCATCTTAATCCCAGTGAACTCTTTTATCAGCTCAAGAGTTATAAATGCAATGGCATAATTAATATCTACACAAGTATTGCATGGAGTGTCACTGATAACATTATAAACATTTCAACAGAATGTGGGCGATGTGTTCGACCATTATTCATAGTTAAAAATAACAAGTTGGTGTTTAATAAACATCATGTTCTTGCATTGTTAAAGGGACAACTTATATGGAAAAATATCGTTAGTCCAAATACGATTACTGATCCCGAGTTGAGAGAAAAGTTTAAAGAACCTCTTGTGGAGTTTTTGGATGTAGAGGAGCAAAACTCAAGTATGATTGGAATGAATTTAAAAGATTTGAATAGAGTTCAAAAAGGTGTCAATTTACCTGTTAAGTATACACATATGGAGATACATCCTTCTCTTATTCTCGGTGTTCTTGCAAGTAATATACCTTTTCCTGATCATAACCAATCTCCAAGAAACTGTTACCAGTCTGCAATGGGTAAACAAGCGATTGGTATTTATGCAACGAATTATCAACGAAGATTAGACACACTCGGTCATGTGTTGAATTATCCCCAACAGCCTCTTATAAAAACAAACATGCAAAAATTGTTGAACTCAAGTAACATGCCGTGTGGAATAAATGTTATTGTCGCTATTGCAGCATATACTGGATTTAATCAAGAAGATTCTATTATGGTAAATAGATCCTCTGTAGAGAGAGGATTGTTCAATTCTACATTTTACAGAACCTATAAAGAACAATGTAATAAGAACTTATCTACAGGTGAAGAGGAGATCTTTTGTAAAATTGACAATGAAAGCGATATAAACATCAGAAGACCTTTTAATTATGAAAAATTAGAAGATGACGGATTTATAGGTGAAGATGTGTTTGTTCAATCTGGTGATATAATGATTGGTAAATATATGCCACAAAAGATACAAAATTCTGTATTTTTGAATAAAGATCATAGTGTGGTGGTTAAAAACAATGAGTGTGGATATATTGATATGAAATGTGCCCATGATAAATATTTTAAGAATACATCATCAGAAGGTTATAATTTCGCAAAAATAAAAGTTAGAGATTTTAGACAGCCTACTATTGGAGATAAATTAAGTTCAACTAGTGGACAAAAAGGAACTATTGGAATGATGTATCGACAAGAAGATATGCCTTTTAACAAAGATGGTCTCGTTCCCGATATTATTATCAACCCACATGCCATTCCAAGCCGAATGACAATCGCACAATTATTTGAAACTATCATGGGTAAAGCAGGAACTGTATTAGGTGCATTTGGTAATTCTACACCATTTACAAATATCGATGTAAACGAAATGGCAAATATATTGCAGAACGAATGCGGTTTCGAAAAAAATGGCAACGAAATTCTATATAACAGTCGAACAGGTGAACAAATGAACACTAAAATATTTATGGGCCCTACTTATTATCAAAGACTAAAGCATATGGTTTGTGATAAAATGCATTCCAGAAATAGCAATGGTCCTATTGTTCTTCTCACTCGACAACCCGCTGAAGGAAGAGCCCGTGATGGTGGTTTGCGTTTAGGAGAAATGGAAGTTGAGTGTAACTGGGCACATGGCACTATGTTCTTCCTGAAAGAGCGTTTCATGGAATGTTCTGACAACTACCGTATATTTGTTTGCAAAAAATGTAATCGTCCAGCTAATGTAAACCCAGATCGTAAAAAATACAAATGCTATAACTGTTCAAATAAAATAAATTTTGCAGAAGTAAGGATACCATTCGCAAGCAAATTATTAATGCAAGAGATTCAAAGTATGAGCATCGGTACCAGATTTTTAACCTCCTAAAAATCGGCTATTTTTTGATTAAAAACTTTCCGAACGCATTTTTTTTTATATTTAATAAATGTAAATGTGGAAACATATTTTACAAATCTCTTTGATATTTTGTATGTTTATTGTTATTGCTTATATTTATCGTTTAAACTTACAACAAATTAACAAAAAAAATAAGATGATAGAAAAATTTAAGGACAGTGTAGAAGATCCTAAACCTTATTCTAATGAGGATTTTGTATTATATGCAAACATCATCGGGATTTTTAAAACACAAATCGGAAAAGAACCTTCACAAGATGAGCTTTTTAGATGTTTTAACAAAATAAGATCAAATGATATGAGTCTAGCGGAACTCGATACCTTATTAGTTAAAGAGCCCAAAAATTATCGCTTGTTTTTGTTTCCAGAAGCAGAACAAATATTACTTTCTAATAATGATCATTTAGATTACGATAAACTTGTTGAGGAAGCAAGAAAGGATGTAAACAAAGAAGAAACTTTAAACAAACAAGATTACGAAAACTCGACTGAAGAAGAAGAAGATAGCCATATTGAATCTACACTAGAGTCTACAAAAACATCTAAAACATCTAAAACTGAACTTTATGACAAAGACAATAAAGTTCAATATATTATCAACCGACCAACTGTTTATAACATACACAACGGCACAACTAAAGGACTTGAATGTACGAATCCGTCGGACATTGAAGATACTATTGAAAATACTACTTTGAAAATTTTAAATTCATTAAAAAATACATCTGAAAATATTAAACCGAAAGCTATTGAAGATGACGGTGAATTGGTTGACGAATCTGAATATGTTCAATCGGAAGATGTAGAAAATAATAAACAAAATGTTCGTAATCGTTGTCAAACTCAAAAAGAATTGGATGACCAGAACAAACTTTCTATCTCAAACCATCAACGCAATTTAAATAAAATGGAATATGAATGTAACCGTAATAAAAAAAAAGAAACTTTAGCTCATGAGTATGACGACATGATACTCCGTCATGATCAATTGTGGAAGATGCCTGAACGAAGACCACCTGTATGCAGTATTGATTCAAAAAAGAAATGTAATGTAAATCCTGTCGAAGTCCAATCTGCTCTCATAGGGACTCTTTTAAATGACGCATCGTCCACATCCGTAGGTTCTATTCTTCCTAAGTTCCAATTTAAAGAAAAATAAAATAGGTAAATATATATTTATACCTCGATAGTTTTATTGTTATGATTTTATTACTTAACGGATTATCACGTTGTGGAAAAGACACAGTAGCAAATTATTTACAAAACAAATACCATTATGAACATTTCAAAATATCAAATAAACTTAAAAAAATAGTATCTGTTATGTTCGATGTCTCCTCAAGTGAATTAGAAGATCATCGCAAAGATGAAATAAATCATACATACGGTATTACACCCAGAGAAATGATGAAGTTTATGGGAACACATGTTGGACAGTATGAATTACAAAAAATTTTACCCAATATTAAAAGGTCTTTTTGGATAGACTCTATTATAAAAAGTATATCACCTCATATAAATATAGTTATTTCAGATTATCGCTTTCCGCATGAATATTCATCTTTGAAAACAGCATTCCCTTCTACTAATATCGTTGTGATCAAAATAGAACCTCATTTCAGTACATTTGAAAATCCAAAAAATATGGATGAAACAGAAATACAATTAAAACATGATCATTTAATAAAAAATATAAAATTGACACAGTTATACCACGATATAGATGATTTGATTAAAAAAATAAATTAAGTTATTTTTGCTTCTTCTATTTGGAATATCGTTTTATCAATTCATTATTCACACCAGTTAACAGTTTCTGTTTGTTTTTTATCCAATTTTTGAAATGGTATGATTCAAATATGTTTGTATCTTTTTTTCTCTTATATTTATCATTAAATCTATTTTCATAATATTGTCGTAGATCATATTCATTTTCTAGATCAGGTTTTATATATCGTGTAGGTCGCTTTGATGCATTATTAAACCATTTATTGAAATGTTTACTGTTATAAACATCAATATCCTTCATACATTTATGTGAATCACCATATTTCTTTTTATAATAAAGTTTTAATATTTCTTGTTGTAACTTTGAAATGGATTGTGTATTATTATTCTCATGTAAATCATTATGATGTAAATGTAATTGGTTGAGTTCTTTATGATCATCAATACTTAAGTTGACTTTTTCATCTTTTATGCCTAATGAAAACGTACCTAAAAATTGTGCATCTAAGGAATCGATATCGACGAGTCTCGTTTCTAACTTATGAAACAAAGTGTCAGCATATTCAACTGCTTTTTTATATATTTCTATTCCGAACTTCGTATAATATAAATCCTTCTCCGACAGAATGGAATCACATTCATTCTTTATTAGATCGATTGTGTTTTGTATAGACAATTTATCGTCATATGATGAGCAATTGTTTTCTAAAACATCTAATTTTAATTTAAATTTGTGCAAAAAATGTTTTGATCGTTCATTATCCCATATTTGTTGTTGTAATTCGTAGTTGTGTTTATTTATAGAATCTATGACAATATCCATTGTTAATAAAAGAAAATAAAATTAAATCGATTATAAGAAATAAAGTCAATTATTGTAATGATACCTACAAACAGATTCGTAATCACTTTTATGCCCAACCAATATTACCGAATCGTTTTTATTGGTTTGTTTTTTAATAATCCTTTTTGAGAATAAAGCATCGGTACCGTCTCCACATCTTAAACATAAAGCTTTTAGTTTTATAACAGAATCGGCTAAAGGAATAAGATCTATTAATTGTCCGAACCTATTTCGCAAAAAGTCACCATCTAAACCACAAATAGTAACCCACTTATCTAATTTTTCTACGCAATGATAAACAAATATATTTAAATCATCAAAAAATTGTGCTTCATCGATAAAAACAGCTTTTGCATTTTTAAAAGCATCGCTTTCTATCACTTCATGTAATTGATTACAGCTTGTCGAACTTTTAAAATAATTATTATGCGAATATATACCACTTTCTTCACCATATCTTTTGTCAGATTTATGATTGATAATCAAAACATTATCACCGTAAATAAGTTTGGTTTTGTCTATTCTTTTTAATAATTCAGAGGTTTTACCACTAAACATACAACCCATTATAATGTCAAGCTTTCCAGAAGAATATTGAAACTCCATTAAACAGTGACTTTTTAATTATATTTTAAAATATTATAAGTGATCGTTTAGAAAAAAATAACCTGTATTCAATTTTTTTTTTTAATTTCTTAAAGTCAATATCTTTAAACTCCATTGTCCCATTTGTTTGTGGATATTTGTTTTAGGTGTTAAACATAAACCCATTCTCGATTTTCAACACGAGGCCACCTATATTTCATACCAAACTGAACTTTGGGAAAATGGAAACATTCCGTTTCAACGTCGTCTACTTCATTGAATCCATTGATATCCCTTCGCACAAAAAACCCATTGAATCCGTGTTCGTTGCAACCAACGAACTTATACTCTTTTTTGAGCAAGCGAACGAATTCCATTAGGGACGCTCCACAATAGTTTGGACCACCCCAATTGTCAGTCCATCCATCGAAGTCATGTCGGTAGGGAACGGTTATCGATCGTTCTGGTCCATAAATATCGTTATATTCAAGGACAATCACACGTGGTAAGATCAGTTGCGTATCGATACATAGTGACTTCAATATCCAATAATCGATCCCATCCATATCTAAAGATAGTAGATCAATTTCGTTTTGAAAATTTTCACGAATAATATCTTCATGAATGTTACTTCGCGTTATCCATCCACTTGTGAATAAACACCACATTATGTGCAACCTTTTTTTATGCAAAAAATGATCTGCCTTGTATCACGTTGTTGAGCTGTCCGTCAAACAACAATCCAGTAAAACCATGGTGAATGATCAAATTGGCGGTATTGCATTCGTACCCGGCACCTGCGCAAATCTCAATGCACTTTTTGTTCGTTGTACCGATTATCTTGAAAATATGCTAAAGAATACCATCTTCTCCGTTTTGAGAAAACACCTTCTTTGCATACTCGTGTAACTTCATCACACAATTTTATGAAAAAAACAGTTCACTTATTTAAATAACTTTCCAGAAACATGTTGATAATACATTAAACAGTGACTTTTCGATACTATTTCTAAATATTATAAGTGCTCATTTAGAAAAAAAACTCAAACCTTTTTTAACTTCTTTAAGTCAGTCTCTTTTTTATGAAAATCGACAATAGCATTGCTCAAACTTTCAGTTAAACACATATCCATCTCTTGTATGCTATGAAATGTATCTTGAGCGATTTCATCTCGTGCTAATGACATCCAATTATACACAATAGGGGTAAATTTGTCAAGTGCATCTGTCCTTGGTTTTTTAATTGTTTTTTTTGAACAATCATCGGGTTGATCCATTTTTATCTAAATTTATCAGTCTTTTATGTTTAATACAATATTTATCACCGTTATGTGTTTTGTATTTACATTTTCTTCCCAACGATGTAGTTGCATTGCAAATTGAGTTTTGATAAAGATCTGTATTCAGATTCAAAACTCTTTCTAAATCTTCATGTGATATGTCAAATTCAACTTCTATTTTTTTGAGTTCGTTATTTAAATGTTGTTTTATGAAATCTATAACCATCTCATTTACATGTTGATGGATATTCATGAGAAGCTCGTTCATTTAAAATCGAAAACAATTACTTAAACAAAAAATGTGAATATTTCACTACCTATTCTTAAATATTGATTTATCTATGTTGAAACCTTTCACTGTAACTTCAATCGTTAATAACAACAAAACACTACTCAGATTGAAAACATATCCTCGTTCTTTAAGTAAATATGTGTATAAGTCGAGGAATCACATGAGGTGTGTAGTGCAAAAACCTATGATGAATGTTAATTTTGTTAAAAGCAATATGTCTAACAATGAACACATAAAGCATGTTTTGTTGGGTGGGATGTGTTTTTCTAATTTAGGTGTATATACTATTGTTAGAGATCTGAAGGATGTTTTGTTGATAACATCATGTGGAGCCGAAGCAGTTCCGTTCATGAAAACATGGGTAAACTTTCCATTATCAGTGCTATTTATGTGTTTTTTTACAAAACTTTGCAATATTAATTTGAAACAAGATCGTATCTATCGTATCATGTATTTAAGTGTTTTTTCAACCTACATGATACTTGGATATTTTTTATATCCTATTCAAGGAATATTGTCACCATTTTCAAATATTTCGTTAACATTGTCTGTATATAAAACTCCTTTGTTGATTTTGAATAATTGGGTATCTGCGTTATTTTACGCACTATCAACGATATGGGGATCTACAATAATTACTTTATTATTTTGGTTAACTGCCAACAATTATGTAAAAAAGGATTCCGCAAAAATAATCTACCCTTTATTTGGATTTATATCAAACATTTCATTAACTTTGTGTGGAATCATCACACGCTATTTAGGAGATATGTATAGAAACGATTGGATTTTGAATGTACAATCGTTAATGATTATAGTCTTTATATTTGGAATAATACATACGCTTTGTTATGAGATACTGGTTCGTAATTATTCCATAACCAACAATATTGATTTCAAACCCCCAAAAAAATCAAATGTGTCTGTGTTTGAGAGCATTAAAAAAGTTTTGACAATACCATTTGTAATGTATATGGTCATGTTGTTAGCGTGTTATGGTAGTGCAAGTAATTTGATTGACACCGTGTGGAAGTATAACATTCATCAATATTATCATAATCCAAGTGATTACTCAAAACTTATGGGAAGTATATCAACTTACAAGGGTATATTCTGTATGTTTACAATGATTCTTAGTAGTTTTGTATTGAAATACATTCCTTATAAGGTAACTATCATGATAACTCCGATATTAATGTCTTTGATGGGTGTAACATTTTTCATTATGAGTTTAACAACTAATAATTCGTATATTATCATAATATATGGTGCTATAATTACCATTGTTACAAAATCAATAAAATATGCATTCTTTGATCCTAATAAAGAGATCACATATATGTATATGGATGATGATGTAAAAACAAAAGGAAAAGCCACTATAGATTTACTGAGTAACCCAGTTGGAAAGTCTGGAACTTCGTTGATACTACAGTTTATGATATTAATGTACGGTAGTATTATAAATATGATACCTTACATGATGGTAATTTTTACATGTATTAGTATCATTTGGATTACATCAGCAAGCAAAATTGCGGATATTGTTACGAGTCGTTAAATAGTGTCATTTTTATCGCAAATCTTTTTCTCTAAATTGTTGATAGATTTGAATATCATGTAGAGTATAATGAGTATAGATGTCCAAAACATTACAATAATATCTATCGTTACGTTTTTGCTAACTGATAAAGCCCATTTAAATTTAAGATGATAAAATATCAACAAATTCAATATAAGATTAACAACTGTTCTTATTATAATTACATTGTTCTCACTTTTTTTGGTAATCATAAAATTATGGCGGATAAACAATCGATTTATGTATTCGGTAATTGTTTCTGAAGTAATGTATGATATGGTATATGAAACCACATACTTAAAGAATATAGCGTTGGTCTTGAATGATCCAATATACCAATTTATTGGGTCATGTACATCCTTTGCTATTATTATATCAAGAGAGTAATGTAAAAATAAGAATATTATGTTGCTAAACAAAAAGATAGAATCTGCTTTAGATTGACTTAGTTTATTGTTCAACATATATCCCAAAACCATTTTCATAATTTCAACCAATAAAAAGGGTAACAACGCTTTTCTTTTTTCTGTTTCGAAGTATTTAATAAGGAACTGTTTCATGTTTTATATTTAATATCAAATAAAATTTGATCTTGTGTGAACATTTTATAAGAAAAAAAAAATAAATATCATTATCTTAACTTTTTTTAAATGAATGAAACAGTGGAGAATTTTTTTAGATTGTCTATTCACTATGAAAAAAAAATTAGGAGATCCTTAGTTAATGAGATTATAGCAAAAATCAGACCACATGTGAATGACGAAGCTGAGTTAAAAAATTTAAGAAAATTGATTCATAAGTATATGAATAAAAGAAACAGAAGGGTTGTTAGTATAAGTGAATCAAAAAGAGCGGAATCGTTTTTAAATGAAAACGAAAATATATATGATACACCGAAAAAAAAAACTGTCAAAAAAGAAATTGTCAAAGAAGAAATTGTCAAAGAAATAAAGAAAAATGATACAAATTTAATCAATATGAAAAAATACATTTTAAAAGAGTTGAAATACAACATGTCACCCGTTACGACATCATTAACTGAAAGATTTTCAATTGCACAAGAAGTTTTAAAACTAATGCGGAAAAGCAATATAACTTTGACTTCTGCTAAGTGTATAGTATATACCAAGTATAATATATTCATCACTCATCCTGTTGAGTTTGATACATCGAAAACAGATGAAAATAATATGCATGAAGAAAGAGAATATGACGAAATAAGAGGGTGTATCGTCTATGGATGGAATGATGATGGTGATGTTTTGTATGAACCGACTTTTAATGCCAATATAACACCACCAACTTATAAACAATCTTGTCATCAATGGAGGGAAGTTTTAGAAAATAGATGGGAACAAAGATCATATTGTGACCCAGAAGAAGAGTTAGACACTTATATCGGTAACTAAAATTATTCAAAAAATTTATTATGTAAATTTTGTATATCATCAGATGTTGTGTTTTCATTTGATTGATTATTCTCAGGAGTTTCATCTTCCTCTACTATTTTTTTTGAATCATCTCTTAATTTTTGTATCATATCTCTAGAAAAGTCGTCAATTTCTTTCAAGTCTTTATTAAACGAACTTACAGACTTCTTCAAACGATCAAATCTTTTCTTTTCAAACTCAGTTAAGGTAGTCGTGACAAGTTTATAATGCTTATTAATTTTCAGATGCGCTTGTTTAAATTTTTTATTTGTGAATTTCTTTTCGGCTTTATCATGTGGGTGTGAATAGTTGTGCTGCGTGTTACTACAAATAGTAAGAAGATGCATTTTATAATCTACAACAAAATATTATATGTTATTTATAAAAAAATATTATATCTTATTTATAAAAAAATATTTTCATTTTAAAAATTATTACAATGCAAAAAACATTGATTAAAGATGTTAAACTATATGGTAAAACCATAAATTTTACATTGAAAGTTGGTTTTAAATTAATGAAATCAGAAAAAACATCAGAGACAGGTAAATGGGTAAAGCGTGAAATACTAAAAATGGGACCAACTTACATTAAACTGGGTCAGGTTGTGTCATCGAGACCGGATATGTTTCCTGAATATATTGTTAAAGAATTGGATGATTTACAGGATAATGTCCCTTCATTTTCTTTTAACAAGGTTAATGACATATTTTACGATGATTTTAACGAATCATTGGATGAAGTATTTCATTCCATAAATCCAATCCCATTAGCCGCTGCGTCGATCGGTCAGGTTCATTTAGGTACATTAAAGTCCAATAAAATGAAAAAAGTCGTTATTAAAGTGCTAAGACCTAACATAAAAGAGCATATTGTTTCTGAAATTGAATGTATATCAAATTTGTTTAGAATTTTAAATAAACTTGACCTTAGGATAATTAATGATATGTATTTGATAATCAACGAATGTTATAAGAATATATTAAAAGAAACAAATTTTAAAAATGAAATGTCAAATATTCATATTTTCTCTGATATTTTTGCAAATAACGACTTTATCAAAATACCACGAGTGTATTCTAAATATACAAGCTCTAATATCATAGTAATGGAATATATACCTGGTATCAAAATAAATAATATCGAAAAACTAAAAGAATGTAACATTGATAGTGTACAATTATCAAAAAGTCTTATGAGTTCATTCATTAGAATGATACTAGTGAATGGTTATTTACATTCTGACCCTCATCCTGGAAATATATCTGTCTCTTTAGATGGAACTATAATATTATATGATTTCGGAATTATCGAAAAGTACGATGATGACTTTATATTCGTTTTGCGAGATTTATGCGGAGCTTTTGTTGAAAGAAATGTTGAAAAAATAATGAATATATTATTGGAAAATGATATATTGTTCGCATTAGAAACAAATTCAAAAAGTATTGACAGTCTTAATGATAATGAATATGTAATACTGTTTAAAGTAGTCAGTAATGTTTTACAATACATTACCGATCTTAATTACAAAACATTGATAAGTAGATTTGACAAGGATAGTTACATTGATCCTAACGATATTCCATTCATATTGAATTCTAATATGGTGTTAATGTTCAAAACGATAAGCACATTGGAAGGTGTTTGTAAAACATTAAATCCCAACTTTTCTTATTATGATCTTGTAATGGATCTTGTAAGTGATCTTTTCAGTGCGGATGTTATATTTAATCGTGTACTAAACGATATAGGGTTGCTTATAGAAAACAGAGGAATAGTAAACAACAATAATAGTATATCAAATGAAAAGCTCAATAACGCCCAAATTTCTCAACTAAAAAAAAATATTAATAGGAATAATACCGCTTTGATAACATTATCCACTATTTCATTCATAACAATGTATTTTCTTGTTATATAAAAACAGTTTACATACCAATAAATTCAGAGATTAGTTTATGGTGTTTTCTAATATAAATTGATAATGCGTAACATGAAGATAATATAAATGCTGCCCATAACGTAGTGGGTTTTTCTAAAATAAAATTAGGTAAATAATATCTAATAGACATAAATGTAAAAAAGGCAATAGTCACTTCATTTGACAAAACACCAACCATTATTGTATTTAAAAGAAAAAAATGTAAATAATAAAATAAGGAATTAATCAAAATGAAAGATGATCAAAATTTAAATATCCTTATCGAAGTTAGTTTAGACGGCGCTTTATGTGACATTGCAAATGTTATTTTCTATCTTTATAAAGATGATTATGTATCCGCTCGATTGAAAAATAAATTGTGGTTTAAGTACGATGGACTTAAATGGAAACAAATAGAAGAAGGTCCGTATTACGAACTTTCAAAAACTGTTTTAGGTCATTATGAGAATTTCACAAAAGCTCTTATTGAAAAAGAATATATTGTAAAAAATGAATTAAATAATAATGATTTAAAATCTGAAAAGGAAAAGAATGAAGTTATCCTGAAAAAGATCACTTATGATATTCAAAAAGCGAATAGTATCATCGATAAGTTGAAAAATGTTAATTTTAAAGAATCTATTTGTAAAGAATGTCTTTATTTGTTTTATGATCCTGAATTTATTTCAAAACTTGATAAAAAAGAACATTTGGTATGTTTTAAGAACGCCGTTTATGATATTAAAAAAAACTGCGTAAAGAATCCAATAAAAGAAGATATGATATCTATTTACATAGATTATGAATACATTGAACCTATAGAACAGTCAGATAAAGATGCATTGAATGAATTGTTTGGTAAATTTTCAACATTTAGAAAAGGTTTGTTGAAAAAAAGACATCCTAAAAATGTTTATGATTTTGCTACATTTTAGAAATTTTTTAAATTGGAAAAAAAAAATTGATTTTATAGTTTATTTACCTAAAGAATAAGACATACTCATTTTATATACATTTACACTCTCATATTAACCATGGCTTCTTCTAACAACGCTATTATCTTCCCTAAAGAACTGGATGTTGAAAAGATATTGTACGACGAGCCTCGAAAACTTGAAAATGGTGGGAAGATGATTTATGTGTCATTCAAAAAATCACCAATTCGTATTCAGACTCCTTTGTGTTATTGTCCCTTTGGAATTAATGTTTATAAAAATGAAGATAGCAATACAGAAACTCATACCATTGAGCTATCCTTTAATGGTATGAATGATAAACCAAATATTATGGAATTCTTTACATTGATGCGTAATTTAGATGAATCAAATGTTTCGAAAGGATACGAGTATCAACAAAATTGGTTTCGTAAGAAGTATCCGTCGAAAGAGGTAATTGAAGCATTGTATACAACGATGATTAAATATCCTAAGGATAAGAATGGAGAAATTAGCACAGAATGGCCACCTCGTTTGAAGTGTAAGCTTCCATATGTAGATGGAAAATATAAATTTGAAATGTACAACAAAAGTAATGAACTGATTGATCCAAATGAAATTCAGACGAAAGGCTCTAGAATGGTTGTCATTATGAAATGTAATGGTATATGGATTGCTGGTGGGAAGTTTGGTATGTCATGGAAAGCTGAACAGATTCAAGTAATTCCTCCTAATAAAATTAGTGGGTTTTCAATTCGTTATATTGAAGAAGATATGATCAATAACAGTGTATCATCATTATCTAATGATGACGATACTCAGAAAAAACTTACAAATATGTTCAGTGCAACAAAAATTCAAGAATCTGAAAAGTCAACAGAAACTCTTGTAGGAAAAAGTAATATTGTATCAGATTCAGATTCAGATTCAGACAATGAAGAAGATGAACCTGAAGCAGTACCTGAAGCAGCAGTACCTGAAGCAGTAGTACCTGAAGCAGTACCTGAAGCAGCAGTACCTGAAGCAGCAGTACCTGAAGCAGTACCTGAAGCAGCAGTACCTGAAGCAGTACCTGAAACGGAACCTGAAGCTAAGAAGAAGGTTGTTGTAAAGAAGCGGATCGTAAAAAAGAAGGACACTTAATTACTATTTATTCATAAAGATCTATCATATATTTTACAAATTCGCTTCTTTTGATATCATTTTGATCAAAAACTATGTATTGAATCATGTTTAGATTTAGATTCAGATTTTTTTTTTGAATTAGCGACATTAAATGGTCTAAACCATTAATACTATCGGTAATATCACTTTGATGAAGGTCACCATTGACAATAAGCTTACTATTGCTTCCCATTCTGGTGATAAGGGATTTCATTTCATTAATGGAAGAATTTTGCATCTCATCTGCTATGACGAAACAATCTTCAAAAGTTCTACCACGAATATAAGACAAAGGACAAATTTCTATAAAATTGTTATGGATGTATGATTTGATCAGTTTATTATCATTGGAACTTTTAACAAAATTATCATATAATGGAATCAACCATGGAGTCATCTTAGCTTCGATATCACCAGGCAAAAACCCAATATTTTGCCCCACAGATACAGTGGGTCTTGTGATAATAATTTTTTTTATGTTTTTGTTATCTAACTGCTCTAATGCAATTTTACATGCAAAATGAGTTTTACCAGTTCCAGCAGGTCCGATACCAATTACAAACGGAATATCCATATTTCTCATAAACTCTTGGTATATATGTTGTTTGTGTGTAGGTTGAATTTTATTTACTGTGTGATATGAATTAATGTTAGATTTATTACGACCACAATATATCGTTTTTATTGCTTTATTGCGATATGTATTCTTGTAACATTTTTTAGAAAGAACTGATGAAAAATGTAAACTAGTAAAATTATGTGTTAAATGCTGCATACTAGATTTGTTATGTTTCTTATTATGATTAATAAAAAATAACAAATTTGAACACAAACATAGTTTCATTATATGTTTACATGTTTCTTTGTAAATGTTGTGATGTTTTATATTTATTGTAAACATTTGTTAAGCTTTTTGGGTGTTTTTTTAGCAGCAAACTTTCCTGAAAATTTAAAATAGGTATCTGATGTATCTTTATGAACTTTTAGTTCTTTTTCGTCACAATCAATTGTTATCAAATTTTTGTTTTTAGATTGAGATATAGGACATTGTAACACACAAATCTCTATTTCTTTAGTATTTTGATCACTATAATAAACACCTAAACCATTAAACACACTGTCCATATATCCATACAGGTTACACTGCTTGTTTAATTTACTTTTATTATTATTATAAATTAGGTCACATACAATATTAATAATATTTACATTACAAGAGACATGTCTATTTATTTTAATAAGCTCACACATTAAGCCTAATACTTTCAAACAGTCGGTATCCATTTTATTGAAAAAGATAACTCCAGAGCAGTTAATATACACCTGATCAAAATTATAGGTCTCTACATTAAGATTTTGACAAATTTTATTGAGAATGTTTAGGTCAATATTGTCGAGATAACTTGATTTTTCATGTGAAGGATAGTACATTAAACTATTTGATCCTTCATGAATGTATTTATCAATCAAATGAACCGGTTGATGGTTAATGAATAATACTCCTGGTTTTATGATCATTCCTTTTTCAAAATTACTGAAAACAATGCCCATGAACATATTAGGTTCAGTTATGTTCTGATCGTTTTCACCCAAATTAAGTATGTCTATTTTAAAACCAAATTTATATTTTTGAATAATTTGTTTAACATCATTTATAGGAGTAATAAGATCATTGCACACAATTTCAACAGGTAAATTATTGTTCACATTGTTCATATTTTTCAAAGTATCTTCAAGAAGTGTATACTCGTATGAATGTGAAAGGAGGATAGAAATACCATTACCAGTATAAAATAGTGTCTTATCAAAATGAGGTTGTTTGTATATGACATCAATCACTTTGACAAAATTATCGATTAAAGGAATTGTAATGCCTAAAGTGTTTGTTTTGTCATCTTGTATGAAAATATTACTAATTCTTTCAATATGGTTTTTATATATATCTTGACGTTCAAATGTTAGTGGATGAAATCTATGTTTAACACTGAAAGAATTAGATCTATAATCAGAATTTTTATAAAAATCTGTTCGAACCCATTCTACCATATCTATCGCTTTACAACAAGAAAACTCATCGTAATATAATTGATTATCTTTAAAAGGCTCGCAATTATGTATTATAGGTATGTCTATAGTCATCATTTCAAGATGTAAGAAATTTAAATTGTTCATGATGTTATGACTAATAACAACATTGATAAAGTTGTTGTTTTGTTTGATAAGAGAAATAGTGTTTGGCATTATCATTCTATCATATGCTTCTAGTTTTTGAGTTTTATAAATCTCAAGTTTTTGAATGAAATCATTGTTACTGTTTTTTATTACATTCAAACCGCAAAACACATATACTTTATTGAGTTTATCTCCATATTTTCTTTGATAATTTTCAGCAATTAATATGGGAACAAAGGCAGTTTTATGAATACTCATGTTGGGTTCATAAATTAATATGTTGATTTTACTCCTTGATATCTCGTGGTAATCCGTTTCAATATTTAAACTTTTTGCGTGAAGATTAATAATTGTATCGTTCCATATATAAGGGAGTATATAGGAGGGTTTACCGGTCAATAATGTTATGTAATCAGGTAAAAATGGATACATTTCCAATACCCAATACTCGTCATATATTGTATCAAAATCATGGGCATGTAAAATATGATGTTTATCAAAAACAAACTCTTCCTGATGTAGGATATAAAGGTTACCACATACAAGATTGACGCATTTGATATTATGTGTCTTGATGGTATTAATGATATCGGTATCATTCTTTGGATTCAAATGAAGGGATACGAAAATGAACAGTTTATAATTTGATAGTTTTGAATTTTTGTCAATGAATTTGATTGGTTCATTTGTTATAGGAAAGTTTTGAAAATCTTCTTCAATGCCAATATAATCGCATGGGTACCCTAGACTAACTATCAACTGTTTAAGAAAAACAGCTTGTTGTACACAACCATTTGTAAATACACTTTGTGGATTTCTTATTACAAGACCTATTTTGTTTGCAAGAAGAACCATGATGTTTTATATCTTATATTATTTAACGATTTGAAAATAAACGTATACTACGCAACTCTATATTTGTATTTATATCCATTCGTTTCGGATTGCTTAAGTTTACTATTAATCATCAAGGCTTGATGTATCTCTTTATTCCATTTAACTCTGTAATAAAAAAACACTAAAAAGAGTAAAAGAAAAAATGAAATAATTCCACCTATAAAATAAAAGCTATATGACATTCTTTATATTCAAATAATACAAAAAAGTGACAGTAATTTGAATATTATTTATAATTATGATACGAGTCCTAGTTATAAAATAACAACAACACTGATGGAAGTTATTAAGAATATATTAAATAAAAATTCTTTGGTTTATTTTAAATTACCTGGATGCTCAGATTGTAATAAACTGGATATATTTTTAAAAGAAAAAGGAGTGACATGTTTATGTTTTAACCTTAGTGAAATTGATGATGATAACAGCTATGAGGAAGCGGTTTCGCATTTACATAGCTTGAGCAAAACACGACGATGCCCAATGTTATTTATAAATGGAACTTATTACGGTGATTATAATGCAGTTTTAAATTTGTATGCTGTTGGTGAGTTATCTAAAATTTTGAAGAGTGAATTGAATGTTACGATTGAAGATCAAGAGTTTTAGTTTTGTTTCTTTTTTTACATTATTTTGCTCATTTCAAGTGAACGATATTGTAGTAAAACCATTAAATTTTGTCATTTGTTTTATCATAGAACGGGGTTTATTGTTGAGTAATGTGTTATTTTTCATTTGAAAATCATCGGTTGTTCTTACATGATCATTATCGTGTATCCTTTCATATTTTTTAGAAGCTACTTCATGATCTTTAGATTGTTTATGATGATTATCTGAATTGCATACAATCATATCATTTTCAATAGGTTGACTGTTTTTTTTCACATAAATTAAAAGATCGTTTTCTAAAAACCATCTAAAGAAATTGAGTTGACCTATAGTAGTTTCAACAAATTTTTCCGAGGAATAATAAAAATCAATCCTGTCTCTTCTTCTAAACGGATCAAACTGAATTTTCTTGAAAGCTTTTAATTGAGAACGATAATTAGAGTAAACATTGAAGTATTCGTCATTATTACTGTTTTTCTTAACTAAAACTACGTTATTTTTTTTACAGTAATTAGTAACAAACCAATCGATCAAACGAAGCGAAATCTTGGAAGATTTACCAATAATAGGAAGGATCTCTTGAAGTTTATCTAAATTGGAACTGTAATACTTGCTAAGAGATAAAAGTAACAATTCGTTATTATTGTTATCTTTCATTTTTAATGAATTTAAAATCGGTTCTTAAGTTTAAATCAGTATTCAAAAATGAATGTATTAATATATTTAGCAATAAAATGAGTGAAAATGAGTTCATTAACAAAGTAACCAATTCTTTATTCAACGACAAATTTAGATTGATGTATAATTTATTTGGTTATCCTAATCTTGTAAAAGTTGAAGATAAAGAAAAAACTATTTACATAGATAAAAAAAATAACAACATATTATTGATGAAAAGTTTTCAGTTAAACAATCCTAATATAAAAGTCTCAATCACACCCACCAATCTCTAATGGACGTCTATTTAAGTCCGATTCAATAGTGGTTTGATTCCATGGTGAAACCTTGACTTGAGGGTTGGGTGGTTCGGAGCGAATTTGACGATTAGCATTACGAAGAGATGTACCGACGGTATTGACACCAGTATGGTAACCAGCATTAAGGAAATTTTTATCTTTAAGATCACCTTGACCAGCAGGATTTACTTGAGCCCATTTGGAGTTGGCTGCATCTTTTGGAAGGAGATCCTCGGCTGTAAGTTTATCTTTCGGGAAGCAATCTTTAGGAAGCTTCTCACCAGTTTGATTCACTGGTTTATAATTTTGATTGGACTCTGGTTCGGATGGTACTGCATTTTTGGATGATGATTTAACTGTCTCAACAAATTTTGAGGAAGTGGGCATGACATAATCTGAAGGTAATAACATATCATTTTTGTCGCTTATTTCTGCAGCTTCAAAACCTTCATCATTTTCTTTTTGTTTCTTGGCATATTCCATAGCAAGATAAATTAAAGCAGCCGCAGCTAATAATATTAAAACACCACGAAGAATATCTGTAATTGACATTTTTATTTATAATGTAATATATTATTTTTTTCAAATAATTCATTCAAATAATTATCAACTTTATTCAGAGTTTTCAGGTTTACATGTTTTTTATTAATTTCCTCTTGCATAGATTTTAATGATTTTACATTAGTCTTTAAACTATCAATCATAATTGATATTTTTTCAAGTAATTCATTTTTCATGTGATTTTTATCCATATCATCTGGTTCAGGTATGTCTTCATCATCAACTCCTATTGTAGAGGTACTGTTTACATCAATTTTATTGTTCTCGAAAGAGAACGGTTCCAACTCTTCAATCTCTAATACACGAACCTTTCGTGAAGAGTTTGCCTTAATCTTAAACAAATATTTTTGATTCAAATTTATCGTCGATAATATGGGAATAGAACCAGATAAATTTAATGATAAATCAATATATTCGTTATCACTTTCTAAAACATCTATATCCATATTCGCACATACATCGTTGAGTAATTCTACATTCAGATCCTCTTTAGAACATCTCACAACTAAATTTGCGGTTTCTTTACTACTACATTTTGTGTTGTCTTTGATCAATACATTATTCAACAAAAAGATAGAACTCATCTTGTATTAAGAATAATGTGTAAAAAAAAAAGATGGACTTTAACGCATTCGATACAAATGTTTGTTTTTGTTATTTGATACTTTAAACATATATTGGACAATATTATCGTACAATTTGTCTTCGTTAATGTTAAATAAACTTATTGGATGATTGATGTAAACATCATTTTTAATTCTTTTTAAAATTACATTGTAAATTTCATCGACGGTTTTTTCATTTAAGAAAAACCAATTTTTGAAATTATGTTCAGAGTTCATGACGAAGAGACAATCTAAAAAGTGTAATATGTATTTATAGAAGAATCGCCAATATTGTTTAAATCAGTTCAAAGGTTTTCAGCTATAGTTTAGGCAAAGAAGACAACATGTATTACAACGATATTAGAGAGATATTTCTTGATTACAATATGAACTCGTTCATCAATTTACATGAGGACATTAAGGAAATATACGAAGACCTGGGGTTTTTGAATAAGAGTGTTTCTCAAGATTTCATAAAGATGATCATGGAATGTATTCAATTGAACGAATCAGTTTTTCATAATAATGATAACTCAAGCGATGATGACAGTGAGGTTGTAAAAAAATATTAGCATATGTTGTAAAAAAATATTAGTATATGTTATAAAAAAACTAATAATGGTGAACGGTACTAACAAGTCAGGTGGTAATGTTGCTTATAATGCTGCTACATTTGAAAAAAAGAAAGGAGGATATTCTGGCTGTGCAGCTAATGCTGCAGAATATAAAGAACACGCTGGTGGTAGTAAAAAATACACTAATAAAAACACTCCATCTAATCGAAGCGCTGCAAAGAAGGGAGGTAATTTAGCACAGGATGTGTCAAATCTTTTGGTACCATTTGGTTTAATTCTTGCTAAAGAAAGCTTACAAGCGTTCCTCAAAAAAGATAAGGCTTCTTCTGCCATGAAATCTAAGAAAGCTTCTGTGAAGAAAGTGTCTCTTTCTAAAAAGTAAATTTTATTTATGAAAATTGGATCTAATGAATAAATTCTTTTCAAAAGTTTTATTCATTTCCATATTGTGAGTATCAAAAACACATTTATTATTTTCCTTCCGAATATATAGTTTAGAATAATTTATAAGTTCGTCTAGACTACATATCGCATTATCACAGCCGTTTTCATTTGTTACATGTATGTTTTTAAGAATATACCATTTTCTCATTTCAAAATCTTTATGTGATTCTTCTGGTAAGTATGGAATGTCAACAATATTGTTTTTATAAACGATTAAGTTCTTATGCATGTTTGTATAATCTTTTCGTTAAAAATCTTTTTTTAAATATATATATATATCTTTAAAGTAAAAACCATATAAATGGATAAAAACGATAAATCAATTTTTAATTATATTGTAGAGTTCAATGTAACTTCTAAAGTGGGAGAAGAGTATCTCCCTATGATTGAAGATATAGTCAAAATGGTTATGTTACAGTTTTTTATACAATTAATGTTATTTGTTCGAAACCCATATGAACATAGTGTATTTGACAGTCATTTTCTTGAGATTATAATATATCTTGTATTGGCGCTTTGCGTATATTGGCTTCTCTTTAAAAGATTAGTAAAACTAACATAAAAATGAATTGGAATATTTTAAATACTACAGATTTTCCTTTAGAAAACTTTCAAGAGCCCAATGAACTTTCAAAAAAAACATACAATATTAATATACGTCAAAGCGATATAATTCTTGGTAATGATGTTATGAATGATTTAGAGGTGTTTCATCCATATGATAACGCAAATTTTAGGTCTACAGTATATTACATCTTTCAAGAGAAATGTTCCACAATAGGTTCCAAAACTTTTCTTGAAGAATTGTTGAAGAATCCGTTATGTAATGTCAGCAACCTAAACAAAAGAAAAGAATGTCTAAACACTTTATCCAATATCGACCCAAATACATATACCAATTTGCTATCTCAACTTAAAAAAACGGAGACCGATTTCCTATGGTTTTTCTCACAAAATGAAAAAACAGTTGACGAACTAATTAATACTATCTATTTCAGTTTTTGGATTCTTAATAAATTGAACAACGATCCTGTCACTATGACGTCATATAACTTCTATAAAATTATGATATCCCCTGTTCTTGGGATTCTTTCTCCTGTTATTTATTTCATAATTCCATTTATCATACTCAAGTACAAATTTGGTCATTTATTTAAGATGTCATTTTTTACATATGTGAAAATGTTATACAAAAGTATGACGATGTCCAGTAATGTATTAAACTTATTGAATAGCGGAAATACTATGTTGTCAAGGTTACAGATTGTAACTTATATACTTTCATTTTTGTTTTATTTTCAAGGAATTATAAATACAGTAAATGTTTCTCAGACAGCTTATAAAATAGTCGAGTTCATATCTAATAAAGTAAATAATGCATTTACATATCTAAAATCATGTATTCAACTTAATGATAACATATGGAAAAATATAATTTTACCATTTGAAGATTCGTTTGTCAGTACAAAAATACCATTTGATGATGAAAGTACAATCCAAATGTTGAGAGATTATAAACCATTTTCATCTTTTACAATATTCTCACATTTCGGTGATCAGCTTGTTAAATATAAAAATTTTAATCAATTTGACTTTTTAAATATTGTTAATAAATCATATATCATCGATGCACTTATATCAATAATAACCGTAAAAAACGAACACGAACTGTCTTTTACAAAGTATAATACAAGTTTAAGCGATACATTTGTTAATTCTAAAAAAGCATGGCATTTATGTGTAAATAAAGATGTCTCAGTAAAAAATGATTTTAATTTTAAAAACGCACTGATAACAGGGCCCAATGCTGGTGGAAAGTCAACCCTTATAAAAACGCTTTGTTTGAATGTTTTACTCGCCCAGACCATCACCTTAACTGCATCTGAATATACTGAAATGACTCCATTCTTTTTCATCAATACCCAGATAAATATCCCTGATAGTAAAGGTGTTGAGTCATTGTTTGAGGCTGAAATGAACCGATGTTTATATATATTATCTGTTATCAAAAAACATCCAGAAGCAAAATCATTAATTGTAATGGATGAAATTTTCAATAGCACAAATGTAATAGAAGCAATTGCTGGCGCTTACTCCATTTTACAAAAAATAAGCGAATTTAAAAACGTGATGACAGTAATTACAACACATTTTATCTATCTAACAAAACTTAAAAAAGAAACCTCTTTCGTTTGTTATAAAATGAATGTAAATATTAAAAAAGATCATAGCATACATTTTCCATATATACTTTCAAAAGGTATCTCAAAACAATATGTTGCACTTGAATTGCTTAAAGGGCGTGGATTTGATGAATCTATTTTGAACAATGCTATGACTATAAAGAATAAATTAGCGAAATGAGTTTAAAACCGAAGTATTTTAATATATATCAAATTAAATTTTGTTATGAAAAAGTGTATGACACCACCTTCTATGAGATTATTCAAAATGAGTTCTTCGATAAATAATATGCTAATGCTTGGTATTGTGTTATTTAGTGTATTTTTGATATACAGATATGTAAAATCCTTAGAAACAGAGGTTAAAGTTCTTGCAGATAAGTTTAATACTTTACAATATGACTTGACTCGACCTATTATAATGTCTAACGATAACAAGTGCGATTCTTCTATGGATAATTATGTATTAAAAAACACAGAAAAACAGGAAGATATAATAGATAATGATAATGATACAGATAATGATACAGATAGTGTAAAATCGGAAGATATTTTAAAATTAATTGACGAAATTCAAAATAACGACCTCGTAAATGACGACGCAACTGAAGATCCAGAAAAACTTTTAACAGATCAACAAAAACAAAATGATGAAAACGAGAGTTTTGAACAGGTAGCAAATACCAACAATGAAGTTCTTGAAGAAGATGATATAGTATTGAAAAAAACATTCGATACAGAAGATGTATCATTGACGGAGTGTTTTCTTGTAAAGAAAACTAATGAAGAGTTGCGTGTAATTTTAAAGACACATGGAAAGAATACGAAAGGTCCAAAGAGTGAATTAATCAAGCGTATCTTAGAAGATTAAATCATAAAAAAATATATATATATATAATCAAAAAAATTTTGTTTTATATTAATTAAAATACATAAACGATGTCTTGTAATCAGTGTGATGAAAATCCTAAATTAAGTTCAAAAACAAATAACAGTGTTGCTCAAACAAAAACTGACAATAAACAAACATTGGCATCGTGTCCATTTCGTATGGCTGATGGTCGTAATTTCACAGATTATCGTACTCAATGCACACTTGATCATCAACGCAAAACTAAAAAGAATTTCAAATCAAGTTACGAAGAACGCCAGTTCATGATTCATAATGCATCTAACATGATTCAAGACAACGTTTCCCTTTCTGAAAAAATGAATGAATGTTCTGGTTGTTACTCAACCAATGTACCAGGAACTATGTTACCTGAAAGAAATATGGTTCAGTGTAATGATAAAAAATGCAATTTTACTGAAAACAACCATTCGGGATTAGGAACTGGAAGAAATTATAATTAGATAAAGGTATACAACAGTTTATATGACTTTATCTTCACATTAGTTTTTCTTAGAATAATATAAATGATACAAGTGCGTCATGTTAATACAATAAATGGTATGAATGATACACATGATTTTATATTACATATTCAAACATCAGTAGACATTGATAAAAAAAAAATCTATTATTCTGCAGCAAACTCCCCTGATTATAGAACAAGTTTTACAGGTTCGGCTTTACCGTTTCATAACGAAGAACAAGCATTTGACAAGTCCGAAAATACAGGTTTTATCATCATTGATGACAATAAAACAGGTATACTAAAAATAAATTACCCTAATGCTTACTATAAAGATTTGGGAAACACGTATGTAAAACCTAATGTAAAAATATGGTTCTATATTGAATCGAAAAAACAAGAATTTACTGTTAAATTATCAGATGGTATTCAGGTAAGAAGTTTAACCAATCCTTATCAAAGAAAAAATTGTGAATTTTATAATACATTATGGTCTTTACCGGTGAGATCTCAGGAAAGTATTTTAAGAGATTCTTCGTTTCCAGAAAAAGACACATATATTGAAAACTTTTGGGGATTGAGACCTCCTAAATAAATCCAAAAAGTTTTTTTATACTATCGATAAATGACATTGATGATTCTGTTGCTTTAGTGTCAATTTCATCCATTTCTTCATTTACAATATTAAATTCTTTCATTATATTGTCATACTTTTGAGAACTTGTTAAGTCTTTATAATCAGAAGTTGATGCATGTGTAATTGTTGGTTCGGTACCCGGGTCAACTACAACCTTGTTTGCTGAAGATGTTGATGTTGATGTTGATGTTGATGTTGATGACGATGTTGAGCTTACAGGATCTGTATTGTTTTTTACAGCTTCAGCTATTCTTACAAGTTCATCGTAAGAGATATTTCCGATAGGTCGACTTAATATGTCATTCGCAACATTATTGAAAGTAGGAACAGAGCTTAACAAATTAGTAGTGGAGATTTTTTGAATAACATCACCCTGAGCATACTCACTTGGTAATATTTCATTTGATCTCACATGGTAAGTGTTCCTTTCTATATTATTAGGTACAACTGTACGTAACCCTTTGAAAAATACACGATCTGTTTTATTATCATCAAATATATTAGAACAAGTATGTAATAATATATTACTTGACACATTAGATAGTATATGCTCTTCAGAATTGGGAAATAATGCATCACATATACTCTTCTGATAATCCGTAAAATCAGTGATATCACCATTTTGAATATTTTTACAATAATCCTTGACACTTTCTAGACATTGAGAAGAAGATACGATAGATGCCAAATCTGACCAATCTACACCGTCACATTCTTGACAGACAGAAGATGATAATTTACAAGATTTCTTTTCTAAATACTCATCTGCCTCGGACGTCCTATGGTATAACTCGTGTTGTGTGGTTAAGAAAATATTGGATAATTCAATATCTCTTTGCTGTCGCAAGTTACTATTTATATTACTAATAATAGTGCTACTTTGAGTCGTGGTGTGAATTGCCTTCTTAAAAATACCAAAACTATAGATGTATAATTTTAAAGACGAATATATAGTGGGATTTTGTTGTGAACCTTCTTTCCATTTATTCATCATAAACTTCTCACTGCTTAATGTGATACCATTATTTACAGAACCACCAATAAAACGTATCTCTGACATTTCTATTCGAACAGGATTCAATAAAAATCGTTCATCATCAATTGTCATTTTTATATAGTGTACATTGTCTTCCATATACTTAACAAATGTCAATAAATGTGTTCCCTTGTTAAAGTCGACACGGTTTGATAATCTTGCTTCATTATTAAATATATACTGATATTCCAACCCTGCATAATTAATTTTGAATGTCTCAAATGTTTCATTGTCACCTTTCTTTAGTTCTAAATGAATCGCTAAAGCTTTTAGTCCTGTTATGTTTGAAGAATATAATTCAATTAAATTGTAAAGTTTACCATCTGTAGAATAATCATTCACAGTAAAATCAAACTTAATAAACCAAAAAATAGAAAACTCACGCATCCCATTCAAATTTAACTCATTGCATGGATAACCCTCTATTTGTGTATAATCATGTAATCTTATACCATTTCTTTGATCAACTAACTCTGTTAAAGGATTTGCATTGTCTTGAGACAAAATTAGTTTTATGTATTTTTCATTAGTGGTATTCTTCAAGTTATGAAAAGTTCCGATATTAGGTTCAAATGAATCTATTTGAAATGTTGAAAAATAGCACACAACATTTGATGTTAACATGTTAATCTTTTCTAACATATCATCTTTATGTGATATATTTTGAACATAACTTGGTTGACTCATTGTTGTCTCATCAAAGGATTCATATATATTATTTTTATTAATTAATGGTGCAATCAACAAAAGAGACAGAGACAATCCAATTATCATCATGTTATTACGGCTTGTTTTAAGAATTTGTTTATTTTTTAATATTAATACTAGAACTAGTAATGAATAAAAAAGCATTAACATACACGCTTTGTTATCCATTCTTGATAAACAACTATTATTGTTATTTACATAGATATTAAAATTTACTGTGTCTATTCTATTCGGTTATATCTTTTTTTTAAAAAAATATATTATGTTAAAAATATAAAAACCTGTAAAATGAATATCGAATCGTCAACTAATTTATCTAACGATAATCCACAAAGAAAAATAATTTATGTTGGGGGAGATGATGAAGACTATTTGGGTACCAACATCAATGGACGTGATAATGAATCTTTTAATAACGAACAAAATCATAATGAAAATACAAACAGTAATAGAGACTTGAATCACAACAGTATTGAAAAAACATCGGAACCTATTCATGAAAGACATTTAAATCATAATAACAACAAGTATGATTCTACACATAAAGAACAGTATGGCGTTATTAATCATCAAGAAGATGAGTTTATGTATGGTGGTGGTAAATCTAGAAGTGGTAGCAGAAATGGTAGCAGAAATGGTAGTAGAAGTGGTGACGATATTGAATCTAGTGACGATGAAACAGATACGTCTTCAATAAGCACTGCGCAACTTTTAAATGTAGATCCAGTTTACTTCAGATTAACTAAATTCCTAACATGTACCGATAGTTGTGGTGAAAACAAAAATGTAACCCATGTGCTTAATGATATCCTAACGGAATTTAAAAAGATGAACATTTTTCTTGAAACATTGACCCGTAAGTAAATAGCATAGCTGTTTATTACGATGGAAGTTGTAACTTGACTCTCTTAATCTTATCATGGTTTTCATTTAAAACATTCTTTATAAAATTATACGCAATATCTATATGTATTTCCTTGGTCACACCAGTTATTAAAATACATCCACTTTGAAATATAGATATTGTGATTTTTTTACACGCATCTGTTGTTATACCATCACCTTTCCCATTACATGGTGTTGGACAACAACATTTACCTTGTTTACCGAGTGGTGTAGTATTTATATCCAAATTTTTGTTTAAATTGTATTGAATTTTAACCCCTGGATATATACAAGCCTCATACGAAGAAGATACACTGAACTCTTTTAACAGCAGATTGTATAATAAATCCCTCCTTATCTCCATATCTACTCGAAAGTCGCTATTTATCAAATGTATATCGAATCTTGTAAATTTTAAATCATCGATATTGTCAACAACCTCTTTATCGTGATTTTCATGTATATTTTTAATCATATCAATAATACTTTGGATCGCATTCTTACCCTGCTCTACACTCTTGACTCCAGTCATTTGAATTTTGCCATTCTTAAAAACCTTGATGTTTAATGTATCTTTCTCATTAACTCTGTATTTGATAGTTACTGAATTGTCAAATCTTTTCGTATACGCTTCCTTTTTACCATTCACTCTTACATATCTCTTTTTTAAATTAACACCTTTACATATCTGTGAATGTTTGTTGCTTCCAAATTCAGCATATACTATTCCCATGACATTCGTATCCAATATATCCACTATTATTACATGATCATACAAACTATCTAAATTTACATTTACACCTATACATCCAGTCGCTGTCATCGTAGATATTCTATAATTCGTAAATGTTAACATGTTTGATATCTTATTTACCAAAATTTGTAATGGTTTAAAGAGATCCTATTTAAAAAAAATATATATATATCTTTAAGTTAATTTCAATTTTTTTTACACATACGAGAAGTTTTAAAGTGTTTGATAAATGTCTTCGAATGTATTAAGATTATCAAGCCACATGGTCTTTTCATTTGTGGATTCTAATGTAGTCAATATATCTCTTTTTTTATTGAGTTCTTTAATAAGTTCTTCTTTTTTTTCATATGTAAAATTATATACAGGCATCTTTATCAGATAATCGTAACAATTTTCTTGTTTAGGAAATTTATTTTCTTCAAGATATTTTTGAATAATTGTTTTTTTAGCATTCAATAATTTTAATCGCTCTTCAATGACATCAAGAATAAATCGAATTCGGGCATCCATAAATAATATATCATGGTTGATCTTGGAAATAAGATTCGTTTTTCTATCTTTATAAGCATTTAAACGGATTGTATAAAATTCCCTCAAAATATCCAACACATTTTCATATTTTTTTATTTTTCCATCTGATGTATACAAATGCATATTTGAAGTCATTAATGGTCGTGAATTTGTCATCTTGAATTCTTGCTGAAATTTAGTTAATGTTTGACCATCTTTAATATCAAACATCTCATCAGTCACATTTTTGTTATGGAAAATAAGTATAAATGAAACTATCTTTTCCGTATAATGGCTTTCGTAATCTTTTAAGATCTTTGGATTTTTATCAATATAACTTTCCAAATGTACCTTGAAATCCTCGGTCCATATTCCAATAGGCAATTCTGTAACCTCAATCATAGTATTAGATTTTCGATGATACTTTCCATAACTGACACCATCTTTTATTACACCAGTATGATTTCTATACCACGGTGTCATTTCGTTCAACTCTGCAGTATCATCTTTCAATAAAATTCTTATGTTTGAAATGATATCTTTAGGATTATAACATGGAATGTTTGTACTAAATCCAGTTCCAATACCACTTGTACCATTGATCAATATCATTGGAAGGATTGGTATATAATGATGTGGTTCAATCATCAAACCGTCGTCTTCCATATAAGTATATATGTCATGATCATCTTGATGGAATAATGCATAAACTATTGGTGTATTAAGTTGTGTATGAATGTATCTTGAACTCGCTGAATCTTTTCCACCCTGAACACGAGATCCAAATTGTCCATTAGGACACAATAGATTAATGTTGTTCGATCCAATAAAATCTTGAGCCATACCTATTATCGCATCTTGAAGACTTACTTCACCGTGATGATATGCACCGTGTTCACTCACATATCCTGCTAGTTGTGCCACTTTAATCTCTTTATGAAGCTTTCTTTTGAAGCAACAATACAATATCTTACGCAAACTTTTCTTCAAACCATCACATATACTCGGAATAGATCTCTCTAAATTATAAACACTGAAATGAATTAATTCCTTGTTCACAAATTCGGAATACTCAACATCCTTCTTCATGAAATCAAGAGTATTATCCATGTTATATTCATATATCCATCTCTTACGATCATCACTTCTCTTTTTATTGAATGCCATATCAATGCTTTCATCAGATAATTCTTTATCATATGTATATGTAACATACTTCATGTTCTTGAAATACTCCTTGGCTTCTTTGTTTGTAGATGTACCCAGCCCCTTATAATACTTGATCTCCCACCCATTATGATTAGGTGTATCTTTTTTCCAATGATCGTAATCAGTTAAACAATAAAACTCTTTTACCGTTTTTCCTTTACGAACTTTCACAATAGGAGTAAGCATCGAATTCATAAAACCATCGATCTTCATAAGAGTTGGCCACATACTTTGAAATACATTGAATAACAAGCCCTTGATATGAGATCCATCTACATCTGAATCAGTCATTATCATAATCTTTCCATATCTTAAATCACTTACATCCTGATATTGTTTATTACTCTCCAACCCTAAGATTTTCTTTATATTCGTAATTTCCTCATTATCATTGATCCTTTTTAAGGTCATGTCTTTTACATTCATAACCTTCCCTCTTAAGGGAAAAACACCATATTTATTTCGTCCAACTTCACTCAAACCTGATATGGCCATTGTTTTCGCAGAATCTCCTTCTGTTAAAATAAGCGTACACTCTGCACTATTTTTTGTTCCAGCCCAATTTGCATCATCGAGTTTTGCAATACCACGCAATGTATTTCTCTTCTTTCCATCTGTTTTTTTACTATTCTTATCATCAGATAGCGCAGATATATTTATAGCTTTATCTACAATACCAGTCTTGTACAATTTATCAATAAATTTATCATCCACATCAAATTTACTACCAAATTTTGATATAGGTGTTGTTAAAGTTTCCTTCGATTGACTATCGAATGTTGGATTTACAATAGTACTATTCACAAAAACGAACAAAAACTCTTTTATATGTTGCTGTTTTACATTCGTTTTCTTCTTCTTGTTAATCATTTCACTTAGTTTTTTTGTAATTTGGTTTGTGATGTACTCTATATGCTTACCACCACGAATTGTACTTATACCATTCACAAATGATACTTGCTGAAACCCATCATCACTATATGTAGCTGCAATTTGCCATCTGTTGTTGCTACATACATCACTCACACGAGGATGTTCGCTCTTGGATCCAATAAACATATCAACATATTTATCAAAAGTACTTGCTTTCAACTTTTCATCATTTAAATTTACTTTCAAATTCCCAAGTGAAATAGAGTTTATATCATAAACTCGTTTCATATATAGATTTAACATGTCATCAGATAACTCAGTTATCTTAAATTTTGAAAAATCAGGCTCAAAAGTGATCTTTGTATACGGGTACTTTGTATACTTTGTTATTTCAGGTACACTCTTCTCAAACATGTTTTCACTGAATTTTTGTTTATACAACAATTTTCTGACAGAATCAACCGTTTCAATCTCAAAGCTTTTTGAATAAATATTACATGCTTTTGCTCCAATTCCATTCTGACCACCTATTACTCTCTCGGCATTATCATCATAATTAGTTGATGTTAACATATTTCCAAATACAAGCTCCGGAATATACACACCATGTGTATCATGTTTGTAAATATCTACTCCCTCTCCGTCATTATACACAATTACTTTAGTAGGAGTCATGTGAACAGATACCTCCTTCACCTGTTTTACACAATCTCCAGATTCTGACTTCAATCTAATAATATGATCAAGCACATTTACCAGTATTTCGTCGAAAATCTTAAACAATCCTGGTATGTAGTCGATTTCCTTCTTTATCATCTCAGTTTTATTATTATTCAATACCCACAATGATGTCTTGTCTACTTCTATGGACCCGATATACATCCCAGGACGAGCTAAAACATGTTCCATTGGATTCATCTTGACATACTTCTTACTAGAAGATGAAGCGGATTTTGTCATGTTTTTTGACATTGTACTTACGGTTATTTATTTTTCCTTAAAGTAACTTTCAATTTTTTTTTAACGCAGAAAATGCACGATTTATTGTATTTTTGCTTATAGAACGACCACCTTTAAATGAATCAAAATTTTCCATAAACGAATTCAAATTTTGATTATAGCTATTGTATAATGCACGCTTATCTTTTTCATTTAGTTTCATGTAATTTCCACCATTCTGTTTTAACATACTGTTTAACTGATTTTTAGTCATTAAGGAGTTACCACCACCAACAAGCTGGAATGTAGATTTTAAAGCAGGTCTAACAGTTCCTGGTGTAACATCTCCCATGATAGTTGAAGAAGCTTTACATTTTGGAAATGAAGCACTTGGATCGAAAAAGTTTGATGGAAAACTTACACGCCCTCCCATCAACGTATCACCTACAATTGTTCTCTGATTATTGTTCAACGACTGCATGGTCAATTTGAATATGTTATTCGTACCTGTACAATCTTGTCCACCATACATTACATTATGCATGTGATTCACTGCATTATCGTCTTTGAAAGAAAGCTCGTTTTTTAGAAAGTAGTTGTTGAATTTACGCAATATTTGGTCAGTATTATTCATTTTCTTATATTTTTATTAATACATATATTTATTCTCTCTCACATTATTAATATATTTCTTATCAATTTGTAAAGTATGCAGTCTAATGGTAGAATAGATACTTTACATAAAACCAATCTAACATCATACGAGTTTTTTAAAGAAAATAAAGTTAATCCAGCTCATTTTCAAGCAAACGCTGTTCGGTATTTACATACAGATAACGATTTAGCGTCATTATATTTTTCACAAAAAAACATCGATGCTATTCAAAACGGTATAAGATATTCGGTTTTTAAACATACAAATGAAAAACATATCATTTCGAGTCAAAGTGACACAGAATTACAAATCATTATGCGATCTTTTTATTTACAATATGCAAAACATGGATTAGACAATATAGTTCAACAAGTTAAAGAACTTAATGCTAAAGTTTTGAATTTTACTGTTCCACAAATTATTTCGGAACTCAATCAATACATTAATTATTCACATGATATTACTTATTTACCTGTTCCTCTTGAACGAAGCAAAAATATGAGCACAGCTGGAACAAGAGTATTATTCACTAATGAATTGTAAATCACTCATATTTTTTCTGATTATTTATTAAATGTTTGACGCAACCGTTGTTCCCCTTAAAGCCATTTTCGGCACATTTGTATTACTTGCGGTATTTATTGTGCTATTTATTATTATGGTAAGCACATTCAGTATTCCAGAGCCTAAATTTCTTTTAATTCCGTTAGTATCTTCAATTGGTATTGCACTCCTTGGTTCAATACAGAATATTCAAGAAATTGTTAATTTAAAAGAGTCGAACCTTACGGATAGAGAGTTCGCAGTAATCCTTAATACTTGTCCTGAATATTGGATTAAAGACACTGTCAAGGTTAGAAATGGCGACACTAATGACTATACAGATATAAACATATGCAAAAACTATTCCAACAATGAAAAAGGTAACTTACAATTCGCTGGTGGTTCCGGTGAAAAATTCGTTTCAAATTTCAATCCAACTCCAGGGTCATTTGTTGACGAATCTGGAAATGCACTTACTGGCACTATTGGATCGGAACAAAAATTAGATTCGGTCATTTATAAATTAAATAGTGCAATGAAAACCAGTACCACCACCACTGCCGCCGATGGTACCGCCATATGTCCCCCAGCTGCCTCCCCCGCTGCCTCCCCCGCTGCCGAGACATTCACTACAAATGAACCCATTTATTTACATGATATGACCTCCGGTGTTACAAAGAGCAATCCTAATAATGGAGATGATGACAGGAGAGTGACTTTCTATGATCATCCTATTGGGGATCATTCTGAAACTAGTCTTCAAGAAATAACCGGTGGTAAGCATGTGCACTACAAAGGTAGCGTTATTATGCATAACAATGACGATGCAATACATTCCGGTTTGGACATTCAAGGACTTGGTTATCATAACCATTCTTCACATACACTATTAGCAGATAGCTTCCGAAATGATACAAGTTACTCACAAAATTGGATTAATAGAGCACCAGATTCATCTTCGCACCAAGGTGTAGAAATTAATCTTGATCGTTTAAATACCGCAGGAAATATATGTGATCTTGCGAGCCATTTTGTTTGGAATGAAGCCAGAAATGAATGCGCAACAAAAACAAATCCTTAAAAACCTAAATTTAAAAACAAAACGCTCAATCAAATTCTAATGTTGATATATTAGTATGTTTGATCCGTCCATCTTTGAAAACTATAAACAAAATTTAAAATTAAAACAATTTAATCATTATTTTTCAACCATTCAACAAATAAAGAGTACCCTCTTTGATGATAAAAATGTATTAAAAAATGAATTTACAACAACCATTCTTTCAGGACATTCGGGATGTGGTAAATCTACAATTGTAAAATTAATATTTGAAAACAACCTTTATGACATTCTACTTATCTCAGCAGGCTCTTATTCGAATATTATGGATCTTAAAAATAAAATTAAAAACTTTTGCACATTTGACTCGGTGATTTCGTGTTTTTTCATTAAAAAAAAAAAACTTATAATATTTGACGATATTGATATTAATTTGAATAATGATCGTTATTTTGCTACATTTTTAAAAGAACTTTTAAAAAATAAAAAAGAAGATCTTGGATTTGTTGTTCACTGTCCAATTGTATGTGTTGTTAATTCAAATACTAAAAAGATTCAAGACATAAAAGTGCTGTTTCATAATTCTTTCTCTTTTAAAAAACTCTCTTTTAATCAATGTTTTCAAATTATTGACGAATACATTACAAATATCACTTCATCTCATGAAGATGCTTTAATTGATTATATCAAATTAACAAAACTTATAAAAGATAATGATAATGATTTAAGAACTATTTTAAATCATTTACACATCATTTTTGATGATGACGACATAGATCTAACGATATCTTTGAAAAAAAAAGATGCCTTTATTGAAACATCTCCTTTTGAACTAACTCAACTATTGTTAGGAAAAAACGCGTTAAATGACGAATGTATTAAACAAATGATCGTCCGTGATACGAATCAAATTTTAAGCAGCGTTCATGAAAACTATTATAAAAGTCTTGAAAGAAAAACGAAACATGTTGATATAAAAGAACTTAATATCGTTTCCCATATGAGTAAGATATTTTTAGAACATGAATTAATGACAAGTACAATGTTTGAGTACAACGATCCTTTTTTATGGGATATGTCTCTATATAGTAAATTAAAAAGTATAAATCTAGTGTTAAGAGATAATGACAATTATTCATCACCAAAATCCTTAGATTTCTCGCAAATGGTCAACAAACAATCATTAGCACTAAACTTTAACAAAAAAATAGTCAAAATGGAACAAAATATGAATATTAACAAATATATGTGCCTATTTCCATTTATGTATATTTATTGTGTTTTGGGAAATATGGATTCGGAAAATATATGCAAATTAATCACAAAGAATGAATTTGAAATTATTCAAAGATTTATATCCGATTTTATGCCATCTAAAAAAAAAGCATTTACAAAAGTAAAAACATCTTTGATGAAATGATTATTATCATATTATATTTTCTCAATATAAAAATAAAAATAAACTGATGGCAGATTCTAATCCTACACAGAGTCTTGTCACTATTGCAATGATAGTTTTAGTAACCGGTGTTTCCTTGTATGTCATATATCATTTATATAAAATCATTATGAAAACTGATTTACGCACTGTTACTCTTTTAAAAAGTGCAACTACAGTAAATTCATCAACAATTAGTAAAAATATAAACACAGATGTCACAATGCCCGCATTATATAATGGTGCTGAATTCTCGTACTCTGTATGGATGTATATTGAATCATTACAACGAACTACTTCACCTAAGTTAGTGCTTTTAAGTAGTAGTGACGATAGCTTTACGAATGCATCATCGATATTCTATCTTGATCCAGAATACAATCAGTTACATGTTTTAATCAAAACAAACGGAGAAGCCGTTAATACGAATTTACGCACTGATACCCTTCTCGATTTACACAAATACAGAGGATGCGATTTCCTTCGCTTAACCGTTGATTATATTCCCATGCAGCGTTGGGTGAATGTCAACCTTGTTGTTGAAAATGAGTACATTCAACTTTTCGTAGATGGTGAACTTCGTAAGGTTGTTGATATTTCTGACAAAGAATTAATTGAAAAAGCTAATAATGGATTAAGTACGGATAGAACTCAAGGAATTCAATTTTGTGATAACGGAAATGCTTGTTGTAAAATGGATAACATATGCTGTGGTAAACGACTAGTATCTACCACTAATATTGGTAAAAATTTATACATCGGTAGAATTCAAGGTTCTGAAGTTTTCACTGGTTATCTTAGCAAGATTCAGTTTTTCAACTACGCTATTACAGTAGACCATTCAAAGATTGTTTACAAATCAGGACCACTTCATAAAAGCATGCTTAGTAGCATCGGTATACCCATGTATGGTGTGCGTAATCCATTCTTCAAATTAGATACGATAGCTGTTAGTAATGATTCTACAGTTTCCACATAAAAACAAAACTATAATTGTAATATTTTTTCTTTTTAATAAATTAAAATAGTAATATGCAGAATATCAATTCATTTCAGAAAGGAGGTCTGTATTTCATATTTGGTGTATTTTTAAGTCTCATAATAAATTTCATGTTTTTGCCTTATATATTCAGCGATTACTACAAAATGAAAAAAGAGACCACATTTTCTATCAGCGATCTTTCATCTAAAAATAAAGTCGCAGTACCTATTACTAAAGGTATATGTAGTCTTGACAAAGGTCGTGTAGTTATTGATACTTTCGATCCATATCGTGAAATGTATGTAGATCTTCCCCGCTCTACAAATCAACTAGGTGGAGCTCAATTCAGTTATTCTTTCTGGCTTCGTCGTGGTGTTGGAACTGAAGAAATTCTTAAAAACAAAATAATATTCTATCGTGGTGTAGAAATAAAGGATGATGGAAGTGATTTGCAAAAAGGATATGTCTATCAAAGAGGTAGCGGTGATACAGGTAGCTACAGTGGTGATCAAAACATTGAACATAAACAATTCCAACCTGAAAATGTAAACGAATATACCGGTTCCGACATTGAAAAAAATGAAAAACTTAGAAAAGATAAACTCAGAAACAGAGTTGATAAATGCCCGCTTATTCGTTTCGGTCAATCACCCAATTCCATTCGTATTGAATTCAACAGCATAAGAAACCCACATCTATTTGTAGATCTTGATTCCGATGTATTCGGTATGATCAAATCAAGTAAGAAAAATCCGCATTATAATTTAATTACCTTCTCGATTCAAGATAATTTCGATTTCGGCGGTATCGAAAAAGGCATTAAAGTAGATGCCTTTATTGATGATGCTCTTGTCAAAACACAGTCTTTCGAAAAGAACTCTCTTAAAATAAACAATGGACCCATTGTTCTTTTTGCATCAAACAGAGACTTGGATGGTGTAGGAATAGTTGATGCTGATATCGTTGACTTGACCTACTATAATTATGCTCTCAAAACTGAAGAGATTGATAGTATTTATAATAAAGGTTTCAAAGAACAAGTCTGCCAACTTCCGGATTCATGGAGAAGTAAGAAACTTAACAACAACTACCGTAAAATTAATCTTTACAACGAAACAAAGCAAATTTAAGTCTACTATAATTGCTTACGAACAAATACGTTTTCCTAATTTTTTTCAAATTCATATAATAATATAAAGAGTATCATTGTATATGGAAATTAATCAGCTTCATTATATTAAATGGTTGCCTAATGATATAATATGTGATATTTACATGCATTTAACAAAACTTAACCATGTTAGTAATTTACTTAAAAATGAACTCGTTGATACCGTTAAACTATTGAACAAATTGAATGACAATTTAACATACGACAATTTATTTATTTATAAACAATTGTTACTGTTTTACTCTTTAAAAAAACAAAAAAATAATAATTATCACAACAAATATAAATATATCTTTCACATTTATAAAAATGGCGTATTTTACATTGATATTCATACCAATACATTTTCTAATTGTATATTGAAAAAAAAAATATTTGACATTTGGCTCAGAAAATTGAGTTTTCAAGATCGTTTACATTTTTTGTCTTTTTTTGATAGTTACAATTCTATTTACAACAACTAAACATTTTAAACAGTCTTCCTTTAAAGCTTTTGAAAAGTTTTCCTTTCGATGTGAATATTATAGTATCAATAATCTGAGAACCTGTATTGTCTATAATGTAAATCATATTACTCTTGTCATCTTCTGACATGTTTGAATTCTCAATATGCTTACTAATCACCTTCATTACTAGTATTCTTTTTTCCAAACCATTCAAAGATTTATACTTTTCTACAATCTCCATAAGTTTGATTATTGTTATAACTATATTATCAATTCCTATTTCGTCGTTCACTATTTCCTTTTTTATTTTAGACAGTGCATCTTCAAAAAATGACAGTTTGACATTTTCTTTTTCTACATTATTCGCAGTTTGCTTCACAGAATTGTTTAGTTTTTTTATTATATTATCGGCCATATTTATTTAGATTTGTTTAGATTTTTTTGTTCATCTAAAAATATGCAAAGTTTGATAATTTCCGTTACTATCTTTCTTTTTAAATTTTATTTTATCGTTTTCTATATCAATTCGCATATCACTATCTTGCAATGGAATACTGTAATATGATGTTATTCTATCATAGTTTTCTGTAACAGATAAATCCAAATTTGATAGTTGAATACTAGTATCACTTATGGAGTTGTCTAATTCATAGACATGTGTGTTCAAAATACTGAAATTCGTACTCAAAGTATTGAACACTTGCGTCGAAACAAAATTTAAGTTACCTGTACTACCTATTTGCCCTTCTACCAAAGTTATTCTATCTAACGATGCTGTTACGGAACTATTAATAGAATTAATAGAATTCACAGTGTCGTTATCGGAAGTACTTAATGAAACTTCTAAAGTACTCAAGTTGATCGATAAGAATTCTTGAGAAATACTCAATGATTCGGCTAAACTTGTAGTGGTGTTCAAATTTGACTGAGTTGATAACGAAATGTCTAATGTCGATGAAATATTTGTGCTTAACAATGTTGCTGTTGACTCTAAAGTTGATATATTAGTATCAATGCTTGGTAATGTAGTCAATTTAAAATCTCTATCCCATTCTAATGTCTTAAAATGATTAAAATCATTACTTAGAGTATAAAGGGTATTTGCTGTACTTAGTATATCAGTATAATTTTGATTAGCTAAAGTAGATACATTATCCACTAATGATATATTTGCAGTTAAACTATTGCTTAAAGAATGTATGTAACCTGATGAATCGTTACTGAAAGTGGTAAGAGAATCTGATAACTGCGTATTCAAAGCTGAATGCATGTCATGATTATTTTGTTCATTTTCTATTTGTGATGACAATGCAACGCTTAATAATTCGATTTTATTAGGTAAAATTGTAAAGACATTTGATGCAATAGTTTCTTGCTCGAACCCTGACCCCCCTTCTAATGAAGCAAGTCTTTCTGAAAAAGCATTAATGTTCGAATGAGAATACGCATTTAATACATTATACTCTTCAGTAATATGACTGTCAAAACTAGTCATATATTGAGTTAAATCCCCTCGTATACCTGTCGGCTCTGTATCCGAAAGTCCCCATAGTGAATGTTCAATGGCCGTTATTTTAGAAATATTACTATCGACATTGCTATGAAGATAATTGAAATGAATAATATGCTGATCTAAACTATTGGTCATTTGGGAAATACTTGTAGTTGCCTGACTTAATGTTGAATTTGTTACCCCTAAATTTGATGTTAAACTTACTACATTAGCTATCGTAAATTCCTCATGTGAATCAAACTCACTCTTTAAATTAGATAATGTCCCTTTCACTCCAGATGTATTTTCATCCGTTATTCCCCATAACGAGTTTTGTAATTCTGTTATTTTATCATTATTAGAATCTACATTTAATTTTAAATAGCCATAATCGGTTTTATGTGTTAGTAGATCAATAGATGTACTAAGTAAGTTTGATTTGGTATCATTTATATCCGTTTTTATTTCTAAAATATCATCAACTGTGTTTGATTGTTGTATTTCTAATTTAATAATTCTATCACGATTCTCCGTGATACTCAAATTTGTTGTATCTATTGCACTATTTGTACTGAGAACATAATTACTAAAATCTTCCGTTAGATTTGATAGATTGTAGGTTATACCAAGTGGTTCGTTATCGTATCCCCATAATGATCTCTCAATCACATTAATACGATAGCTTTGACTATCTACCCCTCCTGATGAATCAACCATCGTATGTAAATTTTGAAACTGTGTTTTTAATAAACTCAATGAACCATCTAATGTACTTACATTAGATGTCATATAAAGTATATCTTCGTTTATATTAGACACTTCGTAATCTATACGTGTATTTAATGTAGATGTGGTTGTGCTTATACTAGTATTTAATGTAGATGTGGTTGTGCTTATACTAGTATTTAATGTAGATGTGGTTGTGCTTATACTAGTATTTAATGTATTCACTTGATTTTCCACAACAATAGTTAGTTCGCTTTCAATATTACTTAATGTATTGTATATATCTACATTGTTTAGATCATAGTCATGACGGTTTCCATCCACTAAAACTTCCAAAAGATTTATATCATTTGAAAGTGTACTCAATGCATTATTTACACCTGTTGACGGATGATACAAGGATGTGCTTAATGCAATGCTTAGTGTTTGTATGGAGCTAGAATTTGTACTTATGTTGCTATCAATTATTTCTGTATCTACCACAATTGAATTGATTTCGGTAGTAATGCTAATTATTTGATCATGAACACATGATGATGTATATGCGCTTGAATCATCATGATCATCAAATGAACTTTGTAATGTCAGAATCCCTTTTTGGTTCGCTGTTGCATCTGGTAAAGCTCCCCATGTAGCTGTACCACTTGTATCACCTGCTTTCAAAAAACAAGTGTTGTTATTCATAGAATCTATAGGTATGTCAACATCATATAATATCAGTTCATTCGTTTTTATACTTGTTAGATCGGTAATGACACCTCCATTTATATCTACGTTGGAGCGTGACATTGTAGCCATATCTAACAGTCCTAAGTTATCACGAGCTTGTGTTCTATTCGCTTCGGACTCAAATTCTGATAAATTGTTATCAACCTTTATATACATATCATCATTAATAGAAGGAACATCTGATAAATCATAATAGCTTCCCGTCCATGCAACCTTTACTAAATTCAAGTTAGACCTTGTTTGTTCAATTCCATTTGAGTACCCTCCTATTTCATACAAAAAATTGTCTGCACGCAAAAACCCTACGTCATCCACGAAATACGCAAGGTTGTTTGGTGAATCAAATATGGCATTATGTGTCACATGCAAATTAGATAATAATAATGCTCTGTCATTAATATTCAGATCTTTGTATTCACTTAACAAATTGGTGGTCTTTAAACGTGATTCAACTAACTCTGTTGTTGAATCTGCGAAGCCATCATTAAAACTCTTTATTGTTTTTAAACTAGCAACCACTGTATCATCAAAAGTTGTATCAAATTCATAATCATTGGTAAGACGAACTGTACCTTTCTCGGTCGCTGTAGCATCTGGTAAACTTTCCCAAGTTCCTTTGCCTGAAGCATCACATCTTAAGAATTGACCACTTTCATGTGTTGTTTGATCCAATATGAATTCGTTATTTAACCGAAGTCTTCCAGTCTCTATACCATCATCGTTTATTGTCACACCTTGGAAGCCAAGGTTTGATCTAGCAATCTCTGCATCAGGTAAATCGGATAAATTGCGAGTTATTTGTAAATAATAGTTGTCAATGATTAAATTACCTAATGTTATCTCCATAGTGTTCATTGTTTCAGAAATATTTTGATATACAGTGTTTAATAATGCCATACTTGGTGGTCTCTTTCTGGCATCAATATCAATATCGATATCCTCTATATCGTTACCTAATTCAATGCTTCGGATTTCCTTTGTATTTGGATCGATATATACCATATTATTTGATGAGACGAAATCTGTATTATAAGTGATCTTATCATTAATGATAACCTCATTTATTTGAGCACTTTCATTTACTTGCAAATTACTCATCACTATGTTTGTCATCTGCAAATAACCATTCAGATTATCGTCTACATCACCAAATGTGAAATTGATTCCTAAGTTACTTAACGCAACAACCCTATCCGTGATTCCACTCAGATTATCCTCATTTCGCATAAAATTATTACATGTCCATTCCTGAGACGCATAAGGCACATTGTTTATGAAACTACTTATATTTGTATTTAAGTCCGATAACTCTAAAGCCGACCATTTCGCAACTCCGTCAGAATCCGCAGTCAAAATGTATCCCGTATCAAATGGTTCGATTTGAGTCAAACGAAAATAGTCAACTGATACAGAGCCACCCTTAATGTCCACATTGTTCGGATCCACTATGTCTCTTGATATTCCTAAGTTATCACGAGCTTTCTCAATATCATCCACATCACCTAAATTATTAGTGGTTAATAAATAGGTAGCAGGCATTTTTCTTATGATTACTAAATAGTAATATTATATAAATTTTATTTTTTAGGAAGTTGGTCTTAATCTCTCAGATATAAAATCAATATCCGTATATTCTAACGACTTGTCGTAAATGAGGACGGTGTATATCTCACCGTTCCAATACCATTGTTTACCCGACGTGTCGCTATTAATCCACACACCTATATAGTTGTTAATATCTAAAGATTGTCGTATTGCTGTATTAACATTTGTATTCGTTGATTGTTGTTGACCATTAATACCATCAACATATGCGTATATTTCACGATCTACGTAACCGTCTACACGAGTTCCACATACGTTTATAAGTACTTGTTCTGGTCTGTAATATCCTTCAGTTAAATCAGCACCATTCCCACGATGCCAAATACTATTATAAAATGTAGAATTGTTTACCCTTATGCAATTTCCTTGAAAATTATTATAAGCATACGCTTTTCCCGAATAAACTAATGTTCCATTTATGTTTCCTCTACTGTCTATTTTGCTCTCTCCATGATCGAGTATCATAGTATATGGATCGTCTCCATATGGTACTGTGCCATTCGGTAATTCAAAATATCCATCTGGACCCAACACGACCCTCTTGTTCGTATAATCGAACGTCACCGTACCAAAAGCTGTAGCATGGTTACCGTTTGTGCTCTGGTCATACCATGTCACCACATTCGCTATATCCGTTCCTATCCATTCATAGTACTCAGTTAAAACACCATTCGTGTCAAATGTCACATCTAACTCACCACTGTCGGATGATCTTTTAATTCGGATATGGGGTCCTGTGTACTCTGTGTATAAATGTTTGACAGCATATCCACCTCTGAGATGTGTATAGTCGCTTTCGTAATTGGTATATATATGGTTATTATCCAATAATCCTACATACGGTGCTATTTCTGTTGTAGTGCTTTCTATATTGTCTTCATTCACACCTATACCATCATATACCGTAGTCAAACTATATACATCAGGATATACAGCGTTGAAGTACGTATCAGTAACAGTTGTTTTATTTATATTATTGTCTTTGGAAATCACTGTGAGCTTGACAACAATATTTGTCGATGTTTTCTCTGTAATCGTGACATTTGTTATTCCGTCTTGAATAGTCACTGCAAACGATTCATCTGTAATGCTTTGAATGGTACCAGTGACTACATATTCCCCTGAATAAATTGTTGTGATTCGTTTAGAATCAGAATAAGTATCGTCGGTATAAGTTTCAACTACTGTTACAGTTGTATTAATTGTATCGGTTGTAGTCACTTTAGTTTTTACAAGTTCTAATAGAGAGTTGTACTCTCTAACTTCTACGGAAGTTATTCCAGCGCTAACCGTTTGCTCGGTATACTCTTCAACTAGGTTGATCATATTAGATTCAAAGAAATCGGTCCCTAAATAAGTTGTTGTGACTACGGACACGTTATTAGAAGGATGTATATGATACACAGTAACCAAATTTACCGTCGTCACACCACTTACTGTTTCAGGTGCACTATAATTAGAGGTTACCAACAATGTATCGCTTTCATCATACAGTTCTGTGAAGTAGTTTTCTTTATCGGGGTATGTAACTGTAAGAAGCACATTACTAGTTTCGAAATCAGGAGC